GTACATGGTCTGAATAGCTGCACCATGTGCGTAATGAAGATCATTTCCTTCGTCATCAGGAGAGATGGTTACCAGAGTTTCAGGAGAGAGCTTTGATAGGATTTCCATAAGTTCTGCAACAGTCATCATTTCTACCAATTCACCTCTACAAGGTACCTTCCAGCAGGAATCTTTCCTATATTGAACAGGTACTGCATTATTGATTCACAATTTGGCTCATTGAGATTCTGCATAAAAGGGTACTTCTCCAAGTCGTACAAATCCCCACCAGCAAGCCAGTTGTCAAAGTCTGCGTCAATATCATCGACAATCCACTCAGATTCGTCAATTTCAAACTTCACTGAGTAATCCTGAGCTGGAAAATCCTCACCCTTATGCAAGTCCCATTCCCTATTCAGGAATTGATTGGCAAATTCCTGAAGATCATGTGACCAGATAACTGCATATCCACAGCTCATCTTGAGTTCCATTAAATATCACGCCAGATGAAGGACTTCTTCAGGTGAGGACCGGAAAGAAGCATAACGCGCTGACGAGTAGGCTTTGCCTTGACTGGTGCTGGCTGTCCAACTCGGCTACTACTGTTCGGCTTGCTCATTGTCATTCTCCTCTGGGAAAGTGGTGTACAGGAGTTCTCCGGAAACTACGGCAATCTGGTCCGCACAGTCTGACCAACCCTCTTCGTAATATGATTGGGCAAGAAGGTAGAGGTCTCTGCGAAATTCAGGTGTATCCACTGCTTCAAAAGTATTGGGAAGCTCTGTCTCATTAAATAGTTTAAGAGAAGGCATTCCTCTGAACGTATACTTACTCACTGAAATGGCTCCTCAGGGAAGCCCTGGAAACTGCCAGGAGCAATCTCACTAAGCTGCTTGAGTAGCTCAGTAGCCAGTTCCCTGATCTCAGCATCGGCATGGACACTGTAACGCTTGTGCAGCATATCGCGCCAAGCACGCATGTTACCAGTTACAACAATCTTGGTCTCCATTCCCGAAGGCAGGTAGAACCTTGCTGCTTCCCTTGCCTGCTTCCTAGTCTTACCCTCAGCAAGCAGATTGTCAACTGCAATCTGGTACTCCCAGCCAGCGTTGGTCTCTGAAATGGGACCAGCTTCAATATCATCCGCATGGTTCTCACGAATAGCAGGTGGAACAACAAAGTAAGCATCCTGCATGTCCACATACCGCTGAGACAACTCACTGAAGCTCAGATGACGGTGCCTAATCAACTCATGTGTACAGTTTCGGCTGATACCTTGAATGTAGAAGGTAGCAGAAGCATGTTCCAGAACAGAGAAGTGTTCCTGGTTGATAATGTTGTTCAGATAACCATTGTCTGTCTTAGTCTCAGGATTAGGCATTTCCCAAGACTGGTAGCAAGCGCGACCAGCAAAATGGGCTAGGGTATCAGCATCGAAATTCCGGTCTTCCCAGTGATAGAACTGGTCACGATTATTGAACTGCTTGCCAAACTGGGTATCCAGCAGATCCCGAGGAATATCGTGCATTTCCGTGCTTGCAATCAGCGTTACCTTCACTTGTTACTTCACCTTTTCGTAGTTGTCAAGGAAATCGGACTTCTTTACAGATACCAGTTCATTTCGTTCACCGCGAAGGTGGACAATGTTATTAACCCTGTCAACACTGTCCACCGTATACAGCTGCCTAATCATCTTGTGACGATAACGATCACCGCGAGTGATCACAATAACTCCTAAGTGTTGTACTTGTCGTTCCGTCCCTCAAGACTACTACGGGAAGTTCTACGAGTCAACTCTCTGGATACTGCCTTACCACAGGATTCTAAGTGGTTATATATAGCCTTAATCTGATCAGCAAAAGACTCAGAAACTATGAGAGCATAGTCCATCTCTTGAACTTCAGGTTCCAGGGCAACCAGAGCCTTCGTTTCAGAAACAGTCTTCGCTTTCTTTTGAACTGTGTACTTATCTGTAACAGCCTGTAGTTTACGGGTAGACATTCTAACATCAATAACAGCAACTGCCACCTGATATCCGGCATACCCGGTCCAGCTAGTAAACTCACTGAGCAATTCCATCAATTCTCGGTCAGGAAGGTCTGCTAATCCTGCCGGAAGTTCTGGCTGGCCTTCCAATGGTCTCTGAGGTGCTCTCAGTCCCACTTGGTCTAACTTCTGCTGAGGTGTCCCCCAACCGCTCTGCACTGGACTTCTCTGCGCCATAACTCTCACAATCTTTACAACTAGAACCAGTAGAACATTCTGGTGGAGACATAGTGTTGTCAAGCGCCCCAATAATGAAATAGGCTTGTGTAAACAAGCTATCGCAGAAATTAGGATCGAACTTGACTACGAATTCCTTGACTCCCTGGTTGAACTTTGCTTCATAAATGAAGATGATCTGAGTATAGGGAAGTCCCATAAGATCACACAGTCGTAGATAAAGCTGTCCCTGACGAAGATGGGAAGGGAAAGGTTCCTTTATATCCTTCCAGAGACCCTGAAGGTCGATCTTCTGACCATCTGTATTGGCCTTGTAGATATCAGGTGCCTCTATTCTAACCGTACCAGCACCCACGGACTTAATTTCGATAAGAGCGTCCAGATGTGGAACAGCACCATCTGCATGACCTGCAATAAGATACTGTTCTGCCCGCAAAGGAACCTCGGCATATGTATAGCCTACACGGCTCTTGCATGAGGGACAGCGCTCATCATAATAGAAATTGTTCTTGACTGTATAGTCGCATTCCATACAGTTCCAGTTACCCCAGAGAACTCCCATGGCTTCCAGTCGGGACTGCCACTTGGTGTGGATCATGTGTCCCTCATCAAAGATGTTGAGGAGCTGGACACCTATATTCTCAGGTGCCTTCAGATAGGGGTTGTCTGCCTCTCTGCAAGCCTTGATGCGAAGGTAGGTACTTCTGGGACACCAGCCTGTCTTGGCCATCTCAGAAGGGTGTATGATGTCCTGTCGTCTATTAGAAGGACGAGAATGTGCCTTTATCATATGCTGCTGAATACTTCCAAGAAGAATAGTATCCTTTGCTGCATTTGCATAGTTGGCCATGCGTCCAGTTAGTTTCGGTCCCCAGCCACTGCTGATTGCTGCCAAAGCTTTCGTTCCTTTCTCAGTTTCGCACGTTCTTCCGGACTCATTCCACCCCATACTCCATAGCGCTCATTGTTCGTCATTGCGAACTCCAAGCAGCTTTCCAGTAAAGGACAGGGCTTTCCGTCATACGTACCTAAGCAAATGTTCTTTGCATCTTCTGTCTCACTATAGTCAGGTTCATCCTCTGAATCCGAATCACTATACCAAGGGTCGTTTCCTCTTGTTGCAGGAAAGGACACACACTTGGCCTGTCTATTAGGATCATCGCTGAACCATGCGGGTGCAACACTACGTAGTTTCATTACCACTAAAGCCAACCTTTTCGCGTAGTTCAAGATAGTCATCCTTGGACATGATTACCCAAGAATTACCACTGGTCTTGAACTCTACCATAAAGATCGGAATTCGTCCATCCATAAGCGCTTGGTTATAGTTCTTCTCTAGTTCCGCATCCTTTAGTGGGTACGATTTGGCCGAAGTTATCTTTAATTCGAATAGTTCGTCCTCTGTCCGTACATCACTCTTTCTAATCCATCCATTTCCTGAGCCAGAATTGACAGATCCGCCAAGCTCCTTAGCAAGGCGGATCTCCTGTCTCTGGCTGTCTTTGGTATCAGCCATGTGTTCCTTAAGAAATAGTAATAAAGTCGTGGGTTTTTACATCCACATTAACAGCCTCATAGTCATACGTACCAGCAGTACAGTCACAACCACCGGCACCACAAAAACGCTCTAGCTGAATACGAACCTCCTTGTTCATGTCTTCCTTCTCCAGCAGAGCAATCAACTGATGTACCAGCATTTCTTTTCCTCTCTGCGTGTCCAATAAGGCTCCGGATTCCTCCGGAACCATACAAGCTACTCAGCCTCAGTAAACTCGTCCGCAACAACAGTCTTCTTACGGAAAACCAGTCGGAACGTGTCCTTGATAACACCCACACCAAATCGCAGACCACTCATGATAGGCCACAGCGAAATAGCCAGTGAACGGTACCAGATACAAAGCAGAAGTCCTAGGTCATTACCAAACTTCTCTCGGTAGTCATCCATACTCATACCACGCTCCATTACAAAGTCAGCAGTGTGAGCCATTCCAATAGCGTAGAAAATACATGCGATAACCACGCCAGCAATCTCCCAGCCGTTCATTTCCTTCTCCTCTTCTAAGTGACCAGCAAGACCAGGGGACTTTCCGATATGCCTAAACGCTACGGCAGTACCCCTGACCAAGCTAGTTACTCAGCTGTTGAACCACTTGTATGCAACTGTAATGATTGCGTCAGCATACTTTCGATCAAGTTCCTGAACCTCAGGGGAAAGATCACCAAAAGGAATCAGTGACTTGTGATCCGGACGAATCGGGTTCTTCCATACGGACCAGGCATCATGCACATCCCTCAGCGTGGTATTCACACCCTGAACCAGAACCAGCAGAGAATACAGATCAAGAAGATCCTCATCAATTCCTGGTAGTTCCTTCCGTAGCATATCCCGTACCTGGTTTACATAGTTAGTCACTTAACAGCCTCCCACTTGTGAATGGTGTCGCCCTCTAAAAGGACCTTGTAGCTTGCGTTCAGCTCCCGAAGGTACACTACCATGCCCTCTGCCTTCCAGCCAAGCATAGCCTTTGAGCCGTGCTTGGTCAAGTCATCCCGAAGTGCAGGTAGATCAAGATCATAGAATGATCCAGCAAACAGAGTAGGAACGATGTACAGATTGGGAACAGTAGAGAGTGCCTCAGTAGGATGAAGGATCTCGTTCCAACGAGGGGCATTGAAGAGACTGAATCGCTTCTCTTTCAGACCATACCCGCGCTGAATTCCAGAACCCCACCACTCACCGTAATGGTCACCAGGACCAAGGATGTCAATAAGTTCTGCCGCATTCTCGTCAACCCACTTAGCAAATCCGAAATTGTCACCTTGCTTGGTCGGCTGAAGGAAACGACTACGAGATTGCGCCCATACCACGTATCCATCTAGGATACCCAGACAATCAGTGCGGTCGATCTCATCATATGCTGGACGAATACGAATACAGGAATTGGAACCATCAATCTTCTCAGTGACAGTTGCACGCTCCTTGCTCATGCGTGGGATACTGGGCCACTTCTGAAATTCCATTGTGGTATATACCTCCGATTTAGTAGCTGTTCAGTGCAGACAGTGCAATGGCTCCATCAATAGGATTCAGATGTCCTCTGCGAATACCCTGATGAATGGATACCCTCAGGCTGTCAATGTCCTCTTGACTAAGGTCAAGGTATAAAAGAATATCCAGAGCATTCTCAGCCTCTTGTACTGCATACTCATAGTTCATTTAGTACTCCAGATTAGTAGTGTCTTACTGTGGTGTCAAGTATGGTGCCAGAATCACTGTAAGATCAGCAGTTGATCCCAGAGTGTGGGGAATCTGTACACCCTTTGTTGTTCTGGTCAGATTGGTGATGCGTTCTTCAACAATATAAGTGAAGCCTTGTGGAAACAGCTCAGTATTGTCTGTGCAAGGCAGAGTAATGCTGAATGTTCCTGGACCACTGCTGTTAGGAGATCCTCCCAGAGTTCCAGGAAGTACAGCTTCTATTGGAGGAACTGTCAGGAATTGTGCGTCGACTCCATCTGACAGAACAGGGAGAGACGGAATGAATGTAACTGTACCCGTCTCTCCTGCTCCAGAGATAAAGTTTATGTACCGACCAGTAACCACAATAGTTCTTGCGCCTGTTATGCTCATGCTTTTCTCTTCTCTAAAAACTCTCCGAGCCAGCTCGTTACAGCATTTAACTCAGCGTATGAATATTTATCTTTAATAATATTAGCTCTTAAACTAATAACTGCAATGTTACCTGGAATATAGCCTAGCTCAGGTATTACCTTATCCAGGGATGGTGAACTGTCTCCCTGTTTGCCCTCGTTATGCCGCAGTTTTATGCCTAAAATAGGACATGTTTTTGGAACTATAATATCGGACACAGCTATAGTGAAAGGTGTACCTTCCCTTGTGGCTCTCTGCTTAGCAGATTTGTAAAGTCTAAGCTCTGAAGACATTTCCCTATGCCGCTTTACCGCTTCAGGGCGGGCGCAGTACTTACATCTACTGGCCCGCCCAAAAGGAGCACCAAGCCGCTTATGAAATTCTTCAAGAGATTTTATATCTTTACAGCCAGTACATTTTCTGTAACCATCTGGCCATGAATCAAACTCTTCTTGAGAAAAGACAAAACGATTAGGCATAGACTAGTCCTTTGCGGTAGCTCTTTCAAGAGTCGCATCAGCGATCTCTTTCTGTAGCTCAATGTTACCGCGAAGGTCTTCCACCATTGAATCTCTACCCTGCCACTTGAACTCTTCGTTGTCAAGTGAGGTGTAGTTGAACCATGCGCCTGCTCTCCTGATGACCTTGAATACAACAGCCATGGTGATAGTATCACGAAGCATGTCATAGTCACCAGGCTTGAATCCCTTGGCACTGTTCTCAAAGTACATGTCAGCAACAGCAGTCTTCTGTGGTGCCCCAGCCTTGTTCTTGGTGATCAAGTACTTGACTGTCTGTCCTACCTTGACCTTGCCCAGACCATCAACAGACTCTTCAATCCAGTCATCTCTGCCGATCTTCACACGCTGGTAGAACTGATAGTTCTTTGCCTTTCCACCAGGCTCCGTAGTAGGGGTTCCGTAAGGGGAAAAGCCACCGATCTTATCGCGGAACTGATTGATGAAGAATCCTACGTAAGGACGGTCATCACTATAGGTATCAGGAATCTTACGGAAGAACTGTCCTACTCGTCTTGCTCCGCCACCAACAGTAAATCCGTCCATTTCCTTATCCGATTCATCACTTGCAATCAGCGCAGGATATGAATCAAGAACAATGGCATCAAAGACATTCTCACGTCCTGCATCAAGGATCTCCTGAAAACAGAGTTCCATATTGTTGTGCTCGAATACTTCTACTCTGTTGTTGTCAACACCATGAGCTTCTGCCCATTCAGGGTTGTAGGGTTCAGATGCTACCCAGAATGCAGAATAGTTCTTGTCCTTCGCCTGATTGACTGCAATAGTATGCAGAACAGTCGTAGTCTTGCTGGCACTGGATTCCCCGACTATCTCAATCCATCTGTTAGTAGGCCAACCTCCACCTAAAGCCACATCTAGAGACAGAATTCCAGAAGTCTGGCGTGGTGGAACATAGATTTCACTGGCACTGATAAGAGGCTTCAAGCCCTTCTTTACAAGAGCCTTGTTCTGCTTTTCCCTGAATAACTTTAACTTCTGTGCCTGGTCTTCCATACATCTCCCATAAATAGAGGAAGGGACTGATAGATGTTGAGTCTATCAGTCCCTTCCGACACTGTCTAGTCCTGCGAATCAAAGTACTCTTGTGCGTTCTTCTTGAAAATTGCTGTAGATTTTGCTTCCTTCCAGTACTCGACGTGAATCAACACAACAAGTACTACGGAAAGCACAGTAGCCACATAACTTGAGAGCGCATACAGTGAGGTATACGCACCAGTCTGCACAACCTGGTGATCCCAGTAGGCTGCCGCAGTGGGATAGACAATAGTACGGAACCAAAGCATGAACCTAGTCATTACTACCACCCGTCTCAGCCCAGATACCTGACACAAGCGCCATGGCTACCAGAAAGCCCACTACACTCCAGGAGTATGTGCTCGAACCCTTACTAAGGCTCATTACGATACCGAATCCTGCCCCTGAAGCAGAGACGCGGGAGATAAAACGTAGTGTTGAAACCTTGATGCCCCTTGCTGCCTTCATTAGCGGCATACCACCTTGTCTCTGCGGTTACGGTCAATCTTCTTGAGTGTCTTACTACTGGGCTTTTCATACCAGTAGTTGTTGAACTCTACCCGACCAGTCGTATTCGACTTTACCGAGTTGCACCAGATGTGCGACAGCTGTAGATTTTCCATATCATCACTGCCTCCCCTGGAAACAGGCTTGATATGATCTACATTGCAGTCACGGATATCCGCAAATCTGAAACAGATCTGACAGATACCTTCATCCCTCAGATACAGTTCATGCAGAACCCGCATTCCCATACCATGATGGCCGGTCACTTCTTCCTCCTACACTAGGTCTACTGTTTCACAACCTCCATCAGCAGAGCAAGCCAGTGTCTGTGACCCTACAGTCTGGTCGTACAGTTCATACCAACTCAGCTCTTCCCAAGGGAGATCGTCTGGCATCTGCGATACTAGTTCCTCATACTGTGCCTTGTCAACACTCTCGTAAGGAGCCTGCTGATAGACATGATCGGAGTACGGAAGGAAGGCTACACCAGACAGTTCATCAAAGTGTTCCCAGACCCATGCTGCTGTAGGCAGCCATTCGTTCTCCTGAACAGTTATCGTAACAGAGGGCTTGTGCTCTGTCCAGTGACGCTGATAGGTAAGCCAGAGATCCAAGTGATCTACTGCTCCCAGATCCTTGCGTGTCAGTGCGCCTTCTGGTGCCTTGACTGGGAAGGAGAATACCATAGTCGCATCCGGATTGGTTACGTCATCCTCATGTGGGACTCCGAAGTCAACCATAAGACGAGTAAGAGGGTCCTTCTTATCAGCTCTGACTCTGCGAATGTAGTAGTCATCATGCCAAGGATGCATTCCACTTGCCACATTTGCAAGCTGAGAAGTAGTTCCTTCAGGTTTTACACAGGTTACTGCCGCAGAAGGATTGATACCCATCTGCTGAGACATACTTCTATTGGTAACGACTGCTTGTTCGCGCAGTTTGTCTAGCCATTCCTCCAATAGCTCCTGTCCTGCACTACCATTCAGTACAGGATGGCCCAGTTGTCCGGTCATGGATACACCTAGAAGTCTTTCTGCTTCCGTATTCTCCTTCCAGATAGGGCGGAGATAGCTGAAGTCAGTAAGAGTAGACTGCCAGGTTCCAAAGGCAGTTGCAGCAACTACTTTGTCCATCAAATCGCGGAGAGTATCTTCTGCCTGGACAATTACTGTGGAAAGGTTGCAGAACTGATAAGGTCTGAGAATAATTTCGGAGCAAGGATTTGTTCCATAATCGATATCGGAACTTCTACGTCCATACTTACTGGCCTGATTTCTTGAAGCCTCTCGGTTGAAGATACCTCTCTCACCAGACTTGGAATCATAGATATTTCTCCACTCCTCCATGAACTCAGACTGTGAGGGACGACTATTGTACACTGCGGAAATGTTACAGAGTGCTCTGTATCCATGGTCCTTCCACCATTCTCCTGACTTTGCATTTGCCAGCTCCTTGTCATCGAAATCAGTCAGCCCAATCAAAGCAGCACGTCTGACTCCGCCAACAACTACAACGCTGGCAATCTTGCATACGATGTCAAAGACCTCAAGAGATGTCAACTGACGTCCTTGTGCAGCATTGAACTTGTCAGAGACGAAAACAAACAGATCTTCCAAGGGTTCCGGCCCGCTAGAACGTCCCCCAAACGTCTTTAAACGGCTGCCTGCGGGACGAACAGCGCTGGTATCCCACTCCGGGTAGAAACCCTTGTACAAGGACGTTACAAGCTCTCTCAGAGCCTTGGCCCAACCCTCTTTGGAATCCTCTACAGTAATAATTCCATGGTCTCCGGAATACCATGTCTTTTCTACAATAGGTAGTTTCTCTACATACATATTCTCTACAGAGAAACCTACTCCTGTTCCATTCATAAGAATATAAAGTAATTCGTCAAATGCTTCTACGCTATCCATAGGAAGATAGCTGCAATTGTAACCAGCAATGTGGCTACGTTCCAGTGCTGGACCAGCAGTCATCAGAGCACGCATGGAGCCAAGTGCCTCCAGGTTTACAAACTTCTCCCTTAGAAAAGGGAGAGCGCCCTTAGCGTCTACCTTGTAGTTGTCCTCAATATGCTGTGCCATGTAATTCAGGTAACGATCTGTGCTCTCTTCCCAGGATTCTCTACGTTGCTTAGCATCATCCCAGCGGGCGTATCTACTAATTGCGATAAAGGATTGATAGGGGCTCATCTTTACTGTCATAGAATAAAACTCCGCTGGGATAGTAATTATAGATTCGTAATGTGCTGTCCGCCACCAGCATTCAACAATGCAATGGAGGCAGTAAGAGAAGAGGTTTCTCCGGTCTGTCTAGCAGGTGCCGCAGGAGTTCCATTGTCATCAGCAAGACTTGGAAGACCATAGGTTGACTGCTCAAATCTTGGATGGTATCCGCATTCACCACAAGCTACTGCAAAGTTTCCGTGCTGCATGTATCTGTCACTGTTGCAGCCTGGACATCTGCCACCCTGCTTCAGACGAATATTGGAAGCTGGTTTATAGTCATCCTGTTGCGGGATATTTTGCTGCTGTGGTTGCGGAACAGGGGTACTGACTGGATTATATAACCCGTATAAGTCTCTGGAAGGTGGTGCCGTTTGCTGTGTAGGCTCCCCACTGATCTTATTCGCCCAAAATGACATCTTGTTCTCCGTATTTTATTAGACCTTTTTGTAGCATATGGGATACGACTGCTGCTGCCACTACATTTCCCATATTCACATTGTTTATTCTGAATTTCATCTGGTCTTCCTCATGCATCTCCGCAAAGGTAGGATCACCACTGATAATGGCAGAGGAAGCTGTCTGTGCAGCTATATAGCACAGCAAAGGAAAGTCCCATCCGAATGGAACCAAGGCATGCTTGCGTTCCCACATCTCTTTGGCCTCTGCTTCCAGTACGTCTGTACTAGCAGGATTCTGGCCGAAGCGAATGGGTTCGTCACGCATCTTGTAGGGACCTATCATATCCCACATCATTGAGCGGGATAACTCTATGGTGAGCTGCTGTACCGGATCAATCTCTGGTACAGCAGACACCTCTTCAAATGGATCTATCACTTATGCTTACTTCTCTTTTCCCCACACACTGTACACTTCTTCTTTCCGTGCTCACCGGGATCAAATGTATGGCCATCTTCTGTACCATACATTTCCTTGTTGGCGTCTCGTCTTGCCTTTTCCAAATGGTCATCAATGTCAGACATATCTATTCCTTAGCTTCCGACCAACGGTTTACAAGCATAGCCTCTGCTTCCAGAGGGACCTTCAAAAGCTTCTGCATCTCTGGTCCTGCCATCGCGTCTTCCAAGTATAGCTTAGCTTCCTCGGCCCTGTAATTGGGTGCTTGAAGTACCAACTCATCATGCACAGAGAGTACAAGATGAATCCAATCCTTCTCCTCGTACCCCTTATTCGACTCCTTAATAGTGTTATACACACGTACCATAGCCATCTTGATTAGACCAGCCGCACTACCCTGGATAAGGCTGTTGAAGATCTGCCGTTCTCCACCACCACGAATACCCCAGCGCTGATCATTCAAGTCCCACACCCTACGAACGAACCCCGTTAGTGTAACAATATGGGGAATGTCCCTACGTCTTGCAGTACTAACCACCTGACTCTTGAATTTGTTTACCTCTGGCTGAGTCTTGGCATACTCCTGGAAAAGATTCTGCACATATTTAAGAGGCTTGCCCATAAGGGCAGCAGTACTCTCCTCACCTGCTCCGAATAGAATACCAAAACCAAGAGTCTTGGCTGCTGATCTCATTTCCTTCGTAACTTCTTCAATGGATACCTGGTAAAGAGCGGCAGCAGTTGCCTTATGAGCATCAATTCCATTGTGGAAACCATCAAATAGAACACCATGACCTATGAAATGCGCAAGGACACGGTACTCAATCTGCCCATAGTCAGCTACTACAAGACTATAGCCTTCAGGTGCACGAAACAGACCCCGTACCTTCTTTCCCAGAGGCTTGTCAGGACGTGGGACATTCTGAAGATTAGGTGCACGGCAAGAGAACCTAGAAGTAGCTGTTCCGTACTGACACAAGTCAGCATGAATCCTGTTATGGAAAATAATACTTGGCTTGTCCACCTCCGGGTTACCTAGGTACCCACGAACATATGTGCCCCTTAGCTTATCCATCTCGGAATACTCAAGCAGCAGCTTAACCAACGGGTTGGATGGAAAGGCCTCCATAGCTTTCTTGTCCGTGGAATAGTCAAAGATAGTCAGGCTTTCCTCTGCCTTCTTTTTCTTCAGGCCACCATCAGTCAGACGAGTAGCCTTCAACCCCTGGTTTCCCTCTTCCTTACTTCCATAAAGAATCTCACAGCGCTGCTTAGGAGAATTAAGATTAAAGAATCTTCCTGCCTCACGATAGATCTTAGTCTCCAGTGTTGTCATCAATTCAGTAAGCTCAACCTCAAGCTGCTGAAGGGCTGCAACGTCCATAGGAGCGCCTACAAGGTTCATTGAGAACAAAGCCTCAAACAGCTCCTCTTCAAGCGCTCTATGGTCCACCAGACCCTCTTCACGGCACCTTCTGTCAAGCTGTAGCCAGAGCAACCAAGTGTACCGAGCGTCCATGAGACCATAGTAGGCTACCTTTGAAAAAGGGTGAGCCTCAATGCACTTTCCGATACCTTCCTTGTCATAGTCAACACCATAGTACCAACGGGTGAGAATCTTAAGACCAAGACCCATTGGTCGCTTGGGTCCGCCCATTGGCTTTCCGATATTCTCATCAAGAGACCATTGAAGCACAATAGTATCTCCCCTTGGAGCACAGGGAAACTCTCCGTAGTATTTGTGGATAGATACGAAGTCAGTCGCAACGTTATGCGCGATCTTCTTAATGGTCGTACTGAAGAACAGTGGCTTTAGAATTCTGAATGCAACAGAAGGACGGAGCTGCACTGGAGGCGCATCAAATACCAATGGGTAAAATATCTTGTTCTTTGTATGTGCCTTCTGAAGAACCACATCTCCATTTGGATGACCCAAAGGAATAATAATTGTTCTTCCATAAGTGGCTAGAGAAATCCACACCACTCTGTTCTGCGAAGGAATACCACGAGTACCTGGGAACTCTCCGTCCATAGACTCAATGTCGAATACAAAAGCATCCTGCTGCATGAAGTAGTCTACTTCTGCAATCAGTTGTTCCTCAGTAAGGATAAGTCCTTCCATCTGTCCTCCTAGTATGCTCTGGACGTAAGCAGTTCCCACATTACTGTTAGTCTTTCACGAAACGTAAGCCACGCTACTCTATTACATATACTTCCTACTTCTTGTTGCCTGGTTAGTACCATCAGAGTTCTACTCCCATTTCCATCTGCTCAAGGTAGTAATAGTCATAGGCGTACCGTCCTGGACCACGGTTCATCAGGAGCTTGTAGCCATCTTCACCTGTCTCCCAGATGTAGTACTCAAGGTCAGTCTCAGCACGCTTGAGAAGATACTCCATAGCCTTGAAGGAATCCGGGAAGGGAATGATATCGTCGTAGTCGTGAGTGTAGTCGCCGTCAAACATGTAGTGGCGAACCATATAGAATTCCATTTTAATCCTCAGTCTCCTCAGTATCCAGAATCAATGTACTATCCGTAAATCCAGAAACATATTTACTATCGTAGTCTTCGTGCTTGTCCCAGCAGTCGGTATTACCAGGAACAGCATCATAATCAAAGAAGGATGTTTCCAGAAGTTCCGCTATAGCCTTACGAGCGTTGACTTCCTGAGTATAGTAGCCAAGAGTAGTGAGACTGTCCCAGTCCTCTCCCTGATGCTGACCACCCTGGTAGTGATGAATAATGTACAGCTTCACTGTATCCTCCAATGTAAGAAGCCCCTCTGACCTGTCTTGTAGGAACAACAGTATCAGAGGGGCTTCGGTGTGTCTAGCTGCGCGATCTAGCTACGCGATCTAGTTGCTGGCACGCTTTGCTGGCTTGTCAGAATCCTGGAAGGGAACGTTGGCAAGGAACTGGATAGTAGGAATGAAGATGATCTCTTCACCATACACCTCAAGAGCACGCTCAGCAAGATCAGACTCAGTCAGAGGCTGGATTCCATAGTCGTCTTCCAAGTCACGAGCCTTCAGAGGAAGGACACGAGTAGCAGGAGCATCACGGTTCGGAAGCTTCTCATGGTAGACGTGGAAGTAACGGTCATCAGAATTCAGAGCCCAGTAGTCGCCCTGAGGATTCTCAGTAAGGGACTGGAGAGCAGTGGACACCTCGTTGCCGAATACCCATGCTACAACCTTGTCAGGGTCCTCAATAAGGTCCACAACGTTCATGACATAGGACTGAGAGCGACGAAGACCCTCAGCACACAGTGGGCAGTCACCCTGAAAGAACTCATCATTCAGGCAGGTGTAGTACTTACCCTTGGGACCAGCGGACTTGATGTAGTGGCGACCATACTTCACAGCAGGAACCTCATCAAGGATCTTTACAATACGCTTACCCTTACCGCCGAGAACAAGGGACTCAAACTTTGCAGTCTCACGTCGCTCAGGAACAGGCGCACCCCAACCAGCACTAACGGCTGTGACATTACGGGACATCCTACGGGAAGGAACAGGGTCGACACTGTCAGCATCGTTGTAGTGATTGTCATCAGTAGTGTCAGAAACAGGGACACGGGAAATCTTTGCCATTTATACTCCTAGTATGGACTAATTGGGGGAGTTGATATTAGGGGAGTTCAATTTGATGCGCCAGTGTCTTGTCATTCTTGCGCGCATCTGCAATAGAACGATACCACTTCAGGTCTGGAATCATGACAGCATCAATAGCATCGTTCAGTACATCCAGAACTTCGGCCATAGTAACACCAGGTGTGATGGATACCTTGGCGGAAGAAAAAGTGTCAAGGTGCTCATAGTTTCCTACGTTGACACGCATACCTCGGGAAGCGGTTACCTCAATCAGTGTAACACCTGAGGGTGACACTACCTTTTCTGCTGTGAACGTAGGCTCTGGAAGAGGCTGTGTGCTCTCTGTTGAAACTTCGTCTCGGATAGTCGGTTGCCTTTTTGCGGCCACAATACTCCTTCGGTTTTTGCAATCTCGACAAGTCCCTCAACCATATCACGTGTGTACATGCGACGTCTACCATTCGGCGTGGATGAGGGTTTTACGTAAGGCGACTTGGGAAGGATACCATCTGTCTCCCACTTGCGCAAGGTTATTGGACTACGATTTCCTAGTGCCTTGCCAAGGTGGCCGATGGAGAAGAACTCTTGTTCAACGCCACCGACCGTGAAGATAAAAGGCTTGGAGTCCCAATCGTCTATAACCTTTTCCTGGACCTTACGAATACTCTCGAATTCAAGTGGAGTAGTCGATCCAGGAAAGACTTTACTCAATTGTTCTTGCCATGAAGTAGCCATATATTCCTATTCGTGCTCGTGCTCGAATTGGACAACACGAGTAGGAGTAACAACTACCTGAGTATGGTCACCGAAAGCGCTCATCATTGCAAGCTCATAAGCACCATCCTGAATACTCAGATCTGGCCAGTCCTTAATGGCAATACCATCAGGGTGAGGATAGTCAGTCTTACTGTAAGAAGAGTACCAGGGCTTCTGGTAGTCGTAGAAACCACCCTCGCGACCCATTTCCTCATCATTAATATCCTCAGTGTCAGGGTAATCATCCTGCAACCAGGAAGCCGCTACTCGATCACTAGTGGTGACATAGTAGTCTCCCACACTGAACTCACAGACATCACCATCATTGAAGTACGGAGTGTACTGCTGCCACGTAATAGCCTTTACACCAGAAGCGAATGCCTTCTGAAACTCCTCATGCAGATCCTGAATAGGACGCTGCGTTACATACTCACGGCGACGGTCATAGAAGTCTCCCTCAATAGGGATACCCATGAAACTACGGTCAGACATTCTTACTCCCGAATATAGAATCGAAACTTCCAACTTCCTTGCGTACTGCTCCTGACATCCACTTCTCCAGAGGCATACCCTTGATGTAATCTGCTGGGCTTGGAAGCCATCCCAGATCCTCAATGATATGACGCTCTGCAATCTCCCTCACAGGAACCTGAATAGTCTTGTGAGACTTCTCAATGGTCAGTGTCTTGCCGAAGATTGTCTGGCAAAGAAATACACCAAGAGTGTGGTGGTAGACAGAACGATGACGTGAATCACCTATTACCTGCTTACTAGAATCTATGAACTCTTCTATTGGAAGGTAATCTTCTGGTGTGCCTCCGTACTTATGGGAGGCAGAGACAGCATGGTACCAACTGTTCACAGAATCTCAGCCTTGTAAAACTTGTGCTCCTTCTTGAAGTACTTGTACAGAGCCTCACTGAACTCATAATCACCACGAGACTCGTCAATATCCTGCACAAACTGTACAAGAGTCTCTTCATCAAGCTCCATAGCCAGAGCATCAGCCAGTACAGTAAGGTCAATCACAGAAGTAACCCGGAGATCCATTAAACGTCTACCTCAATCCAATCGTATCTAACAACAGGGAGTTTAACAACTTCAGTGGCTACAATAACATCATCATAGTTCCAGGGGTCCTCTTCCTGCATCTCAGTAGCAGGTTCTGTAAATGACACCAGGTAGTTCTTCCCCTCAAACTCAAACACACCAGTCCGAATGCTGTACCAGCGTCTGTCTTCAATATGTTCGATATCAGTCAGCTCGTATGGATAGTCATTCTCTTCCATAAATTCTCTGGTGAATTCACGAGTTACCTTAGCCATCTACATCAACCCAATTCATTCGGCCAACGAATTCGTAACCCCACTCATCAGTACCCTCAATGTTAAAGGGCACACTGACAGAGTATGCGGTCAACTTCTGAACAGTGAAAGTCTTTGCCCTATCACTACTCCACCAGCCGTCTCCAGTAAGACGAGTGCCCTGAGACTTAGCCTTTCCGTAAGTATCATAGGGACCAAGCTTCTCTACTACCTTGCGCTCAGAATCGAAAGTAGTCACTCTGAAGAATTCATCGTCATCTTCTACAAAACATCTAGCCATATTGCTCCTCTAATAGACCATACCCGCAACCCTGTAAACAGGGGTACGAGTAAAACTTATTAGCGATGAGTCGTGGTAGTACGGGTGCGAGTAGTTGTGGTGTGTGTAGTACTCTTCGGAGTCTTGGTCAGAGAAGTACCACCAGTAGTCTTCTTAGTGGTAGTCGTGGTATGCGTAGTGGTCACAGTGTGGTGAGAAGGGTTGGCAAACATGCTGCTATGAGCATGGTAGTAGCTACTAGTGACATGAACCGTGCGAGGAGTCGGGTAGTAGATGAACACATGCTGAGGAGTGTAGTAACCATACTCTACCTCCGTCATATCTCCGCCACTTCCACAAGCAGCAACACCAGTAAACATAGCGCCAGCAACGACAAGGCCAGCAAGCTTACGGTTGATCTTCAAAACTACTCCTTCAGAGTATTAGACTTTGGTCGGGCTGAATGCCCAGGTTTCCGTTACATCGAACACACTATCGTACTCTTCATCACTCAGCAAGTCCTGAGCAAACAAGTCCCACAGAGCATCATGATCAATGTGTTCTATCGTGATGACAGCTCTACGGTAAGGTGCATGGAAAACAGATATTCCAGCATCAGGCTGTGCACAAGACCACTCTACAGCCTTGTCATCAAGCAGTTCAAGTGCTCGTTCCTCATTGAGGAGCTTACTCTGCTTTCGGACCTTCTGCAACTCCTTGTACCGCACTCCGTGGATCTCAAGCGGTGTCTCGAACCCTATCACATGAGAACCTCTGGCGTTAGTAGCAGCCTCTTGGAGGTACGGTTCCAGTTCATCCTTGACACGTTCCTGCATAGCCTTGAGATCAGCGATCTCCTTCTTTAATAGAAGGTACTGGGAAACCTTGGCTCTTACTGATGCATTATCAGACATATCTCTCCCTGGTAATAGCGATGTTGGAGTCTGTTGTACGTGACTTGCTGTTGACATACGCCAGCATGGCTTCTACATCATCAAAGGTCATCTCTCCACAAGTCACACCAGAAGACAGACGTACCTTGAAGAAAGTATCAGGACGAAGACGGAACTTTACTGTACCTGCATGACCTGCATCAGAAAGGTAGACAACAGAGCGCCATTCGTTGTTGCCGATACGGAACTGTACATTATTTCCCTCAAGAAGCTTGCTGACAGAATTGGTGGAAACAATAGTACGGCTTATGTTTATTTCCTTCCCCTCATCAATAGCACCAGCAACGAAAGCCATTACCTTGTCCTTGTTTCCCTTAACAGTCTCATTGACTGGACTGTAGCCAGTTACTGTAGCGGAGTAGGAATAGACAGGACGTACTCTGAACTGTGTACCCTGTGCAAAGGTAACACTTGCAGGAGATTCAGGACACTCCTGCCATGGGCCATAAGGGTCCTGGTTCCAGGAAGGAACTACCTGCTTAAGATCCCTGTACTCGACACCCTTGAGAAAGTTATTCATTTAGACTCCAAATAGTTTTTAAGGAACTTGGTCAGACTTGTTCCTTCATCAGTAACTCTACCATCTGCTTCTGACAATCCAGTCAGCACAGCATTACTCACTCTAGACTTATAATTCAGCCTTGTCAACTGGTACTCTTCGACGGACCCAGCGACAATGAGATTATCGATGAAGACTTTCCGGAACGTAGACGAAGCTCGTACGTGTCGTCCGTTTCGCTGCTTGAGTGCTCCAGAAGAGTTTGGTAAGTCATAGTTAACAAGGTGGCTAGCGCTCCACAAATCCACTCCATATCCTCCGGCGTCTGAGGAGATGAAAAGTCTAGTGTCAGGTTCGTTGTTAAACCGTTCAATGGCAATTCCTCGTTCACTACCATTTAATCCTCCATGAAATTCTACGCTGTTGTATTTGGATAAGCCATTAACCAATAAAGGAATCATTCCCCTGAATCTGGCAAAGATAATTACTTTGTGTCGGGGATCTTCCTCAAGATACTGTTGAGCCAGATCCGTACAGGCTTCGTACTTGGCCCCGTAGAAGCCTTCAGGGAGGTCTCTGAGGCGCTCAATGAGGTCTGAGGCATAACTGCTGCCTCCGTCGATTCCTGGGTCGTTGTAGGCGTCTCCAGAGGCTCTGAGAAGGACGGGTGAATCCAGGAGTAGGCTTGCCGCAACAAGTCTTGCTCCGATTTGGCCGAGACCACTTCCACCATCACTGCGTTGTGTTCCAGCGTAATATCCAGAAAGCTCTTGAGCTGCTGCGGGTCCAGCTGTAATGAGAGCTCGAAAGAGGTCTCTGACAATTTCGTTATAGTAAACACGTGTCTCTTCATCCATTTCTATGTAGCAATTGAATTCTTCTACGGTTGGCATGAACTCTGCCACGTCCTTGTCAGTTCTTCTCTTGGATATACATGCTTCCATAAGTCTGGTATTCAATTCAGGCATATTCTTATAGCCTACTGTGAATCCTGCTGAACTCCTGATAATATAGTTGTCCTCAAATTCCTGCCAGTTACCCAGTACAGTAGGATCAATCCACTGCATGATAGAGAACAGTTCTTCTGCCTTGCCGTTCTCAATCGGCTCTGCGGTCAAGCCAATACGATAGGTTGACTTCATTTTCTTTACTGCTTTGGTCTGCTGTGTCCCGAAGTTCTTGATGCTGGTCACTTCGTCCACCAGAATCAGTTCCGGATTCAAGGAATTGATGAAACCTAAACTGCTCACTGCCTGACGGATACCTATAATCAAATACTCTGGCCGGGTTTCCATAGCGTCTTTTAATATACTGGAGCGCTTCTTCAATGGGATAGACCCATCCACTAGGGTCACTACTGCTGCTGTGGTGAACTGTTGGATTCGTTGTTCCCATTGCTTCGTCAGCGACGCGCTCATGATAAGGACAGCACATTTTACTTTCCCTTCGTCTCTAAGTTTCTCTATTGCATGAATGGATACGATTGTCTTTCCTGTACCCAGATCCAATGCCAAGAGAGCCCGCTTCCTCTCACAAATGAGATTCGACGCGCTCTCTTGGTATGGTCTCAGCTTTCCTGTGAACGTCATAACCGATATCTTACCATCGATTTCGCGTTTAGGACAGCCTTCTGTATATCGTTGTCAGTAACTCCTTCGGTACCCAGATCCTTTGCATGTGGAATATGAGAGTAGTCTACGAATTTGATTCTCTTTCCACTGGTCAAGTACCTGTTCCGAAGTTCCCACATTTTATTTCTGCCTGGTTCATCATTGTCCAGTGCGAGGATGACAACCTCAGCCCTGTCAAACAAGATATCCAGTTGTCTGTTGGAGACCTGTACACCGAAGGAGGAAACTGCTCCGTCAAGTCCCGCAGTATAGAGCCGCAGACAGTCAAGCGGACTCTCAAGAAGAATAGCTGTTGTTCCGCGCATGCAGTCTATACCGAACAGCGTATCAGATTTGGGAACTCTGGCTGGCTTATTGGAAAACCAACCAGGTCCCTTCTCCTGATATCCCCAGAAGGTTCCGGTATCAGGATCTCTGATAGGTAGAATCCAGTTTTCGTTATCCGAATCCCACAGGACTCCGTAATGGTTTACGGCTCCCGCAGAAACTCGTCGTCCGTCCAGTGCTGAGTACGGAGGAGACGAGAAGAACGCCAGTCTAGCTTCGTTCCATGGCTGTACCCACGATTCTGACGAGACACTGTCAGAGGCAGTCGCCAGACTTCGTCGCAGTCGAGAGATTCCACCACGACTACGGACCCATTGTTCTGCGTCATGTCGATCATATCCTTTGACCTCCTGAACTAGGTAAACGAATGAACCACTGAAACCACAACTGAAACAGGAATGATCTCCCGTTTCTACATTTACAGACCATTTATTAGGCCTGTTGTTCTCCTTGTCAAGCCTGCTCAGATGACCTGGACAGATTGCCCATGCTTCTCCATGAGTCAATCGGGTAACCTGTATACCCAGTTCTTCCAAGCAAGCTATCACATCTCCGGGAACTGGAGTTGTCTTACTGGCTGCCCAACCCTTAGTAAGGGGTTTCGTAACCTTCATCTGTCAGCTCCCGATCGTTGCTATCGGGATTGAAGTCCTCCAACTCTTCAAACTTCCCTGTGTCGTAGTCAAATAGTAGCGTAACACAGACGTTGGCGCAACTGCGGGCCATAAGGATCTTCAGCTTACGAAGCTTCTGCTCCTCAAAGCTTCCCTCAACCTCTGGAAGTCGCTCCACTCCAATGACAGTGTTGCTGTACTCGGAAAACGCACGACTGCCCTTCATGGAGTCACCGTTCAACATCTCACCCTTGGTACGGGCAGCGGTTGACTGAGTGACTACGACGATGCTTATGCTGCGACGCATGGCAAGGAACTTAAATCCATTGACAATATTAGCAAGAGCAGCAGCAGTCTCCCGCTCCTGTCCTCTCTCGTCATCCATCATATAGACACCATCAACGATCACTACATCCGGCTTGAATGTATCGATCTTTGCACCGACAGCAGATACTGTCATACAGTCTTCCACAATCATCAGAGGTGCCAGGTTCTCAGTAAGATGGACTGATCGATTAAGCTTTATCCATTCATCCTCGGTAAGGTCGCCTGAATTGATCTTGTTCTCATTAAAACCGGCTCGATAAGCGTCAAGCCTGCGCTCCTGTTCCTCAACAGTCTGTTCGAATGTCAGATACAGTACACGTTTGTTCTGTTCCTGCACATGCATAGCAATCAGCATAGCAATAGTGGACTTAGAAGACTTAGGAAGACCTGTAATGGTTGTTAGCTGACCCGGTTGAAGCCCCTGAGTGGCCCTGTCAATCGTTGGAAAACCTGTAGGTATCCCTACCAGGGTTCCAGGGTTGTTACGGCGTTCAAGGTACCTCTCAAGGCGCTCAGGACCGTTCTGTGTGACATCTACATCCCTACTGCTGACGACTGAGGTGTACACCTTGGTCAGTGTCATTCCCAGGAAGTTGATAGCCCCGTCGATGTCACCTTCCAGGACAGCATTGTCCACTTCAGCAAGGTTCTCATTCAGAACACTGACAAGATACTGCTCCTGTACACGCTTTACCAGGCTTCCCCATGATTCATCCACCTCATGCAGAGTCAGCTTGGGATGGTCTGCCTTGAACTCTCTGACAGTAGGAACAATTCCGTGCTCAGTATACTGCTCCCTAATATCTTCAAAGGCTGCCCGAATATCGGGATCGCGAATAAAGAATGCCTGAATGTCTGCTGCTTCTTTTAGAGAACGTTCCTGGATAATCTTTGAAATCAGAAGCTTCTCAACATTGAATGTCGTTGACAACAATACCTCCTAAAGAATGTTGTACAGGTTAAGGTCACTACTCGTAACTGTGCGACCCTTGCTACCCCAAGTCAAGACGTGCTTAGGATCAGGATCGAATACCCTGAGAATAGAAGGATCATATGTCAGGTCATCTAGGAGAGACTCCACAGTGAAGTAGTGGATACCTCCGAAGAACATATTCCTGCTGTCCAGTTTATTTCTAATCGGGTCCACGAATTCGGGATCTACAAAGGTGATGACATCAATTCTGAAGTCTCTCCTGTGCAGATCCCGAATGCCTTGCGTAGTCTTGGTGCTCAAATCATAGTAGTCTACTGCCTGCTGCCACTTCTTTCTCTTTCGAGCCAGTGCTTCAAGGGCACGAGTCTTGGCGTCAGGCAATGTACCAATCAGATTCTCGAAAACCACGTATACGCGAGGAAGGACGCTATTCGACAGCTCGCCCTTTCTCAAGTTCCCTCTCCATCTGTGCGTTGAAACGATCTACGTAGAACTGTGTCCAACGATCGTCCAGTGTTGCTACGTCCAGAGGATCGTGTTCGTACCCGTCTTCCGGATACCAGTCCTCTGCTTCAGATGCTACTCCCATTTCCCAGCCTCTCATAAAGTCCTTCTGTACAGTGGCCACAGCAGCCATGTACACCTGTTCCATAGTAGCCAATGCTGTCGTAGAACGCAACTGAGTCAGGATCAGAATGTCCGATACCACATGTACAGAACCTTTCGGCAAAACCATTTGGCTTAGAACTGAAAGGGCTACCCATTCTCAGACCTATAGGAGCATTCTTCAGCGGGTGATCGGAAGGATTATGTATAGCACATCGACCACCTTTACATACGCTCGCTTTATGAACATTCCACTTAACTTCAGCATCGTCCGTGAAGATATCATGCTTCCATCTCTTATTCTTCTGTAGTTTAGCCATCAAGTAAAGTCCAATCCACAACCGGGGCACACGAGATTCTGACCGAAATTAATCCATACTCCGATAATCTCATCTGCTCGAACGCATGTGTCAGGAGTGTACAGGCCAATACCAGGATGACATTCACGTTCCTTGGAATCGTAGGTACTGTGGCCGTAGCCCAGCATGTTCCTGGTGAACCTGTCAGGAACATCTCGGATCATCATACGGTGTCCACTGATCTCTACAATTTCATCGGGATTCATCATTAGCTCTCTCCAGATCCTTTCGTATGACCTCTTCACACTCTGGACTATTACAGTAGTGGCCTTGATAGTCCACGTCAAGCCTCTTGGTAGGAACCTTGCAGATAAAACAAGGCTCTGCTGTATCTACAAGCCATGCTGAATGATCCATCCATACAAAACCATACTCGTCCTTGTAAGGAAAGACCATATCAGGGGAGTACCAGGTCTCCTTATCCATCTAGAAGTCTCCGTCTGCAACTTGCAGTACACGAATTCGCAGCTTACGAAGACGACGTACAACACGGTCCCTGTCATCGAACCAGGCCAGGATATTGTACTTACCACGAATGTACTTGTCCACCATGTACTGCTTCACATCAGCATCGTTCCAGTCCTTCTGGTCGATACCGTCACGCATGTAGAATTCCTGGAACCGGATGTGATGAATAGCATTCCATTCCTCAGTATCCGCGCGGCAAGTATCAGGGCGACCAGACATTCCAAAATGGGGAGCCCGTGGCAGACCGTCCTCAATAATATCCTTAAGACGAACGATATCTGCATGAGGTGCGTCAGTCAGGACACGACTGTAGTCATAGGGAGACCGAGCAACATGCTTGGCAGTGGTTCCATCAGTGTCCCAGACAACACAGAACGGAAGATCAGGATCAAACTCAAGAGGAGCTGACAGGACAACATCGTTCATCCACTCAGGAGTCAGCTTCCACTTACCAATCCGCGTAGCCATCTTACGGATAACTGCCTCACCAACAGAACGCTCTCCATCAATTGCACGCCTCCAGTCATTGGTGATGCAGTCCTCAGTAGTAACATGGCTGAAATCCTGGACCTTGAACAGTACATCACCATCAAAGAGACGCTTGATACGCTTAGGCATGTTCTTCTCAATGTGAGTGTTGTCCACGATCACATCCTTGCCCGCCTTTACAGCAGCAAGAATAGCCTTGTCCTGGATATCAAGAGCAATAGCCTCAGCATCCTTACTGAATGGAAGCCCAACCATTGCACGGATGTCATCCATATTCACACGCACAATCTGACCATCGGAATCAGCTACCTGCTGCTTGGCCCAGGTACTCTTGCCACTAGCGGGCAATCCGCGACAAAGTGTAATCGTAGTCACTTACTTCTCCTTCCACTTGTAGTAGCCTAGTACGTTTACGCCAACGAAAAACGCACAGATAACAATGAACGGCCACTGGTGCGTAAATATGGCGTATATAATCCATAAGACATTGTAGATAATACCTACTGTCAAACCTTGCCTACTCTTCCTGACAGCTAGCATATAGTATCCAATGATACCTATAGCTGAAAGGATGGAACTGAATATCACTTATCCACCTTAACCCATCGGTACTCAGTACGATCATACACACCACGTGCATAATTAGCATCAAACTCTCGCATCGCAGATGAAGACACCGACTTGTCGTGCCTAATCCATCCGCTTTCCTTGCTAAAGAACTCCCTGTAATACCTAGCAGAGTCACAAATCTTACTGTGATCCATTGCCCACTGAAGCATGTCAGCAAGAGTTCCCGCTTCAGTTTCAGTGCCACAATCTCCACACTCAAGCATGTTGGGATACCATTCCTCAGCATTGGTCGTGAAGAACTTACTGGCGTCCATAACTTCCTCCTAAGATGAGATCAAGAAGGCAGAGAGTTTAGTTTCTCTCCGCCCTGTTGAACCAACCTTACACCTGCTAGTACAGGCTGTCCAGCGCTTCCATCATCTTCTCTCGCGCAGCATCGTAACCGGAATCATAGCCTTCCTCGCGACCATCCTCTAGGCCGATACTGTAGGAATCATCGCTCATACTAGAGGCAAAGTCATCCATAACCTCAGTAAGCTCCTCAATCATAGCCTTCAGGTCATACGGAAGGAAGACATCCCTGTCGAACATGGAACGATCCTCCAGAACCCGCAGAACCTTGAGGGCAGTAGAGAGACTGTCAGTCATTAAAACTCCTTAGTATTACTGTAGTGGATCTCAGCATTGGACAATTCATCCTGGACGTCGTCCATAAGTTCTAGCAACTCAAAGAAGGCGTCATCCATCTCTTCCCACTTCTCCTTGAGAGAATCGGGTACGTCATAATCATCAATCGCATGAAGGCCGTAAACCAGCACCTCATAGAGCCCACCTTCCCACTCGATCTTGCCAAGCAGGTCATAAATGTTATGTGATTCGTCCATAATCATCCCTAAAGTCGTGTGTCCTTACCCAGAAGAGGATAGGAATCAAAGGCATCATGCTGGAAACTCTCGAAAGAGTCTCCGTAGACCCCTCGCATTGACTCAGGGTCGATATTGGTAGTGATGATAGTAGGCAGAGCACTGTCGTACCTTACACGGATAAGCTCATGGAAGAAACTCTCGGTGAAACCTGACTGTGTACGGTATTCCTGACCTATATCATCGATAACCACAAGTGATCGTGTATTGACAGCTTCAAGAATCTTCTTGGCCTTGATCTTACGCTCTGTAGCTTCACTGTCAAAGGTATTGGTCATAGCCGACTTGAGGTCAGAGAACCTGATGTAATATATCGTTAGAGTATGGTGAAGGTACTGAGTCTCCATGAGAGTAATGACTGCAAGAGTAGTCTTACGGGTACCATTGCGCCCGAAGAACAACAGACCCTTACCGATATTCTCCCGGTTGGCTGGATAGTTACCTGCTGCTGCTCGTTCTGTGGACACATAGTGCTCAGCAAAATGCTCAGTAAAATCCTTGGCTGCTGCCAGAGCTACATGCCCAGTTCCGTGAGGATGCTGATAGTCTGCGAACCTCATACCTCTTAGTTTCACAGGAATATTAGCCTCATGCCAACGGCCCGTATAGAATTCAGCCGGAAGTACTGCCATTTGTCTCCTCCCATTCGCGCTCATACTTGGCCCACTTGTCTTCAACCTGAACAGGCGCAAGCTTAGCACTGATCTGTTCTGCCCGATAGAGGAAGTCCTGCCAACCTGGATTCTTTCCTCTTAATGATGCATCCTGCAAGTACAGGTCCATCATCGACATCATGGTAGCAGAGTCTGTCTTGTCTTTCCAGTTGGTAAGAGACCCTGCCATAGCACGGCTATTGACTACGCCGAATCCTGACCATGCTGCTGCCTGGAATCTCTTACGGAAGTACTCTGCCAACTTCATTGAATTGAAAGATGACTGAGGGACGATCTCTTCTTTATCTGAGTCGTCCCACAAATCACCCCAAGCTCCTGGGGACACTATTCAGTTCCCCTTGTCGTGTGCTCTGCGGATCTTCAACAGGACACCACTGGGTTCAGTATCTATGTACATATGGTAGAGACCTCGGGTAACAAGCTGCCATGTCAGTGACTTCTCTACCGCAGATAGAATTGTCTCCTTGTAATCCGATTCCGCACACCATTTGGCATACTCAAGGTCATAGTACAGTTGTCCACCGAACCAGTCAGGAAAGTCATCAAGGAGAGCCTCCCAAACCCACTTAGGCTTAGACATTAGACTCCCTGTTGATCAGATACTCAATGTACCAAATGGCCTTCTTCAGATCCTCTACACCATTCTTGTCCCTGTAATGAAGGAGATACTTAAGAGCAGACCCCTCAAAGAAGTCCAGACCATTGGCTGTAATAACATCAATGGGAGAGATACCCATCTTCTCATAGTGGTTTCCACCAACCTGCTTAAGCGTATCCTTTGGTGCCAGTTCCAGAATCCACCAAGCATCCTGATAGTTGGACATACGCAAGCCATCCTGCCTCTGAGGATTGTTCTTCTGATGAATACGCATTCCATCTTCATCACAGGAATCAACTACCCAAGGACTGGTCTCACCATAAAACTTGCTGGTAATAATATCTCCTGCAATAGGAATAGCCTTAGACATTTCGCTCCTTGATAAGTTCTGTCATAGTCCGGATAGTACGAGAGAATGCTTCTCCCATTTGTGCAATGTTCTCGCCGAGTTCCACAAGCAGGACATCCGTCTTGGAACTGTCCCAAGGAGATACATTCTTGGCAACATCATCCCAGATTTCCTGAGTAGTCACAGGAACAAGATCAGCCTTCTTTGCTGCTTGTTCCTCTACCTTCTTGGCCACGAATGCATCAATACCTGAAACGCTCTGTACGGCTGTCTGAGGCTCTGAAACAGGCTCAGTGGGCTTGGGTGCCACTGCCTTCTTCGCAACCCTCTTACGGGCCACTGGAGCCTTCTTAGGAGCTACTCCAGACTCTACTGCCAGAGCTTCCTGTTCGGCCTTGAACTCTTCCTGCTTGCGCTCACGATCAGCCTTGTCCTCAGCAGACTCGTATCCTTCAAAGACATCCACCATACCGTTGAGGTTCAGCGTCAGGATTTCAGGATGAGACTTGGCCTCATACAGGATCTCCAGATCGGACAGAGACGACTCACCCTGAGTATAGGTACTCTCAGCATCAAAGAACATCAGGAAGACAGTCTCATCTCCTTCTGCCGCACGATCCTTGAGGAGCTTGAAACCAGTACTGAGTGCAAGATGCTCATCCTCAACCTTGATGATATCGGGAAGGGCAGCAAGATCCCTGTTCATGGGAGCATCCTTGACCTGGATGACCTGAACGTCTGCATCGGTGTTAATGGCATACTTGGTCATAAGATTCAGAGCAGGACCAGATCGGCCAAGGATAGGAAAGATAACCTTCACCTCTCGGATGCCAACAGCGTCAGGATCACCCTTCTTTCCGAAAACCCAGTCATCAAGGTTCTCCTTGAGATTGGCCGCAGAAGTCTTACCAGTACCAGCAACCATGATCGTCAGGTCACGAGTGAAGTCACGCAAAATTTCCTCCTTCAATAGGAAAGCTCCTGTGAGCTTGGATTAACCATAGTTCACAGGAGCTTTAGAGTCAAGGAAGAGGCGGGATGTTAGACTGTCGTCTCACTCGCTTCTCCGCAGCTCTAGGCACTGCCTTGTGTACTGTGGTGTCGATGAGAAGGACTATTCCACAGACAGCAGATACTGTCAAGTACTGATGAGGAACGAAAGTGAGGCCGTAGGCTAAGCCAGGTAGTAGGATAAAGTGAATCAACCAGTCGGGGAGGTTGATGTGTGTCTTCAGGTATGCCCAGAGATAGACTAGGCTCAGTGCCATTAGTAGTAGGTTCATGTCAGTAGCCTACCAGAGGTTGCTGTACTTGACACTGACAAGAAAAGTTTGGTAGTCTCTGGTATGTCGAAGCACTACCCCATAAAAGCATATAAAGATAAAAGAGTTATAATCCTTATCTATTAAAGGACTATAACTCTTTTTCTATTAGACAATAACTTAACTAACTGGTTGAGCAAACTTAAGAGTATAAGTTTCTCCAACAGGAAGAACAGAAGGTAAAGCTACATTCAATCTGTTAAGTTTATTAGTGTAGTTACTGTAATAGTAAGATCTACTGTTGTTAACTACTCCACCAGATTCCCACTGGTAATCAGAAGTAGAGAATCCACCATCAAAGAATGAATTTACATTCTGACTTTCTTCTACAAGAAGTGAATCAACCCAGAAAGTAAAGACAGGTTGAAGAACATAGTTTCTGTACATTACATAGAAGTAGAAACTGTAGTCCTGTACTCCACCTGGTGGAACAGTATAGGTGGTTGAAATTCTGGTCCAACCATTGACTGTGTTGGTAGCTTTAACAGCATTGGTACTCAGTGCATTTACACCAGTGAAATTAGAGTCGTAGAAGTTCATCATTACATCTGGACAACCAAGACTCTGCTTTACATAGGCAGAGATAGTATATGTATGTCCTATCTTCAATCCTTGTACTACTGGGACACTTGCTCCACCAGTAAAGCTTCCGGGAGTAGAAGTTCCTAATTGTCCTGTGGTGGTATTACCTGAGAATGAACCTGAAGGAGCTACAAAGTTTACCTTCATGGAACCCAGAGAATTAAATCCTGTGGTTCCATCCCATGACATCGTCACTGGGTTAGGAGTACCAGAAGTATTTACATTTGTTTGAAACCAACCAGTTGTGTTGGTATTGAATCCCGCATTTGCTACATAGTTTACCCTGTCAGCCTTTACTACAATATCTGCATTACGGGGACTTGCATAATTAGGTGTAACCTGTCCGGCTATAAAGGTATTGGTGCCTACAATATAGTGATTGTCCATGTGGACAGTTTCAATAAGGCTACCTGAGTTTATAACTACAGGAACTACAGACATCCATACGGAATTAGTAGGCGCTGGAACACCAGCGGTATTGATAATACCTGTCTGCCAAGTACCACCACCGGGATGCACATTCATATTTGAGATAGTCGCACTGGCAATAGTGTTGCTGGCTCCTGTTGTAAGGATATTGAAGTTGGCATCATAGTAGAGAATTGTTGCGAACCAGTTGGTGTTGGCTCTCAGGACATACAAGGATACAGAAGCATACAGACTTTCATATGTAGCGTTCTCCAGAAGAACTGGTGTCATCCCTGCCTTTTGTGGCAGGGGATAGTATGCCAGTTGTCCAGTTCCTATCGTTGTAGGAGAAGACGTACTGATAACCTTTCCCGAATAGGCCCCTGTCAGCGTCACATCCGAACTTCTGAAAGCCGTTAGAACTCCTGGTCCGGCACCATAACAGCACTGAGTTATGTAAAGAGAAGCATCTAGGGACAGACGATTACTTATTCCTACCAATGAATTGGGAGAAAGCTGCACACTGCTCAGGAAATTTGTACCTGTCTGCGGAATTGCATGGCTGTTGGCATCAATAGAAGCGTACTCAGCAGGCTGCCAGTAAGAACCATCACGGTACTGTGTAGGAGCACTGAGGGTTGCCAGTGAACGAACCCACTTGTTCTGCGTGAAGGTCGCTCCATTGCTGCTTGTAGCAGAATTGAATATAGGGGCGAAGTAACCGTTGAATCGTGCGGAGTCCAGGTTACCTGCCCCAGTGGTGCTTCCCTGGCTGAAGGCAAAGTCTGTTACTCCGCCCTCAGGTAGTCCCAGAGATACCTTGAAGCTTGCGTGAAGCCCTGAGATGCCGTTTACAGAGGCTTTCAGCGCGTTGGGGGAAGATAGTACTGCCAGACCGTGTGCGGCTGCTGAAGCCCCTGTTGTGGCCGATAGAGCCAGTGTTGTGCCCGGCAGGTTGATGTGGGAAACCAGTGCTAGGTTTCCTGGACTCTCAATACCTGTGAATCCGGCAAAGATAGAGACAACCACAGAGGATGTATCCCATAGATAGGAGACACTTCCTAGCTCTGTCCAAGTGCTTCCGTCAGGAGAGACATCGAAATGAAACAGGACAGAGTCATTGCGAATTCTCCAGTAGGCATGGGCAGTAGGATTATAGGCAGGCATATTGGAAGAAATATTTACTACAGAGCTATCGTTTACACCATAAGCACTGAAGTTACCTTGTGGACCCACGGACATGGTTACATAGTTATTGTTGTTGTCCTTGACAATAAGAGCTGTCTGGGTCCCGCCGTTTCCAGAAGGAGCTGGAACTATCTTGGCGAAGAAGGAGTCATTGGTTATGTCGTAAAGGGCAGCACCAAGGTAACTGGGAGTAGACGTAGCCTCAATGTACGGAAGGTTAGTAAGTACATCTATCCCAAAATTTCCACTAGTGGTATTCCACTGGGGATTAAGTAGCTCAGTACCACCACCATAGCTGCCACTTCCATATCCGAAAGCTCCGTAGCCATCGGGTAGAAAGAAGTCAATGAGAGTACTGGTTTTTGGGTTTGCCATTTACACTGCTCCAGACGCTGAGTACTTGTGAATAATTCCGAATTGCGGAGTACCACTCAAAGGATTGCTTATATCTACCAGTTGTACCAGGGTTCCCTTACTGTCCCGTGCATACTTGGATACGATTATATCCGTAGTTGTAATATCTACGACTATGCGATCTCCATCAACGAGTCTGGTCCAGTTGGTCACAAGACTTTCCACACCAGCAGCTACCTGGTAAAGACTCTTTCTCGTTACGTAGAAGAAATTGCTGGCATTTACATATCCGAAGATAATACCGTGAGCCTTGTGAGTAGTGTCGTTGTAATCCGTAGCAAAGGTAAGAGCTAGTCTTGCTTGTGCCAGACCAGTAGGCTGAAGGATATATTCATACGTAGTGGTACCTGCGATAGTAGGATCTACGAATGCCATTCCATGATTTGACTTCCACAATCCTGCTGTTGAAGGTGTAGCTGTCCAAGCTGATGATGGAAGCGTTATGTCAGTGGTTCCATTCAGATCCGTATAGTCAGTAATAAATCTGGCCAGACTACCTGTGTACACAGTAGTTGTCGGATATTGAATAGCTATATTTGTCAGATTGGTTCCATCACTGGCGTAGAAGTTTGCGTTTACCGCATACTGTAGGGCACCTGTTCCTGTTGCAATACTACCGAAGTATGCGCTGGCAGTATAAACAAACTCAGAAGGCTGTACATACACCCAGTTGAGATTGGAGTAGTAGTTACCCGTTGGCTGGTAGTTAGTATTCGGATTAGTAGCAAGGTAGATAATTCCGAAGAACTGAACCTTGTCTCCTACTGCATACTGAGTGACTTTGTCCCAAGGCTGTACCTGAGGAATAGGCACACCGTCCTTTACAGTATTAGGACGATCAGTAGTAACGAAATAGAAAGCCTTCCACACCTGGTTGTTAGTCCCTGGTGTCACTACTGTAGTAGAAGGACCATTAGGAGCAAGTGCTACGTAGTAATATCCGTCTGCTCCAAGTACATAATTATTTATTACATAGTTAGCGGCATTGGAATAATTAGGTGTATTGATAGGAGAAATACTATAGATATCCACAAATCCAGCATTGAGATTAGTGGTCTGATTAAATGCTAACGCATTCCAGTTGTGGATAGTAGTATCCGTAGGGTGTGGTAAACCTGCTACTACACCAGTAAGGGTAGCTGCGGCTCCGTTAGGAACAGCCTGCCATGTGGAGTAGAAAGAAGTCTCAGGATTTAGCAGGGTAGTTGTGTCAAGAACCTGTAGCTGAACCTGCCACCATGTATTGCTTGTTCCCAGTCCTGTAGGAGCCTGAGCAGTACCTACAGATTGTACAAGGTTCTTGTAGTTGTATCCGCTGTACTGGATAAGCTGGTTAGGGAAGTAAGTAGTATTCGCACTCCAGGTATCGTAATTTGGATGGACGAATGCGGACTGGTCCCCAGTATTCAGCAGATTTGTATTATAGGTAGACGTAGAATCCCAACCGGCTAGGTCGGCAATAAGATTGTGCAGGCTCTGAGCCTCACCCTTAAGCTGGTAGTTCACAGTAGCATTCTTGATACGTTGTCTGCGCTGCTGAGGTGTGGACATGTAATCAGTATTGATACCTAGTTGCTGGCCCAGAATATCCAAGGATGTAGCAGAAACCCTGTCCGCATTATTAGAGTTCAGATAAAGGTCATAACTGTTCTTTAGTGTACTGAGTCCGAATCCGAATACATTCAGATAGTTCTGTAGAGAAGGATTATCTACAGTAGTGTTTCCGAAAGTGTCAGAGGAAGTAATCTTGTACGGCTGAGGAGTTCTGTTGTACAGCAGGGAACCGTATCCAGAATTCCCAAGAGAAAGAGTCGCTGCGTATCCTGCTGGATACCATGTTGGTATGTATGTTGAAGGACTCCAGAAGGAACTACCAGCAGCAGGAGTATTACCAGTATTGACAGTTGTAAGGCTGCTCCAGTACAAACCGTTGTACAGTACCTGCTGATTGGTTACATAACCTGTACCCACATTCCAGGTAGGTGCCTCAATAGTAATGAACATGGCGTAGTAATAGATGGTACCCGTAGTAAGACCTGTATCATCATAGGATCTCACCATAGTCCCAGGAACAATTTCCTGTAGTAGCACACCATCATTTGCAGTAGAGGGATATCCATAAGTACTACGAACTAGGTGAAGAAACTTCCAGGTGGTTGTATTAGGAGACTGCCACTGCAACTTGATCTCGTTGTAGTTGGACTGAGAAGCTGTAAAAGGAGTTACACTGTAATCCGCAGGCTGTGAATATCCGTAGAAGTCCTGCCCATAGATATCGACTCCATAGCCTTTGCTCATGTGTGCTCCTTATATATTGTTCAGTGGAGATGTACCAGCGTGGAAAGCTGTAGTAGGTGGATCTCTGTGGTAGGTAACAGCCATCATAGCTGTGGCAGTAATACCTGTTGTTAGTACATTCTGTACAGCTATCATTTCAATAGTAGTACCTTGAGTCCAAGGCAGTGTAATAGAAGCTGACTGGTGATTAGATCTCTGCCATCCCTGAGGGAAGTATCTAAGATCGTCTACGTATTCATATGTTCCACCAGCGGGTAGCGCTCTTATACCTAACCCACCTGCTCTGTTAAACGGTGTCTGCTGACTGTCGGCTGGTTGATTGTCTGCGTGCCATCTTATGTAGATATCAAAAGTATATACACCTGATCGTGTACAGGTAAGAGTTGGTCCTCCACCCCACATATTATGGGTGTCCCAAGTCTTACTGGTCCATTGGATAGGGACAGAGGTATTGTATCCCACGACGATATTATTGGCCCAGACATTGGCGTAAGGCTTTGACTTCCCTTGTCTTACAGACGTTATTCTTGAAGATACAGTAGGCCAGGAAGCAAGCTGCCCATCGATAGTGTCCGTATTAGGAAGAACACCTAGTATATTCTGAGTAGCTGATATCTCATCATACGCCACATTTACGTCAGCAGCTTCTACTAGTTCTGTATAGTCCACACGGTTAGAGAACTTCTTTACTGCGTTAGGATAGATTGCTACCATGGTTACTCCTTATGGTGTAGCAGTTACGGATACAACAATATTACCAACAGTTGGTAGCTCGAAACTTCTCATAAGGATATCCGCAGCACCTGACTGAACAGCATCTGATCGTACAAAGAGAGGAATATTTACGTACTGTACACCTGGAATATTGTACAGTGCTGAATAAGCAGAGCTAAGGGAGACTCTCCCTCCAAGAACTACATTACTAGGTGCGAATAGATTCTGTATAGCCTGAGTAGCTGCTATCTGAATAGACGCAGGATTATATCTAGAACTACATCCTATCGTTATTGGAGTGCTGTTGGCTCCCACATTAATAGGTACGAGAGTAGCGGAGTTTACAGTAACAGTAGTACCAGCAAGTGCATTGGCCTGTAGGAATGTTGTTGTCTGGTTTATAACAGACTGCGTGGGTAGCACGTTACCGACACCAGTTATATATACCGTGATATTAGTATAAGTATTAGCTACCGCATTAGCCTGAGAAACAGTCGCAAGACTCATAGCAAGATTGCCGTAGTCCGCAAGGGTTACGGCTCTTTGCTGTGTAGTGAAAGACTTAGGAGCATTGACTCTGATCTGGTCTATGCTCTCTGCGGCTGTTCCACCTGTTGTACTTGTGGAGCTTATGATATTGACGCCAAGAATAGGAGAAGCAATATCAATAATGGAATTAGAAGTAAGATTGCCTATAGTTCCACCACCTACACGATAGTTTGCATATACCTGTAGACCTGCGGCAGGAATAGAACCATTGATATTATCGCCGAAGTTGACTGTAACAATTCCCTTGGCATCTACTGTCTCTGCCCATGCCAGATCATTGGACTTGGAGGACTGTAGTGAATTGACCTGGTTCCAGGCAAGAATAGGATCTACGTTGGTTACTCCAGGAAAGTTAGGATTCTGAATGTATACAGTTACCGATCCGCTGACTACAGGATTATTTGCCAGAGCAAAAGTCTGCAACTGGGAGCCATCAGAGGTTCCAAGTAGTTCTGTAGTGATAGCGAAAGGAGAAGCAGTACTATTTCCTATGGTGAATACAGCTTTTCCCTGTGTTACTCCCTGCACAACTGGAACAGCCACAGTTCCACCATTTGCAGGAACCGTAGCTGCTTGAGTAGTCTCAAAAACGATAGGACCATTGAGACTGCTGATGTAGTCGGTTGTTACCTGAGTAGCCAGTGGAATGGGAACTGCTGCTGAAGTAGTAGCAGTCTGAAAGGTAACTGTTCCTGTAGCTGCTTGTGGTTGGCCTGGTGTATATCCGAGAAGCTGTGCCAGTAGAAGAACAGAGGACAACTGAGTGGCTGTGCCTATATATGCTTCCCCTAGAATACGGTCACCATAGTAGGACAGTACGTCTAGTTCTCTGGACAGGGATTCCAGGAGCATGACTTCTAGACTTCCCGGATTCTGGTTGGTCCATTCCGGAAAAGCTGTTGTAGCGAATGTCAGCATGGACTGTAGGAAACCTGTGTAGTCCTTACTGGTGTAGTCGATAGCGGGAACACCATTAACCGTTGCCATTAATATCTCTTCTCCTTAACCGTTACCTGCTAGAGTAACGTCCTTGACGGTTCCACCAACTTCAACAGTAACCATGTTGGCAGCCGTAGAAGCTGCTGAACCCTGAAGCAATGGAGAATAGTTTACATTGACTGCTGCCACACCATCATTCGCATTACCTGTAACAGGCTGAACAGACAGAACCTTTAGACCAGGTTCATACAGGTTCAACTGCTGCGTTACAAGAGCGGATAGTTCTGTGGCAATAAAAGCATTATTGGGATCGAATAGAAGCTTTGACAAAGGCAATCCCATTTGGGCACGCATAGCTCGCTGGCCAACTTCAGTAGAAATAATAGCATCTACTCTCTGCTGAACTTGTGCACTGTTATCAGTCTGTATAGACACGGCACCATTCTGAAGAACAGTGAACGGAATTGAAATTTGTGAACCCATATTATTATCCCATACTAAGAAAGGTTACCCAAAGGAACTATGCACTCGTCTACCCAGTACTCATTATTTATAGCTATGCCGCCACCCATCAGCGTAGTGACACTAACGACACCAGCAGAAGTTATCTGTAGACCGAAGGACGTTACTGTGGCAGCATTATTTCTCTTGGTGTCGGCCCAATAAGTAGCTGAAGGACGGTATCCAACAGGTAGTGTGAATACAGCAGCAGAAGGTAATGTTCCTCCGGCCATAAAGCATCCACCAATTACCAGGTTGTCTTCAATATCTAATCTGAATCTCAAGCTCTGATTACCAGTGGTTGTATTGAAGGTAGTAGAAGTCAGCCAGTTTGGATTGTAGGAAGGAGTCTGCCAAGAAGCGTTGGCTTTTATGAGAGGACTGTTTACCTGTAGAACTCCAGTAGCTCCTAAGTACACATAGGAAGAATTGGTTACATAGAAAGGCTTGGTAACATCTCCTCCGTTGAAGCCAATCCATACTACTGTATTAACATTAGGTACAGGCATCCGTGGGTTTATAGGTTCCGCTGATCTGATCTCCGCTGAACCCGCGACCTGAGGACACTGGACACGTATCTTGCCTGTATTCGTGCTGTCTGTATTGGAAGTAACGACAGCTCTGTACAGCGCATCTAGACTAGGTTGCATAGATAGACGCTCCTAAGTTAGATGACTTCCAAGTTCCGCCTACCAAGACTGATGGGACAGACTGTGATGTTGCAGCCGTCTGCGCAATGTTGGTAGTCACTGCTGTGTGTATCTGGTCTCTCTCTAATTGTGTACTCATCATATATGTAGAAGTGACATGACTTCCATTAGGAGAAGGTAGTTCCAGTGTATGCGTAACACCATGTACCAACCATAGACCCTCTTCATCACTTGGAAGAGAATTACCTATAAGATTTACCAGAGTATTCGGCTTGACATGAGAGTCTCCCCACAGATCACTGTCCGCAGTATTCCAGTAAAGATTGTTATTGGCATCTGCTGCTGCCTTCTGTGCAGCCTCATAGTAGGACTCAGCAGGAGCTGTGGTGTAGTACTTAGTTATTGTAGGTACGTTCAGAACGCCACCAGAAGCATTAGTAACGTTGGCTGTAGAAGTAGCCTGTACCAGATTTGCGGTATTAGGATTAAGTCCTATAACATTTCTATTGGCTACGATACCTCCATCAGGAGTTATAGTTCCTACAATAGGTTCGAAGGATCTAATAGTATCCCAGATTCCTGGTGTATTGTATGACCAGAATTGTGGAATGTTTCTTATATTACTTCTATCCAATATCAATTGAGGATTAACAAAGTACAGATCAGTATTGTCTATATAGAATCTATAACCTATCTCGTCTGCCAACTGGCTTAGGAACTTGAAGTCACTAGTATTCTGTAGACGGTACTGAATAGCTGATGGATAGCTGTGGACAACAGAGCGGAAACCATTCTGTGTGGCTATAGTTGCTGCGATTGTAGAAGGACTAGTATGCTTCCACGCCACATTCTTGGTAGTCTGCATGACCTGAGAGGTACCTGTAATGGTGTACTGTACTGTTGTAGTTGTAAGACCATTGTAACCAGGATCGGCACCAGAACGTAGAAGCTTATACGATGCCACATATCCTAGGAATGGATATACGAAGTAAGGCTTCATTCCATAGTTGATAGTTACAGGTGTCTGCTCAGGTATATACTGCCAGCTATTTTTCTTATTCTGCGCGACATTCTTTCCTACATAAACAACATTGAGTAAAGCAATAGTGTGTGAATTAGTATTCTGAAGGATCTGTACACAAGGAGTGTACTGAGGAACTCTCTGGTTCCCGTTGATAAGAACTTCAAAGTATGGAACTGATGGAGAAGGATTAAGCATTAGGCACTCTGATCTGTGTACCAGCAGGCACACTGTCCCAGAACAGGATCTCAGGATTCACGTTAGCTATTCTCCACCACTGGGTCTCATCACCATATGCAGAGAAAGAAAGGTAGTCTATCTGGTCACCATCACTCCACACATGCACTGCGATGTTGTATGTCAGTGGCTGCGTGGGAGGAGTAATAATTATAGTAGGTCTGGAAACATTATTCCTATCAGCAATAGGAATAACAGTATTGTCTGCGTAACGACTGAAGACACTGATTGTCATAGTTACTCCTATCCCGCGATGTTGTAGTTATTGGATGATGTAGGCAGAACTGTAAAGGTTACATCCACTTCAGCTCTTACAGGAACCATGGCAGCACTGAAATGGCTCCATGTGATATCCATACCGGATATAAATCCGTAGAAGGATAGAGCGCCTGGACTATTAGCCCCGAAGTAAAGGTTACAAGGAGATACGATCATTGGTCCTTGAATGGTTACGTTGGTTTTCTGGGTACCATTGCTACCCTGCTGAGGATTTACTACACTCTGTGTAGCTGCCACAGAGGTATTAATACCTACCAGATTGTACAGAGATTCTATATCTGCTCTTGCTCCATAAGTACCCGCAATAGTTCCTGTATAACTACTATCCCACAACTCAAAGGTTCTATCAAAGAGTAGGGCAAAAGAAATAGTAGTAGAAAGACCAGTAGCATACTGACCTGTGTCACTCTGATTTCTAGCACTGGCCGGAAGAATACCAGAGTTCATATCAATAGCTCTGGACTCATAGATAGTAGCAGGATTATAAAGGAAGTTCACTATATAACTTACGTTAGTAGGAACTCCATAATAGGCTCCTGCTCCACCTACAAGCTTTCCTCTTTGCAGATTTCCACCAGAGTTATATCCGAAACCATTGTTCAGTCTTGGATTGGTGGCAGAATTTCCACCACCCACATTAAGAATGCTGGGATGGAAGGGTGGATTGGAAACCACATTGGAACCTGGCTTACCACTTAGTGTCGGATACAGATTACCGGAGATCGGCTCATCAACTGTGCTTGGCATTACTGTCCAATCTGTAGGGTAGAGATACGAAGCTGCTCAGCAACAGCCTTGGTAACAGCCTTGCCGATATCCTGGGCGTCCTGGTAGGAACCAGTGAATGTACTTGGTAGGTTAACAGTAACACCACCAAGATGTATGGTTGCTCCTGAACCTGCCGCATTCTTCTTTACATTAGGATTGTTGGTGCTGTTTATAAGAGTTTGACGAATGGTCTCAGCCTGCTGTGCAGGAATAATCATCTCGCCCTTGTGAACAGTTGCTCCCTGATCCTTGTCAATATTCCACGCACCAGCCGCATACCAGTTGTTCTTCTGGTGGAATGCCCATGCTGAATCAGGAGAACCGTAACGTCCCTTGATATAGTCCATCATCCAAGAGAGCTGAGTATCTCCGTTGGTCTTCCAGTCTGATCCTGCACTAGCCATCTTGGATGCTGGTAGAGACTGCGGAAGACCATAAGCACCTGATGAAGGATTGGTTGCGTGTATGTCCCAACCTGCTTCAGACATTTCAAGAGCATTGAATGATCCCCACTGACCTCCCCAACCATACTTGGCAAGCAGAGCCTTGGCATAGGACTGTAGCGCGGACTTGCTGTTGTTCCCATTAGCCACTGGAGTAGAGCCTGTAGGAGATCCGGCAGAGCTGACACCTGATGCTGTAGTAGAAGATGCTTGAGAAGTTACTGGTGATCCGCCAATTCCAGACAAGGCTGCTGCAACAATATCTGCTTCACTGGTTCCGCCAATTCCCAGGTCTCCACCGCTTCTACTCTGTGAAGTGCTCAGCGTACTGGAACTAGCAGAGGTACCTGTAGTAGATCCACTGTTGCCTACAGATCCTACAATTCTTCCCGCATTATCGAATTCACCAGGATTAAGGGAACGAATACGAACCTTGGCACCAGGATGAGGAGCTTCAATGATCTGTCCGCCACCAATGGACATAACAACATGGTGAGCTGGGTTACCGACGAATAGAAGGTCACCAGCTTGAGTCTTGTTCTTGTCCACTGCCTTTGCAGACTTCTGCTGATCAGCAGCAACACGTGGAATCTTTACACCAGCTTGTGAGTATGCCCACTGAGTTAGACCAGAACAGTCCATGGCCTTTCCTGGTGTTTCTCCTCCCCAGACATACGGAACACCTAACTGAGTCTCGGCGGCTCGGATAACAGATGAAGCATTGGCTCCAGAACCTGAGGAAGAACCATTACCTACAGAAGTTCCACTAAGAGTATTACTAGACGCCTGACCATATCCACCAGGAGCAGTTGGAGGTGTATATCCTCCACCCAGCATTTGAAGATACTTGGGATCAACATTTGCACCAGGATGCGCAGCAAACCATTCCTTGGCCTTCGCAGCTCTCACGCTCTGGCTCTTGCCCATGTAATTGAACATGGCACTTTCAAAAGATGAAGTGTCTGCACCACCCCTATTGGTTCTACTGTTTATAGTATTCTGCGTAGTCTGTCCCGCAAGAGCAGCAGCACCTAGGGCACCTGCACCAGGAAGCATTCTTGCTAGCAGTCCTGTACTTGCTGCACCACCTGCGACAGTAGTTACGTTGTAAACGCCATTGGCACCCATAGCCCCTAAACCACTTGTTGCGCCTCTACCAAACAAACTCCCTAGGAGCCCGCCTGAGCCTCCCAAAAGTCTAGAGACACCTAATAGACCTGCGCCTGCTCCAAAGGCCCCAGAGAAGCCTCCTAGGGCGTTAGAGACAGGACTGGCAGCTCCCGCTCCGATACCTAGAAGCTTGTCCATCCCAGTTGCCTTAATCATGGCTGTCATAGCCTGACTGAACTGGTTGATTACATTAGTAGTCTTGGTGAAAGCAGATGCCATTGTCTCGTTGACATCTTCCTGACGAGTCATCTGTGTTGAGCTGAGATTACGCTGTGCCTCAAATGCTGAGGTTCCGATACCTACACTCTTCAGTCTGGAGATAGCATTCTTATTTCCACCAGCGGCCTGCTGTGTAAGAGTGGAGTATTGGGCAGAAGAGATTCCCTTGTTCTGTGCTGTTACCTGTCCCTGTAGATAGTTCTGGTATTCCTGAATAGTATTCTGGTTCCAGCCCATCTGAGCACCCCAGGACTGCATGTTCACATTAAGTGATCCACCCTGTTGGATAGCAGCATTGAACTGTGCAGCAGTAAGCTTCTGATTACCGAAGGTTCTCTGCATCATTCCCTGTGCAATAGAACTCATGGAAGCATTGCGTCCTAGACTTCCCAGTCCGTAAGCCTGTCCCATGATTCTGGAACGAGCTGAGAATGTTTGCTGAGCTGCTGTAGCAGAAGTTGCGGCACCCATAGTAGGACTCAGGTATCCGAAAGCATTAGCCTGTCGGCTACCGTTTACAAAGGCAGGATTAGACTGACCATTAAATACAGCATTACCGAAGGTGTACTGATTTATGTATGCAGCCTGAGCAGCATCAGTAGTATTAAGAGCGGCATAGTTATTAGCGAATGCACTACGCATGGCCACGTTGTTGCCTGTAGTTCCGCCACCAGCAAGAGCAGACTGTGAACCATAGAAGTTCATCTGCATCATGTTGGACATGTTCTTGTTGCCGTACTGGGTCAAGGCAGAAGCCACACCCATTGCAGCACCGACACCAGCAGACAGACGAGACCCAGCACCTAGTGCGCCAAATCCTCCGCCACCTCCATTGGATCTAGTTCCACCCTGGCGACCGGCACCACCAAAGGAGCCACCACCTCCATTAGAGCTGTAGCGATTACTATTGGAACCTGCATTCCACCCTGATGCGGATGAGGAAGTGCCTGTAGAGCGCTTGGTAGAACCAGTCAACCCATCAATACTGCTGACTAGCTTCCCTACATCCGCGCTCATTTTATTAACTTGTGTCGTTAACGAATCAACCGCCTGCTGAAGACCATTGGTCCCCAACAAGCGGCTGGCTCCGATATTGTTTTCCTCAGCCACTTAGGTCTCCTAGGGTAAGTCGTTACTCTCAATTTTACCTCATGGGTACTCCACCGAAAGTAGCCCCAGCTCCTACAGGTCTAGTAATGACTTGAGTAGAGTTATTAGCTTGATGCATCTGTTCGTACTGCTGCTCTAGCTTGTAAAGGTAGCGCTTTACCCAGTGCTTGCGTTCCCTGTATGTTAGCTTGCGTGAATCGAAAATAGACCAGTTGAATCCCTCTTGGAGTTGTTCGTATTCCTTGTAGAGGGATTCGTAATTAGAGTTCCCGAAACAGAATACCCACATTGAGTGGGACAGGAACCTCTCCTTCGCACGCATGGCACTTTGCAAATACCTTGTCGTAGCGTGGTCCAGGCTGGTTGTTGTATATGTACTCTTGCAGAGTATTTCTGTCAGCGATACTCATTCTCTTTACATCTGCCAGACCGTTGCTCATCTTCTCGGAGCCATCAGCTTCAGTGAAAGAGATAACACAGTTGGCAAGGGTTATGCTGTTCATTTCAGGAAGGGTCAGTACGTTCTTGAATATTTCATTCTGTACAGCACCAGTAGGGAAATTGATCTTTGCCTTACGTCCCTTACGAAGTTCTACAAGGAACTCTCGTTCCTCAGGATCATCAAGCTTGCCAACAGGGATGTCCTTGAGATCCATGGAAAGGTCATTGCTCTCGTCACAATGAGGACAAGTAACATTGAATACCTCAAACTCGTCACCGAAAGTCGCACGACGAATACCCAGCATCAGCATGTCCAGGTCTCCCTGCATCATGGAATCAAGAAGATCCTGCGTAGCCTTCTTGTCTCCTACAGATACCGTTCCACACAGTAGGAGAGTATTGATGTACTTGGCGGGGTTGGTAGCAGATCTAGCCTTTGCTATCTTTTCCTCATGCTCACCATTGAGTTCCTGTACCTCTGCATCCTGACGAATCTTTCCATCAATCTCGATACCCGCAGGAAGTTTTACATAGGTATCGGGCAGTTCCTCAATGGAAGGGGCAGGCTGTAGGGAATGAAGAACTCTCTTTGTAAGCTCATGAAGTTCTTGATCTGTACCCTTACCTACCTGCCCCTTGTCATCATCAAAGGACATTGAGTATTCTGGCTTTTGGTATTCCATTAATTCTCCAAATATTGTCACGAAAGGTTATACATCAGTCTAGCTTAAAAGTTAACTCCGCTCAAGCCAATCTGTGAAGCCAGCTTATAATCGAATCCTTCGTGAGCCAATGAGATCTGCTGCATAAGAACAGCGTTGGCTCCAGCATCTAGATCAGAGAATGCCATGGAAGTAATCCATGCATTGTAGATTCTATAGATAGCCTTGACAGGAACAGTTGGTGTGGTTACTGGGTGGTCCAGAACCATGACATCAACTGTTGCGCGGAAATCCTGACCTGGAGAACCTGTTCCTGTTCCCTGCATTACTGTGAATAGTTCGCGCATCCACTGCCACATAGGTCCAGAACCAACTGCTACACCTTGGGATAAAGTAATTGGTGCGAAGTCACTCTGCCCGGGCATTTTCTGTGTTGTCGTGTTCATTCCACCTTCACGATATGGAATAACTTCAGTGGTTACATTCAAACCACTTACAGTCATGAATCCCATAGTAGTGAAACCAGAAATATGTGGGTGCATGATATTTACATTGAACTTGAAATTTCTTAGTGGATCTGTGGCCAAGTGAGCAATAGACGGAGTTGCCTTAGCTGTAGGCGCGGTTACAGTAGTAGCCATTTAACTATCCCCTTATCCGGTAGTTGTTGTAGAAGCGGCCATCTGGTTAATGTCGATCACAACGAACTCAGCAGGACTGTTAAGAGCCAAACCAACTTGTACGTGGACTTCGCCAGCAGCGATGGTTGTTGGAGTATTGTTTCCAGAGTCGCACTCTACAAAGAATGCCTGACTTGCTGTGTCTCCGTTAAGAACACCCTGCTGCCAAATTCCCTGTAGATATTGACTTACTACAGCAGAAAGTCTTGCCCATAGGTTTGCATTGTTGTTCTCGAAGATTGCAAACTGAGTAGCCTGTGTCAGCGTGTACTGGATATTCATAAGAGTACGCTCAATGGATACATAGCGACTAGGTAGTGTAGGTAGAAGAGTTCTTGCACCCATAACACAGAATCCATAAGATGAAATATTACGGATGATGTTAATACCATTGGAGTTCAGGGTATCCAGGTTGGTATTCTGGAATGCCAGTTCAACTCCTGCAACTCTCTGAAGAGGAATGGTTACACCAGCAGGAGACTTCTGTACACCAACCTGAGCATCTGTCTGAGAGTACAGACCTAGAACAGCCCCACCAGGTGGAAGAGTTCTTGTAGCACCAGGTGTAGAAGAAACAGGATCTGGAACCTGTACCCATGGAGCGTAGATAGAAGCGGCAGATGTAGGAGTGATCTGACTATTTCCCACAACCATATTCAGGTAGCTGTTCACAGTAGCGGACTCATTAGGCGTAAATCCGTCAGTTCCGATTGTTGCAGGTGGCGCATCAATTACTGTGAAGATATTAGGAACAGACTCTGTCCAAGCAAGAATAGGATTCAGAGTAGTTGTGGATGTAACACCAGGAAGATTCAGATCAAGATTGCCCTGAATAGTATTCAGAGTCTGTGTGGCAGTCAGAAGACTTGGAGTAGCTGACCCGTCAGCACCAGATGCAAGAGCTATAGGAGACTGGTCTTGTGGGGTGATGGCAGTAGTCCAGGTTGTATACGCGCCTAGGTCAACAGCATGAATGTACTTGGACCCTAGCAACGTAGAGTTAATCATGGATACTGCATAGCGCTGATCAGTTCTGTTCATTGTCACATCAATGAAACGCTCAACGATCATTGCGTCAGCGGTTCCACCATAGCGTACAGTCAGATTAAATCTTCCTACACCATTGACAGAGTCAGTGATATCGATGAAGATCTGATTCCCCCAAGCTCCCACAGAGATACAGGAAAGCTTCAGAATTGGTACGGCAGTTCCAGTTGTATTGTAAAGAGGAATAGCTGTTGTAGGTGTGAAGCTACCATCATCAGTGAATGTAACTGTTGGGGAGGTAACAGAGCTTAGTAGTAGTGGAGTAGATAGTGGTCCACCAAGTGTAAGGTTACGACGGTAAATCTTGTAACTGGTTGCTGTAGCTACAGCGGTCCAGGTAAGTACAACATTATTAGTCACAGTAAGAGTCTGGTTGGCGATAGCCTGTACAGGTACAGAACCATTGGTTTCACCAGGAGACTTCACAGCAGTAACAGTGTACTCGTATGTGTAAGAAGGTGTAGTAGTTCCACCTGGTGTTGCACCAAGACCTGTTGGAGGAAGGATTGCTCCTACTCCTGCTTCACGGTCATTAAGAGTCTCGTTAGCTGCTACAGCATCAGAAGCTGCTGCGCGAACTACATAGCACTGATTTCCATTATTGGCGAAGTACTGCCATACGGCAAAGGGAAGATAGTTAGTGCCATTTCCGAATCCGCCGAACTGATCCACGAACTGGTTCCAACTATTTACAAGGGTTGGCTGAGTTGGTCCCTGAGTGTGAACACCCACGAACGCAGCCGTAGCTGCACCAGGACTATTGGTCCCAATGGTCAGCGGAGTCAATGATGTATTAACATATACACCAGGACGCTGATATGTCATTAATATCTCCTAGCTAGGTAATTAATTGGTGGCTTACGTGTGATCAACGATCAGCCACGCAACGGTTGATGTATCCGCCGCATTACTGGAGTGGATAACGAAAGATGTACCTGCTGTAATAGTACCAATATTTAGGAATCCGGCGGTTCCACCGGTTATTTGTGGTGTCAGATAGATACGACTATTAGCAGTTACAGCAGTAGTAGCTACAGTAACAGTTCCTGCAACAAGAACAGAAGTTCCCATCTTGGCATTCGTACCTTCTGCAATCTTTACACCGCGACCAGCAGTAACAATAGCTAGGTCAGTTGTTGTTAGACCAAGTTGATTAGCCGCAGTTCTTCCAACAGTTACATCTCTAGCGGCAGCACCAGAGCCTACCGTGAATGAGCCATCTCCAAGTAAGCGAAATCTATCAAAAGCATCTGCACTATTTACATTGGAGGACAAGATAGTATTACCACTTGCGGAAGGCTGTGCAGCAATATTTCCCTTAGCAGAAGCTGCTGTACCTGTATTACCCAAAGTTACACTGGTAACAAAGTTGAAATTACCAGCACTAGTTTCCAATACAGCAGAAGGTGTTGCAGTAAACCAGTTAGCAGATGTTGATCCGGTACCTTGGAAAGAGGCATTGATAAAACGAACAGCTTGTGCAGCAGATATATTTACAGTCTGCTGCACTCCAGGAGTACCTATGGTAACTATTGGGGAGGCGAATCTGCAATCATCAACGTAGCCTGTTGAGGTTCCTGACCAGTTAATATCATAATTACTGCCAGTGGCTCCTTGACCACTAGTAGAAAAGAACAAGTCATTAAGATGAACAGGTGCCCCAGTACCCTCAACGGAAATACCATGAGTCTGATTATTAATGAAGCGTAGAGTACTAAGATGAATATTTACCGCAGCACCCGTAATACGCACACCTATAAGACCTTGCTGAATAACTCCACCGTCTATCTGAACATTCTGTGGAGACCCATTAGCGCTGTCTTCAATAAGAACATTATTACCTGTGTTTGGGCCTAGTGCATCCAAATTCTTTATAAAGGATGCTGCACAGTTCCCCTTTATATGAAGACCCACACCTGTACCCAGAGATGTCCATAGGAATAGATTAGTAGCAAGAATATCCCAAGCATCTTCAATTCTAAGACCATCTAGATTAGCTGAGGCTCCTGTGGTAACTCCTCCGGAGATGTACTGAATATTGGATACGAAGGAATTTACAGCAAAACCAGAAGCAGTGTTTCCTAGGAATCTGATGCCACCAGCAGAAGATCGGATAATAACATCCGTTATCATAGTCGCATCAGGATTATTACTTGAACTACCTCCGGCTGTTACTTCAATCGCCCATCCGTTGATGAACCAGAATACGCAACGAGTAATTTTGGAACGACGTACAGCCGTTACTTCTACAGCATTAGCAATAGGATTACTAGTAGTAGTTGCATTATTTCCCTGAATAGTCAGGTCCACAACTTCACAAGTACTAGCAGTTATCTGAATAGCATAAGCTCCAGTAAAGCTGGAACCAATAGTAAGCTTAGCATTCTCTGCCCCAGAACCTCTAAGAACTGTTCCCACATTTGGGACAGTTAACTGAGAACTGTTAAGTAGGTAATTACCTGGTGGAAAGAATACTGTTCCACCATTAACAGCAGCGTTTATTGCTGCCTGAATAGCGGCAGTATCATCAACTACGCCGTTTCCTACTGCGAGATAATCCTTAACATTATATTGGTTTACTCCTGCTGCCGCCCCAGCACTTATACCTAAATGGGATACCGCTAAAGGAACATTGGTTAGGTCACTTAAGTTATTCGCGCGCTGTAGCGCCCCAGCTATTGTGGAAGTATTGTTATTATCCAACTGAGTTAACGCAGCATTGAGAGAGATATCCCAATTCAAAGAACCCTTAACGGGTAGTACTACTGCCATGGAAACTCCTACTACTCGACTGGGGGAAGAACTGAAATAGTATTTATAACGGTGTGTACCTGTAGATACTTATTTACCTCTATAGGTAGTAGCTCTGTGGAAACTCTAACAGAATAGATGGAGTGGAATACTCTCTTATCATCAGTATCATGAGTGCTCTGTCTCTCTGGGCCGGACATAAGATCCATTCGGCGTACTGTGCCATCCTCAGGTATTGCTAGATAGCCATGTCTTACGCTAAGGAAATCAGGTCCAGATAGTACAGCAGAAAGAAAAGTAGAGTGCTTGTTAGTTCTGGAAAGTACTTCTATTTGGTAATCAATATTATACGGTATAGGAGTAAAAGCCCAGTATGGACTATTAGTGACGTCTAGGTTAGAGTCATTTATCCACTGCTCAAAACCTTCTGGAGTGTACGGCAACTGTGACCAACCAGAGGAAGCACGCTCTGCATCATATGACAAGCCAACATTGCAGATGATGATAGAAGGGTAGGTAAGGTCTACTAGTTCCGTATCATTGTCCAGCCAGGTAACCTGTACTGGTCTTCCTGTATCAGGAGCATTGACGTCCTGTACAACCATTCCGGAGAATTTTTCCATCATGGCTCTATCTTCATTGAAGATAAACATATAACTCCTTACTTACTGGTTGGCTGGATTAGGATTTAATGATGGAATAATCTGTCTTAGCTGCTTGCTCATTCCATTTGACGGCTCAGGAACCTTGTAGTTAAGTGGATAAGCACTACCATGACCACTGTTGTATGGATCATAGGAAGCATTGTTTAGATTCCACTGCTGTTCAAACGCTGCACCAGATCTGACATCTGTTGGAACAGCATACTGTGCGAACTGTATATCATTTACTAGCTCATCCGGCTTAACCTGTGTGGCATCAATAGCCACGATAATGTCTCGCTGTTGAATCTGGCCGAGAACCTGCACAGTGGTTACACGGAATACCTTTGTGTCATAGACGAATCTGTCCTTAAGGTAGTTAGCAGTATTGATATCCATCTTATTCAGACCCAGCTTCTTCAACTGGTCAAAGGATAATGTGACATGCGCTCTGTCGTTGTAGTAGAAACCGTCTTCAGAATTATCGTTGTCTCCCTCAATATGGATAACATGGAGAGCTGGAACATTCATAGGACCAAAATAGATTCTACCCAAAGGAGAATCTGCTTCACCATAGACAGGATCAACACTGGACTGGTCGTAAGCAAATCTGAAATAGGCTACAGTATCTCCTGTCCATCTCTGCCAATCACGAAGACCTCCATAGATAGAGGCAGTTTCAAAGTCGACAGAAAAGCGGCCACCCTTCCAGCCTGCTCGGTCAATCGCCATACTAGCTCTCTTTCCATGGAGGTCTTCATTGGACTACAATCCCCATAGGCCACCGAAGATAGGTGAACTTAGGTTGCTCTCGTCTTCTTCTCTTGCATCGATAGGAGGCAACTGACGACGTGGCAATTCGTAATCGTCGTACTCTCTGTCCTCAAAGATAGGTACCAAACGATTGGTAGTTCTGGAAACTCTACGAATCTTGGACATCTCTATTGCGTTTAGTCCTACGTTAAGCATAGCGCAAAGCTGGTTGTACCTTGCAGTCATACCATCGATCTGTTCACGGATCTGCTGGTATCTCTGACTACGCGGAACAGTAGTTCCATCAGCGGAAGAGATATCGATATCGGTAGAAGCATCAGTAGCAAGTGCCCAAAGAGCATCAATGGATGCGCGGATAGCTACTAGAGTTCCTTCAATCTCTGGGAGATTGGATAGATCCATTGGTACTCTGACGTACTTAAGGAATCCATTTGAATCCTTGTAGCGTGTCTTGGTTGTTCTACCATTGACGTGCTGAAGAGTCGCATCATTTATAAAATCTGTAAGCTCAGTATCGGAAAACATTCCACCAGCAAATCCTGATACTACAAGAGTATCTCCTTGAGGAAGTGGTGCTGAAGCTCCCTGTAGGAAGATGCGGCCTTCCTGACTATTGAAACTGTAGTCAGTATTGGCTACTAGAAGGATAGGTGCTTGATTATGAATCCATGTTACTGTCACGTTCCATACATTGAAATCTGTAAGATCATAGGTGGACACCATTCCCGTACCTAAGAAGGTATCTGAGAATGGTGCCCCTGTGTCCCCCAGCTCAGTGCGGACTCTACTGATAATGTCCTGAGTAGTGAAGCCCATAGCTGGAACCTACTTACTGTTGTGTGAGTGTGATATTAGCTATTGGAATAGTAATAGATTGATTCTGTGGAGCCAGCACTGGTATATCCCACTGCCAAGTAGCAATAACTTCCCCAGAAGTTCCGGATACAACATTGACCAGTGCCCCAAATGTTGTAGTAGTTCCAGAGCCAGCAGCTCCTGTAAAGGGTCCGAATGTCAGAAGATTAGAATTCTGAATCTGACTGGTTCCATTATTAGGTGTAGATGCTGCTGTAAATGTAGCGACCTGTCGTGCATAACCTGTAGCCGCAAGTTCAGTAAGTTCTGATAGCTGCGGATTAGTTGGAACTGCTGAAGTAGTCGTAGGATCTGCGGTCAGTAGCATAACGTATGCAGTTGTCGGAGGAGTCCAACCACCTAGTGAAGTACCTGTAATCCAGTCCAGCATGGCACGGTCTGTTGTGTCGGTGAAATTACCTGACATATTGACTTCCTATTTTGTCGAGACAAAAGCTTGTCTTAGCGGTAGCCACCGGTCCATAGGAGGCCCTTACTGTCTAGGTGTCTCGCCAAATCCAGCGGCACCGTATACTTGCGGCCCTCTTCAAAGTTATAGTGCTGTCCGGCACCAAAGGTTACAGACTCAAGAGTAGTATTCGGGATGATCGTACGAGTCGGGGTTTCCAGCTCAATCTCTTCATCTCTTTGGTAAAGCTCATCCTCTACTACACGGGTAAGGGGACCATCTGAATAATCAATAGGAACTGCGTTCTCCTCGGCTTCAACCTCAGCCATCATAGAAATTTCCTGTGATCTCTTCTTGAGTTCAGCCTGGTTTTCCTTCTGAAGACGCTCAGTCTCAATACCTGTCAAGTCTCCTGCACGCTTACGTGGTGGCATTCTATTCTCCAATTTAGTTTCTCAGTTAGTAGGATCTCTGATCCGTTATCTATATTGTAACGCTTTTGATATGGGGTTTAGGGTTGGTACAGCTTTTGAGGACACTAGACACACTATGGGGACTGTGCTATGATGATCTTATCATCCACTTCAACGAAAGGCTTTACTGTGAAGAACATTCTGCACTTCGACCTTAACGAGACTAAGTCTGCCAAGATTCTAGCAAACCAGGAAAACATCTGCCTAGTCTGCCAGCTACCTTTTGGCAAGGAGCACCCTAAGTATGACGTGTTTGCTCCTGCTGATGAGAACCACGGTTTTGAACCCTGCATGACTCAGGTCACTCTAAACTCTCCCTTGGGTATGCACTTTATCCATATAGATTGTGATCTGGGAATGTACCTATTCGACTATAGTGCTGAGCTTATGCAGAGGGCCTATGCTTATGTCACTAAGGAGAATAATTAGGCTAATGGCTACCATTGAATGTTCAGTCGATGAGTGTATGACTAAGGTGCACTCAAAGGGTCTGTGTCAGAAGCACTATCGCAGGTTTAACCGGAATGGTAATACTGATCTCCAGGGTACTCCTGAGATTAGCTGGGAGCTGATTCGTGCTAAGAGTGTTCAGTATAACGATTGTATTATCTGGCAGGGTTCTACTGATAAGGACGGATATCCTCGGGCTTACTCCCCTGCCCTTTATAAGGCAGGAAGCACCAATCCACTAATATATATTCGACGCTGGATTATGGAACAGCTAGGGGAGGATATAAAGTCTAATATTATAGAGAGTTCCTGCGGAGATAAGCTCTGTCTATCAAAGAAGCACCTTCAGAAGTCTACAGTTTCTGAAGGTCTATGGACTGCCGCAGGAATAAACTCTCGTAAAGAGTTCTGTCCTAGCGGCCACCCTATAGATTCAGAAACTAAGGACGGTAAGCGATACTGCCGAATTTGCACTAAGGGATATCAGCTTAAGTATCTTTACGGAATTAATCTTGATGAGTATAACCAAATGCTTGTTGATCAGGATAATAAGTGTGTTGGTTGCGAGAAAACCTTTGGTCGTATTCCTGGGCCCTGGGGAGATCGTACAGAAGCATTTGTGGACCATTGTCATTACTCAGGGCTAGTTAGAGCGCTTCTCTGTATGAAGTGTAATAGTATCCTAGGATTCGCTAAGGATAGTATAGCTACCCTTAAAAATCTTATTAAGCTATTAGAAGCTAATACTGTAGATTAAATAATACCCTTCCTTTCTATAAACTCTAGAAAGGAAGGGTATTTCTTTATGCTAAACTATGGTATTAGTTAGTTGATGCAATTACTACGGAAATGTCTGTGATTAATCCCAATCCCCATATAGCATACCAAGCAAGTGCGTGCTCTCTTCCAAAATCTAGGATACCGCCATCGCGCAATTCAACAGGTAGAGAAATAGCGTGTCCGAATGCATTGTCTCCAATGAAGATGGAATCATAACGGTTAGTTGCACCATTACCAGTTGTTACACCATTAGTTGTGGTATCAGTTGTCCAACCTGCTCCAGCTCCACCTACAACATTACGAACCTGAGTAGTCTCGATAAACACTACGTCGTTGAGTCTACCTATCTCACCTAACATGAAATTACCTGGGGCAGCATACTTAGTCATTTCAATAAACTGTGGGTCATTTCTTAGCCAACGTGACTGGTGTGGGTGTACGAAACATACATATGTCTCACCAAGTCTTGGAACATTCTTTGTAGCCAAAGTTTCTACAGCGTCGAATACAACCTGGGAAGTAAGGTTGAAGTCACCAGTCATAGATACATTGGATGTTCCAGGAGTTCCTACATTGTAGAATACCTGGTTGTTGATTGCGCCAGAATCCTTCTGGTATCCGAATAGCTGAGAGGATGCCTGTAGAAGAGTGTTTCTTGCGGAGATGTCTAGGTAGGTAGCCATGTTACGACCTAGTAGACGAGAAGCAGAAGCCATAACATCATCGAAGGATGCGTTAAGTAGAAGCTCGGAAACAGCAACAGCGAATCCCTGTTCTGCAACAGTAATAGAGAACTGAGAAGCTGTTAGTGGAGCAGTCTGCATACGAATACCTTCAACAAGCTGGGAAGCCTGTCCAAGGTTGTTGTATCTCATGAAATTAATTGTAAGACCAGGTGTAACACCTAGCTCTGTCTTCTTTACTGCGAATTGCTCGAAACGCAGAATAGGCATTGCCTGGAATAGAATTTCTTTTGACCAGATGGTCTGAATTGCTGGGGAAAGAGCAGAGCTACTTCCATAGGAGGTTGGGGCTCCGGAAATATTCGGTGTGCCCGTAATTGCTGAGGCCATATTTAGTCCTTATCGATTATATGGGTTCGGGCACTAGCCGTACCCAGTGTATTTAACTTATCCAAAGAGGCCACGGTTAAGAGATGCATCCTTACCGGCCAGTCCAGATTCTTGACGGAACTTTGCATACTCAGCCATAGACATGTTGTTTATATCCTGTGGTGTGTACGTCTTTGATCCCATAGATCCTTCAATTGGACCTAGTGGAGGATAACCTGTAGTAGATACACCTCTTGGTTGTGCTACCTGCTGTTGTCTTGCCGCAGCCACTTCATCAACAATGGACTGAGTAGCAGCCTTTGCTTGTGCTATAGCGTTGTCAATCTGTTCCTTAGTCTCACCGGTAATGAAGTTATGGAACTGCGGAGCAATGTCTTCAGCATTTGCAGTAATAGCAGATGTTCTATAGTCTACAAGTTCATTATATGCTCTTTCCTTGGCAAGAAGTGCACGCTCATTGTCACGCTCTTGTTGGAGTGTGCTAAAGCGATTCTCCCAAGTATCATTAGTCTCCTTCAGCTTGGCTTCAAGAAGCTGCTTTGCAGACATCTCTTCTTCCTTCTTAGCCTGAAGTGCTGAGTCCTTTTCCTGCTGCTTACGCGCGACTTCTGCAAGTTCCTGCGCTCTCTGCTCCTCAATGGTCTTAAGGGACTTCTGAGCTTCTGCCCACTGGTCCTTCAAAGACTTGATATCAGAGTAGAGCTTGTCCTTCTCTTCCTGTCTTACTCTTGCTAGGTCTGCTTCAGTGAATGTACGTTCACCTGTAGCTCCGTGTGCAAAAGAAGATGGGGAAGGGTTTGGACTCTGCGCACCATTATCGCTTGGAGACTCAATTGTTGCCGCCAAACCTGGCTGTACTGGAACTGTCATTTTTCTATCTCCTGAGTTTTAACTAGCCGTTTTCCGAATATGTCCCGAATTAATGTACTTAACGTTATTCTAATTGTCGTCTGTAGGTAGCTGGCGTGAACCTAGCTTAGTACCGTATGCGTTGTTAACCATCTCTCTTAGAGCATTCATGGAACCTGCTCCATCCAAAGCCTGTAGATTAGGAGTCTGATCAATCTTATCCGGACCATTATCTGTTGGCTTAGGGTTTCCTTCTGCATCTGTAGCAGGAACTGCATTAGGATCTGCAACAGACCCGTCTTCAGTTGGTAGAAGACCAGTAGACCCGAGAGCGATAGCATCTATCTGTGTTCTCAGCATACGTAGTGCACCATCACGAATTGCATCTTCATGTAGCTCATCATAGATTTCCTGAAGCTTGTCATCTGGGAACTGTTCTCCCAATTCCTTCAGTGCTCCTCTACGACTTTCAAGATCCATGTTCATCATGGCTGCGATCTCATTCAGCTTTACAAGCTTGTCGATTGGAAGTGGTGAAGGCCAATCGATATCACTGAAGTAGACCAGTGGATCATTAGGATCAATCATCAATGGCTGACCCTCTTGTATAATCCCCTCTGTATCAGGATTATAAAGTAATGCTTCAGGCTCAAAAATGAATAGAGTTCTAAGAGCTAACTCATTTATCTTTTGTAGTCCCTTACCATATTGTATCTTCTTTAGGTCAAACTTTTGCATTAGTGGCAAAAACTGCATTGCAAGAGCTACACCAGAAGTATTTGAAATAGCCTGTGACTGTCCAAGAGCAGACTCTGGAACACCTGTCATCTCATGCATACCAATCTTGAGGGTATGCAAAACTTCAAGTGGCCACTGTAGATCCACACCATTTTCAAGGTTATGGATATCTACGTCCTTGCTACCAATAGACCAAACACGGTTGGTACCCTTCTCAAGTTGACTTGGCTTTGCGCCAATAACAACTGTGATAGGAGCTGCATGATAGTTTACGATATCAGCAATGTCAGTAGCAGTTTCATTGTACTGACGGTTGAGAGTAATAATGTCCTGTACATCGCTCATTCCCCAAGGGGAACCTGATGCAGGATGATTGGCGATATGCACGATAGGAATAACACCTAGTGCATTTGGACGCTCATCAATAAGCTCATCATTTACATACTCACGAATGACATCAGAACGAATCAATTCAGTATAAGTATATACGCTTCTTGTACCTTCTGTGTTTGTTCCCCAGAAACGGTACTTAAGTTTGAACTCCAGAAGTCTGTCACGGTCGTGTGGATGCCAGGTTGGAAAGCAGTAGGCAGAGTTAAGGGGAAGGATACGGACTCTTCCAGGATGGAAGTTACCAGCATCATCAGTCCACTCTGATTCGTAGGCTACCTTCAAAAAACAGTCTCCAGAGACACCGCCCTGTTGACCCATCTCCCAGGTAACGGCCTTCATATTATTATCCTGCTGCCAAATTCTCTTCAGCAGAGCGGGAATAATGTGGTCATATTCCTTGATGGTATCAAAGGCGATGCCTCTGGAGAAACAGAAGTTATTTATATAGTCAGCGAATGACTTGATGTAATTGAAAGTAAGTTGAGGATCACCGAATTCACGTCTGGTTCCCCAGTGGTGTCCTAGATACCAAGCCCAGTACTCTGCATATCTATTGAGTCTTGGCCCATGCATTTCAAATTCTTCATCGGAAAGCTCTACTAAACCTAGTGGTGATATTGCTATCGCTAGGTCTGATGCTGCTGCTCTCATTGACGGAGAAGCGAAACTCATTGACATGGGCTATTCTCAATTCTTCGAATTAGTATCTCTTGATCTACAGATTACCACATATTACTTAAGAGATTATGCGGTATCAAATCTACCTGCTATTAAAATTGCTCCTTGTGAAGTGTTATTTAGAGAAGTAGCTGCCTTAGTAGCAGCAATATATCCAAGAAGACAAGCCTGACTTCCAATTAGATCCGGATTGGGTGTAAAAATTTCCTGACCAAATGCAGCAGTAGCCAGCGCTAGGGAACCGTAATCCACCTGCCCGTACTGAATAACAATCTGAGACCCTGAGACTCCTGTAGGAACTTGCCATATTCTATGTATAGCAGCATGACCATTAGCGCTTAGTGCAGTAATAGTTCCGGCATTATCATAGTTAGCAACATCAATAGTTGTTCTAGTTGCTGATTGAGATGAAGAGTTCTGAGTCACGTATCTAAAAGTGGCTACAGTTTCAGCAGGATTGGTTACTAGATTGGGAACAACGGTTCCACCTGTAGCAAAGTTTCGTCCTACAGCTACCTGAGTACCGGCTGCCTTATTAATATTTAGGTTAGCCCCATTGAAAGTAATCTGATTACCAGATACTGAGAAAGATCCTAAGTTAATAAATAAGCCAAATAGAGTGTCAGTAGAGTAGTCCAGAACTATTGGTGCACACATAATATTGTATAAGTTTCCAGTACCTGTAGCAGACCAAGTCACTCCTAGTTGCACATTAGATCTACGCTGGGAACCACTCAAAGCTGTAGTCTGAGAATGTATAACGCCACTGCTATCTGCATACCAATAGTTAACAACTTGTGGAGTCTGCAAACCACTAAGTGTAATGGTCTGAGCACTTATATTAACAAGTGTCACAGCTGGATTAGCCGGATCTGTTGTGTAGTCAGCGATATAACCAACGGCGGCAGTAATATCAAACGCATTAAGAATACCGCCATTCTGCGTCATTACTCCACCACTTATAGTTCCACTACTAACAGTGACTGGGCGAATACCCCATGCCGCTGCTGATCCGGAAGAGGCTACTATACTCTTGCCAAAATTAGCTGTGCTAGAAACTGCTACACCAGTTATCTTGGATACGGTTGGATTAGGATATGTACCTGTTAAATCTCCCCCAGCACTTCCTGTTGGAGGAAGAACAGTAGGCAACTGACCAAATGCCATAGCGTCTGTAGCTAGTGTTGCATTAGCCAGAGATGTAATCTTATGGCTGTTCATAGATACGTTTGCTGCTGGTGCACTTACCAGATCAAGAGTAGGCATAGCATGGACGTGACCAGCATCAGCTACTTGTCCAACTGCTCCTGCTGCTTGGGTTCCTAAAGGCGCTATATTGCCCGCTGTGACGTTTACATTGTCTTGGGCAGCAGAACCTAGCCCTAGGGCTGTACGGGCCGCAGATGACGTTGTAGAGGCTGTTCCACCCTGGTTAAGAGGAAGGGGTGAAGCAAGGTGAGTGCCTACTACAGTAGGAAGCACATTAGTACCTGCTAAGTCTCCAGCAAGTTCAATAGTTCCTGTAGTAGAAGTAGTAGCCCCAGGAAGATTACTTGGATCAACAGGTATTTCCAAACTTATAGTATTACCTACTTGGCGTAGGCCTAGACCTATATTTACCAGACCAGGAGAAGAAAACTGAGTCCAGCTAATAGCAGTGGTTCCTACTGTATACGGTGGAGTTCCTACTACTACCCAGCCTGATCCTTTATTAGCTGTTCCATTGTTGATAAACGCTGCTGCTGCATTAACTTCAGCAGACTGATCCATATCAGTTGCACGAGTAAGAATATAAGGAATACCAACGGTTCCCAAAGTTGTCAGGGTGTAGATACCATTATTGGCTGAGGCCACTTCATTCTTTACCATAACTCGATCGTTAAGAAGAACGGTATAGCCATCAATAACAAGAACGCCAACAGCAGTAGCTGTAAGAGTAGCTCCTACACCTAGTGTTCCGTTGACATACACATTAGTAGGCAGAGCTGAAAGCGTGCCTACTGCCACAGAATTCTTTACGGAGATACCTGCGGAGATACCATCAGCATATCCCTTGGAGGCAGCATCTACTCCACTGATAGGAGAAGGTACGATGATTCGATCAGTAAAAGTCTTGGCTCCCGCAATATTCTGGTTAGTAGTAAGGTCCACATAGTTCTGGGTAATACTTCCAGTGCCTCCCTGGACAACAGGAAGAGGTGCACTTAGACTTGTGCTTTGTACTAATGGGTTGGGATAAGCTCCCATAAGGTCCCCACTGGCAGAGCCTGTAGGAGCACCTCCCCCGAAGCTTCCTCTAGATGCCATTAGACACCAGCTTGTACAGTGAACGCAGCATTTGCAGCAGTAATGATCTTTACTACTGTATTGGATGTTGTAGCTATTGCTGGCTCTGGTGGAAGCTTAGGATTTACAGCATCAAGAAAACTCTGTGTAGGTACGAAGAAACATTCGTCTCCAGCAATAGTAGGGTCTACTCCGTCAAAACGGACCCACATATCTCCAGAACTTCTGTTAATAACTTCTATGTTGTGATACCAGTTGGCAAATGTAACTGTTGTTACTGCTGCACCTACTGTAGTACCGCTTGTAATATGAATAGCCATTTGGCTCTCCCAGTATTTGAGGGATGGGTGAGGAGAGTCCGGGTAGTAGTATGGAGATATTACTTATTATGATGCGTATACAGTGAAAGGAATCGCTGTATCTGAGATTAGAAGAACGGATGTTCCGTTGACACTTCTGGTAATAGGTTCCTGGGACAGTATTCCATTAGGGAAGGTAACAGCCTGCCCAGGAAGAACAGGATAGTTGTCGTCAGAGTTACTTGGTGTCAGTGAAGCAAAGACAACTGGAGCTATACCGTCAGTTCTCAACCAGATAGTTCCAGTAGTTCCTCTGTGAATAACAGTGATATTGGCAAAGTACTGAGGAAAATTGACAGGATAAACCGTGTTAATTGTCAGAGTATCTGAATGTGCTCTACTTGCAGCCATTGGTTTCCTATCTCATATTTACCACAGAAGTGGTTTGGTCTACTGGATACTTTACTTGCACATCACTTCTAGAAGGTAACTCTCCTCCGCTGTACCCAAGTCTGTTTAGTAACTGGTTCCGCTCTTGAATATCGGCAGAGTTCTGACCGGGAATAGGAGTGAGCATATAGTCACCACGATTCCCGGTCAGTTCTGAGTAAGCGTCGGTACGTCTGTCACGAAATACCGTCATGTTAATCCTTAACCTAGAACTGGGGAAGTTCCAGCACTTAGCGCTAGAGTAAGAACAACATTTGCAGTTGAAGAAGTAGCAATGACACTGATAGGTGTGCTGGCGGCGCTGAACACTGGAACAGCAGACGGATCAGTAGCAAGAGGAGTTGTAGTTGTCAACTCCGGACGGGCAACACGGTTACGGATGTATGTTGTTGCGCCGATTGGGCAGGATACAGAATCAACACCTGTGGTTACAGCAGTTCCAGATGTTGATACGAATACAGGCACAGTAGCTGCTGCTGGAACAGTTACAGCAATAAAGGGTGCCCAGGAAGTAAGCGTTGTAGTAGCTGCGGAAGTTCCAGCAGTTACAATTGTTGAGTAAACAGCCATTAGTTAATCCAATCGATAATTACTTGGTGGCTGTCTTGTCCACTGCATCAGCAGCAGCATTAACAACCTTGTCAGCTACGTTCACGTCAGAACGTAGAGTGTCAGCAACTGCCTCTACCTTTACAGCAGCGGCATGAATATCAGAAGCAACAGCAGTCTTTACAATCTCCTCAACAGGAGCCTGATGAACATGCTCAAGGACAGACTGTAGATGAGTAAGAAGAACGTGTAGATCACCCTCCACCTTATTCTTCACATCGACTAGCTTTGCCTCTACGTCAGTAAATACACTCATTTTATTTTCCTTTAGTTTCTTGCTACTGCCGCATTTGCGGAGTAGACAGCGCTTTCTAGGTGTGTGATGGCAAGAGACTTGTCTCTGCCTTCTGGTAACACGCTGTTCAACCATAGTGCATACTCTCTGGCCTTACCACGAATCTCTTCGTACAAGGCAGCAGTCTCAGGTGTGGAAGCGTGAAAAGTGAATCGGTTAGTTAGATCGTTGATATCCATATAGTATTCCTTATAAAGTTTCTTAATTTGAGACGATTGCTGAGTGCAATCTTTCGTATCTTCCGCCAGAACGGGTAACCTCTTCAAAGCGGCGAGTAGCATTGGTGTCAACGTTTACTCCATGCATGAACTCTCCGGTCATACCAACAGAGTCAATCCAAGCAGCAGAACCTACGTGAGCACGTGCGCGCATTGTCTCAGCGGCAGGCTTCTCGAATACATTCATATTGTGGTTAGGGCGACCAGGAGCGGTACGGTAACCCTGCATAGCACCTAGCTGGAAATCACTAGGAACATCGGTATCAGTAGCAATACCTTCCTCAAAACGCAGCGGTCCACGACGCTCAGGATTAGAAGCACCCTTTGCCTCATAGTTGACTGCCCCACGGTCTCTTTCTGGGAATCTAGGAGCAGGGGCTAGCTGAACAGCACGTCCTGCTTCCTGGTACATTTCTGCCATATTATTTCCTTAAGTTTATAGACGTCTATTACATATAATACCCTATAATCGGCTAACTACGTCTTCTATCATAGAATACATTGTTGCTGATCTCTATCTCCTCAGAAACAGACTCTGGAATAACGCTCAGGGCAATAGCCAAAGAGTCACAGTAATCATCATGAGCGTTGGCTTCCTTAGGTGCTTCAGCCAGCATATAGGGTCCTTCAAACTTCACCTGAAGGTCAGACATCTGCTGAACAAAGTTTCTATATGTACGAAGACTTCTGGTCTTAGCATGGGCTGGCCAACCGATCTTTCCACGATCTATCATCTCTCGCAGATACTTCCAGCGATCTGACTGTGCAGGACGCATAGAGGATACATCGATAATATCTATATGAGGCAATAATACTCTTAATCTGGAAATGAATAGATCACCCATACCACCAGAGTCCACACCGATAGCCCACACATTGTATTTGGATACGAATTCCACAATACGATGATACTGTGCTTCCCAGTCCTGTCCCTGTAAGTCAAGCCAGTTCAGTACTCTTGCATTGAAGTATCCGAATTCATCACGTCTTTCCCAGTCCACGAAGACAGCAGTAACAATAGTGCTGTCAATCTTTCGTGCAGGATCAATTCCAATAATGACTGGAGTAGTGTAATAAGCCTTAACAGTCTCCATAGACTTGTCCCCCAGTTCCTCCAATCTCTCGGAGGTGGTGAACATTCCCTGGGAAAGAAGCCACATGAGACGATAGGACAACTTGAACTCGTCTGAGTCGTAACCCATACGAAGCATGTCACCGGCTACGTGCTTCTCATACTTACTGTTCCACTTTCCTACTTCTCTGAAGTCTGCTTCAAAATGATTCATTCTGGCAGCACGCTTCACACCGTTGCGCTTGTTCATAGAGATTTCTCTATAGAAGACACCCTTCTCATAAGTAGGTGTGCCTGTCATAACAAAGGTTCCACGAGTAGACGCCAGCATAGGACGAATAGACTTGTCCACAACCTTCTGATCAGCTACCTGCGCCTCATCAAGCAGAGCAATGTGATAAGTCTTTCCTTCAATAGAAGCTCTTGGGTGAGCAGTCTGGCGACGTACAAGAGAGCCGCACTTCTCTAACTTAATCTCAGCACCACGACCCTTTATCTGTTCTCCCAGATCATTGAGAATACCTTGTGCTCTTTCAGAGGTAAGCATGGAGACTATTCGAGAGAACAAGGTCTTGGCCATGTCATCAACTGGTGCGAATGCTCCTACCCAGACTCCTTCCTTGAAGGAATCCAGCAGGGTGTTGAAAGGGTCTACCTTGGCCAGTCTGGGAAGCATGATCATAAGAGTAGCAATTGTTGCTGATACTGTTTCCGTCTTACCGCTCTGTCTACTGAATAGAGCAGTGATAGTAGCTCCATCATTGATAATTACTGATTCCATGAGGCGCGCAGCAAAAGGTCTTTGATAGCCATATAGCGGGTGCCCGGATAGTTGATCAGCAAACACCATAAGACGTTCTACTACTGCATCCACAAATGCTTGGGATTGAGGGTCCAGCTCTATCTTGGTAGCTTCTAGCGCTTCTCGTTCTTCTTTACTCAGTTCATCCAAGTACTCTTCTTGCAGAATAGTCATATAGTTCTCCTGATTAGTTTCTCGTAATTACATTTTACCTGAGTTGACAAACCAAGAGGTACGGATGTAGAGTTTGAGTACCACACCAACTAAGGAGATACTGATGGAAGATCCGAACGTGTTTGACCAGATGAGTCATCACGGAAGCCACTTTGAAGAGTTTGTCCGTCCAGCCGTCGCGGCAGGTGTAGGATACTGGATTGGACACAAGCTCTCTCAGACACGTCTTGGCCAGAGGTTTGAGAACAGTACCTTTGTAGGATATGTTCTTTCTCTGGCACTGATCGGAATCGGTGGATATGTTCTGTACTGTGCTGGTGTGTTTGTATGGATGCTTCTTAAGATTCTTGTTGCGGGTTAATTCTCTCTTCCAGTGCTTGCATAGCAGCAAGAAGAGATACTGCTCCAAGACGGATATCTTCAATGTAGATATGAGCCTGATCCTTGCTTGTTGAGGACAGGCTCTTTCTCATTTCCGAAACATCCCTGCCAATACCTGTATGGATATTGTCTATCCAGCGAATGAGTTCCTGGTCTCCAGTATTTCTCAGCCTGTTGAGTACTCTCCCACGTACCTTTGGGTCAGGCTGCTTTACCCTTCTGAATAATGTCATAGGTCCAATACTTCCACGAGTAGTTGTTGTTGCTCTGCCGAGAACTGCTTCTTTATAAGGTTCCTGCGAATGTGTGTCTTCTCCGCCTCAGAGAACTCTTCATGGTCCATCTTACGGCCCTCCATGGCATCTATAAGAGCCTGTTCCTCTGTGCGCCCAGTATTCCTCCACCAGCCTACTGTAAGGCCCTTAGAAGACCCCGGGAGCCGAAGGATGACAGAGTTGGACCATCTGTAGGGTTCGTCTACTTCATGCGTCGGATATCTGTGTATCAGCGAAGACTTCTTCTTCAAAGAAATGCTATGAAAGAACAGTCTCCATATTTCGTGTGTTTCTACATTAATTGACACTTCTACGTAATACCTCTTGAGTAGGGGAATGAGTTAAGTCTTGAGTTTATAAATCTACCAGGTGACTGGGCACGCTGGAACTGCCACCATACAGAAGGTGGAACATTGTAATAAGTGTAGTATTCTCCATTACGGAATTTGATACGCAGAGCCTGACTTCTCTCATCATATCCAGCAGCCAGAGTTCTTGGTCTACCCGGATCAATAGTAGGCGTAGGCTGATACGGCAGCAGAGCTTCATCGTCACCATTGATAGCCATGATAATCTCACTGGCTAATGTCTGGTCCACCAGTTTACCTGCTTGTGAGCGAACCTGGTTTATATCCAGAACAGAGCGCGGAGAATTAACTCCTGGTACAGGGCCGATACTACCACGTGGATTATATCTGTTCTGTCCCAGGAACTCTTCATCCCATGCGTTTCTACGGGTACTGGTTGTTCTTATTATTGGCTGTATTCTAGCAGCCGCTTTACGTCTCACCATTATTTCTCCTAAACACAGAAAGACCCTTCAAGTATAAGGATACCTGAAGGGTCTTTATTATGGAATTATTCGCTATCCGGATCCGCATAGTAACTACGGAATGACTCATGTGTCATATTGGAAGCAAGTACCTGTGCAGGAGTAAGACCTGATCTGGTGCCTCTGAACTGTGGAGGTTCATTATCGGATTCCTCTACCCACAGACCGTGCTGACTACGATACTGCTCAGGATCAATTCCAGCAAGACGCTGGATATTGGGATCAGGAAGCTGGTCCTCAGTAAAGGTATTACCTGGAACACCTTCTGATTCAGTCCATCCGTGCTGTGACTGTGCTGTCCAGCCATGGTTATGATCTGTCATTGTTATCCTCTTTGTTGAACTGTCCAGCCAGGATCGAAATCCTCTGGTCGGTCATGGGGACAGTCAGGACCCGCATAGACATGCTTCCCATCGACATAGACACAACGGTCTACCTCCATAGGAAGATGCCAGGGAGCAGTCTGTCCTCCGTGGGCTGTCCAGCTTTCTTCCTGCCAGACCGCACCTTCATCATACACTGGGTGATTAAACTCTATGCTCATGGATAAAACTCAAATCTGGTGGGGAGTAGGTGTCCGGTTTAAGTACTTTACCTATTTCATTGTAATGCACAGTTCCGTCAGACCATACCTTGCCCATGTTTGACTTATGCACTTCTTCAAATACCTCTTGTAGTGGAATACCAAGTTCCTCAGCAGTTCCATAGACTACATACAGTAGATCAGCAAGTTCCTTAGCCAGGTGCTCTTTACTATCTGAGAGTGTCTTGTCAAATGCTGGAGCCATATCCCAGTACAGCTTACGAAGCAGATACTTACTGTAAATCTCTAGAGCCTCTATGGTCTCCTTGTATTCTTCGCGAATTAGCTTCACACGCTTCTCACCTAAGGAAACAGAAAAAGATCGGTCTCGTCTAGCCTCTCCGTCCTTGTCGAACTTGTCGTGGAACTCCTTCAGAGACTTCATAGGGTTATACATCAGTACTGAACTCCGTCTACGCTGAAACAACCATCCTGAACAGTGACAAGACGAGGATACACACGCTGTCCGTAAACCTCCAGGATTCCGAATGCCTGCTGCCAGTTAGCTGCAACACCCTTCTTCTTAAGATAGTCAGCCTTAGTAAGATCCATGAAGTGACCAACCTCAAGACCAGTAAGAGTATTGCGAATCTGGCCATTGTATCCAGTGGACTCAGAAGTCATACCAGCACGGTGCGTGTGACCACAGACAGTGGAGACTCCAAACTTGTTCTTGGCCAGACCGAATGCTGTCTTACCAGCAGAAGGACTGAGAGAACCTTCATCACCATGAGCCATAACCCAACCTGGTGCAAGCTCTACAACCTCATCACGGATAAACTCTACGTCGTACTTATTGAAATGCATAAGAGTTTCAAGACTGAGTTCATCATCCATAAAGGATGCCAGACCTGGTGCACAGTTCTCAATGTACAGTTCCAAGCGGTCATCATGGTTGGAACGCACAATACGGAACCGACCATCGAAAACCTCACGAATGTCTGCAAGAATTCCTCTGGCAGTCTTAAATCCTCCACTGAGATCACCAGCAAACTCTGGCTTCTTTCCGCGAACCCAGCGACTGATCTCAGTAGAATCAGTGAAGTCACCGACCTGTGCAATCTCAGTAGGATGAAAGTCCTTGATGAACTGAATGAACTTGTCCACCAGAGCTACATCATGGAGAGGAGCCTGAACATCCGGCATGACCACAATGGTCTTAGGCTTTTCCTTGTAAGGAAGGAAAGTAACAGTGGAACCTGCTGGCTTGGTGTCAGGAGTAGCAAAGGTAGGGAACGGCTTTACCTTAGGCTCAAATGGATTAGAAAGGTCAATATAGTTCCGTACGGGAGGCTCTAGATATCCTACTGAATTCAGGGGAACTTCCATACCTTCTGGATACGTCTTAGCTGCCTGCATGTACTCACGGTAACTACGAACCAAACTATCAGACACTATGTATTCCGTCTGTGCGAATATCTGCTTTACTGCATTCCTGCGGCCCAGTAGGGTATCCTCTAGAATTTCCCTGACTGTGTCATCCTCATCCGCAAGATCCCGAAGCACTGCCAAACTCTTGATCTGCATACTGCCTCCTTATAGAAAAAGATCCATGTGGTATGGACGTTGAGGTACATCCTACACCACATGGATCAATACGTCTACTTCTTTGGTACCAGCAACTCCACCAAAGCTATTCCCAGAGGGATCATAACCATAGAGACCAGCCATCTGAACTGTGATTTCTTGGCGTCAATGTATTCCTTGATAGATCTGTTACGTTCGTCTGTCTCTCTTGTAAGAGCAGTCTGTACTTCGTGTTTTAGTGTGGCAAAGGACTCACGCAGTTCTCTGTGAATAGTTTGCAGATCTGTTTCGTTGTCGTCAATCTTTTCAGACAAATTGGCGAACTTCAGATCATCAACTCTTCTATCAGCGTGATATTCGGTTAAGGTCAGTAGCTTGTCCAGGCGGTTGGAGAAGTCGTTGAATCGAGTTTGCACGCCATCAAGCTCTCTCGTAACCGCCCCGGACCAAGCTTGTGGTTCTGGCTGTGTAGTCATAGTCAACTCACTTGGGGCTCGTATGGATATGTAAAGATGTTCCAGCCACATTATCCGTTAATTCTACGAGTATTGCCCCAAAGTGTACAACAAGTGGTCTAGTATCATCTCAGTTAAGGATAACACTAGACCACTCCTGTTTGTAGACTACCTACAGTTACTCTGCTTCTGGGCGTACTAAATCCCATACCTTATTGGCAATATCCTTGTTATCCAATAATGCGAACAAAAGACCTGCATTAGCGCTGTCCTTCACATAAAGAGCAAACTCCTTACGCGTGGCAACCCCTTGAAAGTAAAGCTCTACCGCATGAAACTCTGCACTGATTGTAGTATAGGTATCCCAATAGGCATCAAAGATTACCTGGTAAGTAGAGCGTAACCACTCATGCCATTCATCAGGAACGATACTGCATAGTTCCTCTAAGGTCTTGCCTTCCTTCATATTCTCCCAGATCCGACGCTTTGTCAAACCTGTCACGATCTTGTGTAAAAGTACATAGTCCTCTTGCTTCAGCTTGATCCTGTAGTCCAGATCGGGGAAGTAGATTACGTAGCCTTCTGCATTAGGCCTAGGAACGGCTTCTATGGCCTCTCTGAGCGTCTTGTAGGGGAAGGTAGTAGTCTTGGGACCATACCACTCTTCTACGTCCTTAGCGGGGCGTACAGAGCCTGTTATGGCGTTACGTGCAGCCAAGAGGACCAAGTCTTCCTGATCCCCATAATTCAGAACGATACGGTTACCTGGATAGATGATCTCTACCAGATAGGTCTCCTCATGCCACAGATCAAGCTTGTAACCCTTGTGTGCAGTATTCAAAAACTTGGTTGCCCATATTGCCTGATCTGAAACAAAGGAACCACGAGTAGCTACATACCAATTATTATGGTACTCAAAGATGATACCTAATGAACCGTCCATCTTGTCGGTTACTTCAACTCGGTAGCTATCCAGTAGACAGTGGTCATCAGTCTCTTGTCCGTAATTCAGGAACTTGTCAAAAGGTCGGGCAATAACATTCAACTTATCATCAATAATGAGACCACGACACTGTCTGGTTACTTTATTCCACTCGTTGTCAAACTGAGCCTTCTCTGTATAGTTCACGATACTAAGAGGTAAAGTGGGGTGCTTATTAACCCTAATATACTTGTCAATTAGCATCTTCCGATAGAGACTCATCGGCATCAATCCTGAAAGCTTCGTCATACTCCTTCTCCAGGTCTATTACAGCCTCACAATTGCATCCACACTGTCCATCAGGAAGTGGTGGAGTATATTCAGGATGACCTTCCCACTCATCATCACTATCCCACCATACGTGAGGCTCAAGATTGTGATGACCAAATTTGCAGCCCCAACAAGTTGAGTAGCAGATTATCATTCCTCCTCCTTCATTGCGTTGATCAACTTTTTAGCCTGCTTAAAGTCGTGTCGAGTGAGCAGACGGTTCAGCAGGTTCAATAGCTCCTCACGTGGAGGAAGCTTCGTTGTCTTCATGTGGTACATCCTAGGGTATAAAAAATGCTCTGTCAAGCCGAAGCTAAACAGAGCATTTAGTGGAGTGGATGCCGAGGGACTTGAACCCCCAGAGTCCGAAGACGATCGGGTTACAGCCGATGGCGCTGCCAATTACGCTTTAGACATCCATTGGTACCCGAGCCAGTCCCTGTCCTTCCTCATTATATAGAGGCGACTAGGGCATCGAATACATTCTCTACGAGGTGGATTTTTATTTACGTAGGACCTTTTGTCCAGCCGACGGGATTCGAACCCGCGTCACTCGGGTCACAGCCAAGTATGATAACCAACTACACTACGGCGGGGATTATTTACAACGTACGAGTACCAAGAGTTGAACTTGGGACTAGATTTTATCAGAATCTCGTGATAACCGTTTCACCACACTCGCATTATTCAAGACCAGATATGATTTCCTTTATGAATGCCTTAGGCTTAGCACCTACGACATACTTAATGATACTGCCCTTGTGGAACAAAAGCATAGTGGGTATAGATGAGATATCGTATCTCTTTGTCAGTTCTGGATTCTCATCCGCATTGACCTTTACTACATCTAGCCAGTCGTTCTCTTCTGCTATTGATTCTAGCACAGGAGCCATCATCTTGCAAGGGTTGCACCAGGTGGCCCAGAACTCTACAAAAACTGGCTTCTCAGATTCAAGTACCTCTGAGAATGTATCAGTAGTAATATCTCTCACTATTCCCTCTTTCTTTTATTCACGTATCCCAGGCAGGGCTCGAACCTGCATATCTCCTGTATATAAGACAGGGGCCGTCACCAATTTGGCTACTGGGACATTACATGCATTTAGTTGGCAGCCATTTCCCACTACAGGCGGTACTGTGTTGCTATCCCTTAGCCAACGGGGTTATGCATGAACCATACGTGGAAGATAAAGGAATCGAACCCTCAGGCTTTCACACCTGGCACGGTTTTCAAGGCCGTTTCGCACCCTGTGCGCTATCTTCCGTTATTGGATAGCTGATAAAACACTAGGGGAATCGAACCCCAGACTCTATCCGTAGTCCCCAGGACAACATTCCTGGCGCTGGTGCCTCCAGCTTTAGCTTAATATCAGGAGCGGAAGATAGGAGATTCGAACTCCTGAGGGGATGGATACCCTGCTGCCTTTCCAAGACAGTGCACTAGACCGCTATGCGAATCTTCCAAGCGGAAGGCAGAGTACTCGAAACTCCAGCCGTTAAACTGAACGGATTAGCAATCCGTCTGCCCACCTCGGGCTTACCTTCCAGAGAGCGTATAGGGAGAGTCGAACTCCTAAGTAGCAGTTTTGCAGACTGCCCCCGCGCCCTGCGAGTTAACTCTACGCGCATTAATCAATAATCACAACTTCACTGTAGCTAAGACGATATGTCTTAATCTTATCCCCATCCATCTTGGCAGTACACCAAGTTGACTCACTTCGGATAATTCTGCCTTCTTTACCGAATGCGTTACTACGAGGGTTCGTAACCTTGATCCTAGTACCTTCTTTGTTCTTACCCACAGTTTGCCTCCGTGTTTAAAGAAACTCTACTTCGGACTTCTTGTAGTAAAGCGTATCCTTGCCTATCTTAACAAGAACTTGGTCATCCAGCAAATGGACAACTACGCCTCTCTTGCCCGCATTCTTACCCACAAGAATAAGGACATGTCTGTCAGCCACTATATTTCTCCTTGTTTGAAAGTGGAGATAGGGGGAGTCGAACCCCCGCTCCTAGCTATTCCGCGTGCGGTTTCAAAGCTAGTCGAATCCAGATAATCCCCATAAATGCACAGGCACCAAGCCTCTGTGCTCCCAGGTCCACGAATAACATAACCATCTCCTAAGAGACCCTGGCCCTTACGTACCCAATGACGGAGCTGCCCCGCCTACTGCTCTTTGTAAGAGAGCTATGATCCTGTTTCACCAATCGGGCAAACACCCTTTCGGGCGATATTACTACTATATCTTAAAACAACTTAGTTGGAGTAAACATATCAGCAGGAAGAGTTTCAGACTTCACATGGTTTCCTGCCCAGGTAATATCTACTACTAGGTTACCATGGTCGTCTATATACTCGTCACTATTTGCATGAGCCTTACTATTACGTGGACCCCACAGAGAATCTCCTGCTTGAATCTCGTTGCGTTTCTTTCCGAACAAGAATCCCATCATTGCCTCCTTTTGGCGTGCGCCTGGAGGGACTCGAACCCCCAACCTAACGGGTAGAAACCGTTTGCTCTATCCTTTGAGCTACAGGCGCAGTGCCCTTTCGGGCGGTACTACCTAATCCCACCAACCGTACCAAACATACTTGGAGTCAGTGTAGATGTCAATCTCATCCCAGTCCAAATCGCTGATCAGAGCTGTGTGAAGCTGTTGCTTAACCTTACCGCGAACTGCACTGTTGGTCAAGCGCTTGTAACTCTTGTGACTGTTCCAGTTTTCTGGGTAGTACTGAAGGTATGTGTAGCAGTTCTTGTCAGCAAGCTTACCCTCATTAGTATCCGGGCGAGGATAACGAAGACGCCAACTGGAAGGAGTTGTTTCAGGTACTTCAAGAGTACACTCTACAGTCTCACTCCAACGACGGTACAAGGGTCTGATACGGGTAGTTCCCTTAGCCCAGTAGGGTTCGTACTCCTCTTCCCCGATCTGTTCCTTGAGAACTACGTTGTGGTTGTGTGTGACCCTTACAGGCCCTCTGGGATCATTGTTCTGAACCCATGTAGGACGAGTATTATAAGTGCGAGACATACCAACCTCCGATAGTGCTAGAAGTTAAGCCAGTATATCGTTACTGACGGAACGTCGATGTCCACCATTTTGTGGGGAGAAATAGTCATCGAATTTATGCAACTCCCGTACGGCTAGAGGGATTCGAACCCCCGACAACGGCTTCGTAGGCCGGTATGTTATCCTCTACACCATAGCCGTAGGACCAGTCCACCAGCCAAACTGCTCAAAGGTTTTTATCCTATGGCATTTTACGCACAGTACCTGGCATTTATCTATCTCAGCTTGAACAACCGTAATCTTAGAGGTGTGTTTAGCTGCATCACTAATGTTAAACAATTTGGTAGAAGGATCAAGATGATCAAACTCTAGCACACGTGGGTCAATTTCTCCACATTGTACACAAGGATTATTAAGTAGGTATCTCCAGATGTATTCTCGCATGATCTGTAGATATTTTAGATCATTCTTCCTAGCCTTGTCAATGTAGTATTGCTTATTAGACGTATAGTGCTCCCTGTTGTATTGATTGTGGCAGGGCTTACACATTGAACTTCTAGAAGCAAACTCACTTAAGGACTTTTCTATGTTGCACTTTCTGCATGTCTTCATGCTATTAATCATAGCATAGGTTCGTAGCTACTTCTTCAATCCTAGCAGATACTTTCTCAACTTACCAGGTGTAACCAGGTATGGTTCCCTGTCTGTCAAAGTATAACCCACTTCATCATAGTCCTCAGAAACTAGCTGAGAACAGATAAGGTGCTTTGAATCAAGGACTCTCTTGGTAACTCCTGGAGCCTTGATGTGAAAACGATACATCGAAATCGCCAGGTAGTCAAGGAAGCTGTACTTTACTCCTACTTGCCCGACTGCTCTGTTAACTATAGTAGTACGCTGGTCATCTGTCAACTGAACCAGACCTGTTGACCAGAGGATACTGCGTCCATCATACTCACTCAGTTGGGATATACAAGCCCCACCAGGTTCAGCCTCTACGATCTGACCGTTACCGATATAGATAAAGGCATGTTCATAGTTGGAGAACCCATCTCCATTCAACCACTGTCCGAAGCGTATTAACGCTCCTACACCACCAGCAATGGATACAAGTCCGAAGTCTCCTGGTAACGGAGTTACACTATCAATCATCACACTTCTCCACATGAACTCTCAAAGCCACATTAGCATCATGCTCAGTGGGAAATGGACCTTCTACATGCTTACGTTTGTCACTACACTGATGGGAGTATGCCCAACCTCTATTAGCCTTATATACCATTTTATTCTCCTTATTATACGTACCCCCCGTGGGAATCGAACCCACTACTCGACGTTTAAAAGACGCCTTGTCAACCGGAGACACTGAGGGGCATAAGGCCATTTCTGGCCCGTTTTACTTTAATCAATCTGCCAGCTAGTCTGACAGTCAGCGCAAGTACCATAATGGCCTCTAGCGCCACGAGAGACCGGTAGAATAGTTCCAAGACCACCAATAATCTTGCCTGTGAAAAGATTGGTGTTATGGTCTCCACGTCTATCTCTTGGACAGTCAACAAGTTCCCCTGTTGACCCACCAGGAGAATTCCTGGTAAGATTACGCTTTTCCTGACCATTCTTCTTGTAGTAACGCGCAGCATGGTCATTAACATCAAACGGCTTACGAGGTTCTGGCTCTTTCTTACCAAACAAACTCACGATGCAGGATTTCCCTTCTTATCAGTAAGCTGCCATGCACAGCCGCAGTCGTTACAGGTCATATACGTACCCTTGTCTCCACGAGATGTACAGAGAAGTGGGTATACCTTTGTTCCATCAGACTGCTGCTTATAACCACAAGTTATCATACCTGTGAAGAGATGGGTATTATGGTCTCGTTTGCCACTAGGACAAGGAGGACTGGAATTGAATACCGATCCACCCTTATATACAAACGCCTTAATGGTATCACCTAGAAAACTGATAGTTTGCCTCCTATAGTTTTTATATAACGAGCCTTATCAGGGAGTCGAACCCTGTCTCTCTCCGTACCAAGGAGAAGTGCTAACCATAGTCACTAATAAGGCATAACAGATTGAGTCTCTAGAGTTCCGTTTAACGGTGCCCTCTCTCTGCTTTCTTGTATGAAATCCAGCCCTGTGCTCCGGACGCTCTTTGCCCTTCATTCATACAATACGTACTCCGCCAGGGACTCGAACCCTGATCCCCAGATTAAGAGTCTGGTGCATCACCTTAATGCTTGCAGAGCATGTGAGTAGTTCTCGTAACACTACACCGTAGACGTTTACTGAAGCCGATATCTATGGTTCATGTTAATTATTGGACTCAAAGTCTTCAGTTACCGGAAATCCGTGACTCCTACTCAAAGCCATTGTGGAGCTACGGGGATTCGAACCCCGAATTCCTGCTTGCAAAACAGGCGTGTTGCCACTAACACTATAGCCCCAATGTGCCGTAAGGAGACCCCACTATCTCTGCGTGAGGTCACCAGGATGAGCCTTAGCCGAGAGATATTACGCATATCTCATCCCAGTAGGTTCCCTTACTTGCGCGCCTTACCCTTAGCGTTTGCGCTTCCCTGATGTAGTCTAGCTTAGCAGATCAGGCTCTAAGAGTCAATCTCGCCAGACCCAGCCAGATCGGTGTACTTCAGCATCACGTTCATGCTTCTCGATCTCATCTGCTGGAATTACCAGAATGTCATCCTGTAGCAGATACTGCTCCAACGTAGTATACGTATAGGTATAGCTTCCGAATATGCGTGCAGATTCGATATACTCGTTACCTTCATAGCCGCACCCACGCTCATAAGCAGTAGCTTCTCTCAAGGAGTCGCTTTGAGTAATGGAATAGTCTTCACCACAGCAAGAACACGTTACGTTATTCGGGTCATGGCCAAAACGGCTGTAGAAGACAGAGGTAGCTTGATTCTCTGGAGCCTCAATGTAGATGTACTGATATGGAGACTCCTTGGTTCCACCACCAGAATGCATATCCATAAACTGTGTCCACACCATATTGCCTCCTATATCGTGGTACGTCATTAGGTAAAAATAAACTCCACCAGTATTTCTACGGTGGAGAGGATTAAGTTAATGATAGATCGTAGCATACCGGACTCGAACCGGTGCGACGGACCAGTAACGATCCGTACTCTACCTCTGAGTTAATACTACGAGACTGAATTGACTGTCTCGACCTATCAAGCTCTCACGACTGGAATCGAACCAGTAGGGGGACGGTTTAACAGACCGTTGCAACTGCCAATAGCTGCCCCGTGAGAATAAACCCTAACCACAAGGGGAAGGGTGTGTTATCAGCTCAACAAGAGTATCAGGTACCTCTTCTCTCGTCAAGCAGCAGGGTATGTAGGGATTGAACCTACCAAGAAAGCTTTTGGAGAGCGATCTCCTCCCAGAGGATACCCTATCGCGGTTCCGTTGTGTAATCGGACAACGGTTTCCTAAAACCTGCGTAGCCCTTATCGGATTCGAACCGATACGTCACAAGGACACTGGTTCCTAAGACCAGCGCGTCTGCCAGATTCCGCCAAAAGGCCATACGTTAGCTTATTAAGTTATGGACATAATGAGAAGCTTCATAGTCTGAAGCAGAGGCATTATGTATTCCGCCATGTCCTCTATGATGCTTACTGCACAAGAACATGAAGTTCTCGTCAGATTCTACCCAAGCCCCGATTTCATCAGGATTTGAGATACCGGGAAAGTCTCTTTCAAGGTAGGTTAAGTCTACACCCTGCTGCATACTGAATTCAACATGTGCGTGGTGAAGTTCTAGTCCTCCGACACATTCTGCTGTATCCCCGCCACGTCTCAGCGCGAAATCACAAACTGCTGTGTCTACATGAGTCTTGCGGTAATGGTTAAAATCCTTGTAATGCGGATCATCTGTACGAGCTGGGTGAGCAGGAAACGCTACAGTGTAGTGCTTAGTCTCTGCTTGACTGTGTGCGTTTACTATCTTACCCATGTTGCTCCTTGTATGTCAAGTAGTCCTTGTCGGATTCGAACCGACACTGCGCAGGACTTAAATCTGCTGCCTCTACCATTGGGCTAAAGGACCATTCGCACAATCCATCTTTTCAGGGTTCAGGCTTTGTGCTGTGCTAAGTCGGGCTGCCCCTCCATTGCCCTGACTGTGGCTTGCGTTACTTAGCAGTGTACTCCAGGTCGGATTCGAACCGACAACTCTTCGTTTTTGAGACGAAGTCCTCTACCATTGGGATACTGGAGCATAAGTGACGATTCCGGATTAGCATCCGGGAGCCACTACACAGGTCTTTAGCTTTTAGTCGGTTCAATGCTGTACAAGTAGTGTACCCCGGAAGTACCTTTGTTGTAAAGCTGTCCGTGCCAGGAGTTACTGTGCAGAACCTAAAGATGGGTTTGGTAACTTATTAGTCCCATCCAACCCATCTAGTTGCTTACTTTTGCTCAGTTGCCTTGTACAACTTTACTAAAGCTGTTACAAATAACACAACTGCTGTCGCCTGGTTAAGCTGCTTTGTGGTCATGAAGCATACTCCTTTCGTTATCTAGTAGGATATACCTGCTGCGTAACGAAGTCTACGAGCATGTCTTCCTTTCCCTTTGTTCTTACTTTTGTAAGTATCTAGTTGACTGTCACAGTTAGGACAGACAAGACGAAGATTGCTCCGCCAATTATTTTCTGAATTACCGTCAATATGGTCTAACACGAAGACTATAGGAAGTTCATTCCACATAGTTCCATTTAAGCAGATACAGCATTTACTATGCTGCTCAGCAAGGATATATAGACGTATTGGATCATTCTGACTAGTACCTGGAGCTACTGAACCCTCTGCCAACCACTGATCTAACCTAGTTTTAACTCTATGCGCATTTGCACAGCTAGTAGAGCAATATTTTACTTGGATGTCATTTAACTCTTTAGTACAGTAAAAACAGCTATCGTAACGAATTTTAGTACCTAAAATCTGATTTCTTCTCACGCCTTGATTATTAACTGTTGCTGCACAAGAACGTGAACAAAATTTAGGATTTTTAGTTTGGTTTAAACATGATGGATTCTTACAAGTATTCATAGTGTAAGCATACCATATTCGAACCTAGAGCCGGTAGGGGGAATCGAACCCAACCTAAATCCGCTTTACAAGAGCGGTGCATCGCCATTATGCTTTACCGGCAAGTGCTACTATATCAGGTTAGTAGCCAACCTGTCAAACAACAGCGGAAGGAGGAACACTGTTGTCTAACTATTAGGAAGTTCCGGAAGCCGTAACAACCCAGTCTGTGATTGCATTAAGAGTAAAGTCAATAGGCTTTGCAAAAGCGTTTCCGCTTAGGTACACAGTCCAAAGACCATCTGTTCCACCAGCGCCAGGAGCTACAGGAGCCTGAACAACAGATGTAACTGTTGGATAGCCAAGACCAGTAGCTGGAACAGGCTGCACGTAGCAGTGACCGTCAGCAGCAGCTACGAAAGCAACAGCGGTTCCGACAGTCAGAGCATTTACTCTAGTTGGTGCGTTATAAGTGATTGCCATTTTTGAGCCTTTCATGAAAGAACTATATTTAGTTCGCTATAGCCCTATTATCGTATCATGAAAGGTCATTTAATTCTTAACGTACCCCCGGAGGGAATTGAACCCTCTCTTCAGGCTTGAAAGGCCAGTGTACTAACCAATATACTACGGGGACAAAAACCCTACCAGTCCCGGAGAACGGTAGGGAACAATCTCGGCAAGGGAACAGTAGTGCCTGCTTCGAATCAGGGACTGTTGGTGCCTTGCTGAGTATAAATAGTCCTTAGGGTTACCCATCCCTTAACTACACTGAATGGTTGATCACAGGCAGCTTATCTCATTTCAGCTAGCGAGACCGGATGTGGCTTCAGCTCATCCCGCAATCTCTTGAGACCTGTGAGGGTAACAAACGTACTCCGTACGGGGCTCGAACCCGTAATCTCTTCCTTGAGAGGGAAGTGACTTAACCACTTTGTCCAACGGAGCATATTACTTATTTCTTAGACTGTCTACTACTTTGCGCTGATCCCTGATCTTTGTGGTCAAGGCCTGTCGTTGTGCACTCTGCTTCACAGTACGCAATTCTTGCATCATCTCATGAAGTTTGTCAAGTGCGTCCTTGTATTCCTGACTGAAGCCCATATTACTTGTGTCTCCTCAGAAGTTCAGTATTGATCTGATCGATTTCTCGTTCAATGAACTTCTTACGTTGTTTTGACAGTCCACCCTGCTTGATGATGTCCTGTCTTAGTTTTAGATAGCCTTTTAACTGTTCACTTGTTTTAGACTCTAAGTGTTCCATGCGCCCACGACGGTATTCGAAACCGCCCTTGCAGCTTGACAGGCTACCGTGCTAACCACTACACTACGCGAGCAAAGTTGCTTTCGCAACCGATTAAGTTATTCTGGCCAGCTAATATTGGGATACTGCTCAACTGCTGTGCCATCTCGTACTATTACCCTTGACATGTCTGGAGATTCTTCTCCATGTCTCAGGACTATCAAGAAGTTGTTAGGATAAGCATATGCTAACTGCTGTAGGTCTGTCAACCAGTCATACCACTTAGCACAGTCATATCCGCTTACTTGGCCCTCATAATCTTCCCAACCAGGAGATCCCCAGCCATACTGCTTATCAGCGTTGTTGAGAACATCCTTGATATCAGGAATATCTGTATCTACTACTTCGAAAGTAGAGTAATAACCCATAGTTGCCTCCATAGATTGTAAAAGCTCCCCCACCAGGGCTCGAACCTAGACTCCGAGAGCCAAAGGCTCGTGTGCTGCCATTACACTAAAGGGGAAAAGCTCTCCAACCTGGATTCGAACCAAGTCCAGCGAATTCAGAGTCCGCGATGCTGCCGTTACACCATTGGAGAATAAGAGGGTCGCGTATTGGGACAATTCAAACCCAAGAACCAATACCACCTACTCTAGGCGGGAAACCCAGCAAGTACCGTATAGGAGACTCGAACTCCTTCGTTCACTTTGGAAGAGTGACATGCTGCCATTGAACATCAATACGGCATTATTTAATTGTTGGTGGCGGAGCTTCGGAATCGCACCGAATTAACCCAGCTTATGAGACTGGTCGAGATAACTAACCTCCCGCCCGCAGTAGCTGATGACAGAATTGAACTGTCGTTGACGGCTTATGAAACCGTTGTTCTGCCATTGAACTAATCAGCCATCGGCTTATTCAGCCATAAAACTTATACTGAGGAGCCGAACTGCGCTACCTCAATCTTCTTACCATCAATAAGCTTCTCTACCTTAGCAGAGGCCTTAACGGTATTCAAAGGCTTACGCATATCGTCTCCTTCTAGTTGTTGTAAAGTGTCCCCGACCGGGTTCGAACCGATGACCTGCGCAGCTTCAATGCGCCGCTCTACCAACTGAGCTACAGGGACAAACGAGTTACTTACTTGTATTTAGCATCGTATCTATTATGTGATTTGGTGATGTCTATACGTTGATCATAACTCTAGTTTGCGTATGTGCGTTCGTGTCGCATGACAGTTTGCACATACAAGATCACATTTAGCAACTTCTTCAAGAAGCGCCTTGATAGTACTTATCTTACCTGTTTCGGACACATTGACAAGTTTAATCTCGTCAGGTCGGTGATCGAACTGCATTACCCAATAAGGATATGCTACAGAGCAATCTAAACAGGGTTGCATATCCTTTAGCTCAAGAGTGATTCTGCGCATCTCAAGCTTTAAAGCTCTAGACCTTGCATAATACTTCTCTTTGTTAGCTTGGTAATGCTTCTTAGTGTACTCGCGTTGTTTTTCTTTAGAAAGTGTCATACTTCATTGTATCAAATCTTTGTTAGAGATTTGAACCGTCTAGATGGCAGGATTTGAACCTGCGACCGCCCGAATCCAAGTCGGGTACGCTACCAAACTGCGCTACATCTAGATTAATACTACGTCGGGCACCCGAGAATCGAACTCGGTTTATCCTGTTCCCAAAACAGGCGGATTACCATCTTCCTCGTGCCCGATAGAGAGCTGACGTTAATCAGCTCCCGTTGAAAGGAGGCAAGATCAGTATAACATCCTGCTGTCCCTAAGTCAATTACTTCTTTTCCGCGCTAGTACTATACTGATTTCCATGTTTCTGGCACAAGTATCTGACTACTCCCTTAACTGGAGCGCGCATACACGCACGTCTCTGACATCCTTTGAACCAGCACTGATCTATCAAAGGTACGTATTCATTAGTCATTACAGTACCACGGTTACTTCGTTGATGTCAACCCTACCGATAAGAAGTTCACCAGAACGAAGAGACGCTGTATGGATGCTTACCTGGTCCCTGACTGGCTCTGTGTGATCCCAGACTATGTTGTAGTGGCCCATGTTGTCAAGCAGTTGTTCTGTGACCTCCATGTGACCGCCCATGTGGTGAAGGGCTACAACAAGGAGTCTAGCCAGAAGCTGTTCCTGTGTCAAGGTCAGCTCTCCTTTGAAAGACGGGAGATGGTTTCCTTGAGGTGACCGTTGGCTTCCAGTAGCTCCTGTACGTGATTCTTTGCCACCTCTGAGGCTACTAGAGCTATCTCATCGACAAACCGTTCACTGTCAGCATCATCGGGTCTTATACGGGCAACCAGAGCTTCGTAGATATCATCGTAAATTAGATTTCTTTGCATTTAAATCTCCGGGTAATGTGCATCTTCACCAAAGGGTGCCATAACTACAAGAGCATTTTGGTTAATGTTATCGACCAGAGCCTCTAGTACTGAACGAATGTAGACGGTGATTCCCAGACCCTTCTTATCTGCTTCCTTCTTCAGTACCGCAAGAGTATCCTTGTGAAGCCGTAGGCTTCTGGATACCATCGCTGTGCTTGTGTTCTCCATATGGTTCTCCTTATTGTAAAGTTCTGTAAAAAGTAGTGTATCACAGACTTTTACCAAAGGAAACCAACAAGATCATCCTGGAACAACTACTACCAGAAGAGAAAAAGACATAAAGATCACCAGATGGATTAGTTTATTACCGGATGATAGTAACAGAAGAGTTTTATTCTACTAGTTCTATTCTTTTAGTACTAGTCTCTTCTGGTAAGTTATTTTATTCTCTTAGTAGATTAGTTTTATACTAGTAATCTTCTAGTTATTTTCTTATAGAAGTTCTTTACTATAAGATTCTATTCTCTTGGTAACTTTTTCTTCTACTAGACTTTTACTCTTCTAGTCTGTAAGCTTTTAGTCCGAAGGACTTATATACAGACTATGTCTTGTCTTTGTGTCCTGCTCGCTCCTGTCCAGCTTACCATACGGTTCCAAATCTGTAAAGTCACTTGGTAGGTTGTCATGGGGTACGTTCTCTGGTAGAGTATCCTTTAAGGGAGAACTGGTGGGGGTAACCAGCAAATAGAGAAGGTCACGTATGAAGAACTACAGCATAGCAAACATGGATATCGGTAAGAAGGGTCCATGCATGGTTCCTGGTCATCCTAAAGAGCATGTACTGGACATGGCCTGTTGGTCAACCATGCGCAGATTCCTGCACGACAATTCATTCCAGGCTTTCCTGGATGAGGTAAACAGAAAGAAGTAAGGATATGGGACGAAAGAATCAGAGTTCCTACTATTCCAAACCTATTGCACGGATACATGCTGACTTCGGTGGTATCTGTGCATTGTGCGGAAATTTTGTAGAACTCTCTGATGCGTCCCGCGACCATATAATCCCCCGCTCAAAAGGCGGGGGTAATGGCCGGGACAATATACAGCTTACTCATAAGAGCTGTAACAACCTCAAGGGTGATATAAGTTACCCTGTCGACTGGCAAGAGCAGCTTAAGCGGGATATGGTAATACCAAAGGGCTATCAATGCCGTTACTGCTCACAGGAGATAAACAAGCAGCACAAGGACTACCAGTATGTGGCAAAGGTGATCGTACAAGGAAAGATCGTAGCCCTTCATACCTGGTGCAATGAGGAGAGGATAAAATATGGAAAGCAGCTATAGACGGAGAACCTTATGAAGAAGACTAATAGAAGACCTCGTATTAAAGATCCGCTTATTCTTAACAACCCTGATGTACTTGGTTATATATGCGCCAAGTGTCAGGGAGGAATGCACAAGTTCTGTAGTGCCAAGGGTGGTAAGACTAAATTAGGCTGTGTATGTCCTGACAAGAGCCATGAGAGAAAATAATGACAGGATTCTGGGAAGACGGAAATTACGGTATGGATTTTCTGGCTGCACGAAATAAAGCAGATGCCAAGAAGGCAGAAGCGGCCAGAAAGACCAAATGGGAGATAGAAGAGGAACAGCGCAATAAGCTAGCCGCTGCTCTCTGGAAGAACGAGATGCATCCTGGCAGAGACCACTGTAGTAGCTGTTTTGGTGAGTTTGAATACGGCAGTGGCGTAATGATGGATGGCTACTGCTGTTGCAAGGACAACGGAATTACCGGAGTCGTTCAGCCACTTGACGATTATGACTATCGTGTCAAATATCCACCAGTAAATGGAAAGGTCCCCGAAATATTCGAAAAGTGGGGACCAAGAACACAGGAACGATACCTGAAGAGATTCGAAGGAGAACTAAATGAGCTGGGTAAGTAACGCTGTCGTCTTTATTCCCTGCGGGGAAAAGGACAAGGACAGGCTTGATGAAGTAAATGCCGCTCTGGTAGGACAGGGTAAATACAATCAGGAATTCATAGCATCCACTGATCTGTCTGTAGGTACAGAATGGTACGGCGGGCATAAGTGTATGGAAATGGATATGTGGGCCGCAGCATTCAACTACATAGGTCTGGAAAGAGTACTGGAAGCCCTGGAAGCGGCTGACTGGAAGTACCCACAAGGAGTTGTACTGATGTGGGCCGACCAGGAAGACACATTCTGGTCCGTACATAAGCTAGGAGAGATCAGATAATGTGCGGGATGTGCAGTGATGTCGTTGACGGATGTGACCAGGTAGAGTGCGGAGCACTACCAAGAATCAGGGAAGACGGAACTCGTAGAAACCACTATATGCGCTGGTTCACCTTTGATGATGTCTTCTGCAAGCACAAAGAAGAGAAATACGGAACCACTAATCCCAGTCTTGCCAGCCATGTTGAAATAGAGCACGACTGGGATACCGAAGACATAGATTATTCAGAGGCAGTAGGTAATCCTCTTATCTGTGATGACTTGTGCATTATGAACGGATGGTACAAGGTAATAGAAGTAAAGAATGTTGTCGAAGCACTGAGAAGGAGCAATAATGGAGCCTAATCCGATACTGCTACTGGACGTTGACGGGCCATTAAATCCATTCGCGGCCAAGGCTACACAGAGACCAGATGGCTATGAGACCCACAGAATGCGCCCTAATGGCTTTCTTATGCAGAATGCACTTAGAGTATGGCTTAATCCTCTGCACGGTGAGAAGCTCCTGAACCTCGGCTACGACCTTGTATGGGCAACCATGTGGGAAGACGAAGCCAATGAGTGGATCGCGCCGCATATAGGCCTTCCTGAGCTTCCTTTCATCAGTTTCAAGCACGCCAGCTGGTACGACAGGGACGGTCTGTACGTCAAGACGAAGACTATTGCCAGTTTCATGAACGAAGAGTATGCTGGGGTACCGTTCATCTGGGTTGATGACGAGACAACTGCTGCTGATACCAACTATCTGAGGCAGAACTGTCCTGTAAGGTCAAAGATTTTCACTATCAACCCGAGAATTGGGCTAATGGACCGAGATTTTGATGAAATCCGAGTATACAAGGCAAAACTAATGAGATGGAGCAGCTAAAATGAAGTTTTTCAAGTCAAAAGACGAGTGTCCACCCGGTTATACGATTCTATGTGTGGACAATCCCGTTGCCAATACAACCAGATACCAGATTCTCTTCAAGGGAAAAGATACAGGATGGTCTGGTACTGATGTGAATGCTGCTTTGCGTGAGGCTAAGAAGATGGCAAGAAATAAGTAACTAACAGACTAGATAAGGAGAGCCAAAAATGGGATTCAACAACTGGCTCAAGACAAGAGGAGCCTGTCCACCAGGTTATGAGATAAAATACCTGGCCAACGACAGTGCAGGAAGGACCGAATACCGTATCTTCTTCAAGGGGAAAGACACAGGCTGGGCAGGATTGGATGAAAAGGTAGCTATTCGTGCTATGAAGGACATGGCAAGAAACAACAAGTTCAAGTAATCATGGCCAAAGAGAACCTGGACATGGCGTATAAGGGCTACCGTATCTACTACGGTGGTCCTATATACGGAATCTGTGTAAATAATCCCCAAGGTATCCGCGTAGTCATCGATACCAATGTAAGAACTGCCAAGATACTCATCAAGGCCTTTATAAAGGAGGGTAAATGACTGGGGAATCTGCGATATGAGATATACGTACGACACAGAATTCATTGACGATGGTGAGCGTATTGAATTACTGAGTATCGGTATTGTCGCTGAAGACGGTAGAGAATACTATGCTGTAACCAGTGATCCAAAAGTTATTGATAGAGCATGGCGTACCCTGAGCGGAGGAGAGTACTGGTTGAGAAAGAATGTACTGAACAGTTTTCCGATCAAGCAGGGACCAATTACCTTTACGCAGAACAATTGGGCACCGAACGACTCCCATCCCGACTGGGATAAAAGACGTACCCGAGAAGAAATGGCCAGAGAAGTCACCACCTTCCTCAGATATGAGACAGACATTGAACTTTGGGCATGGTATGCAGCATATGACCACGTTGCTTTTTCCCAGTTGTTCGGGAAGATGATTGACCTTCCTCTCGGCTTTCCCATGTACACCAATGACATAAAGCAGGAGCACAGAAGACTGGGCTATCCAAGAATTCCAGAACAGGCTCAGGGGGCACACAACGCCCTGGAAGACGCCAGATGGAACATGGATACCCTGCACTACCTAGAGGCCCTAGAAAGCCCCAAAGAATCGGTTCTAGCGGCAAATCCTAAGAGAACGAGAGTCTGGTAGATGGAGGATATCTATGGCTAAAGACGGACACAGACCAAAACGTATGAAGAGCAACGCAGGTACCGACAACGTCAAGACAACATGTGAGCACTGCATCAATGGTGACCACCACAGGTGTACCAGCACTTCCACAAGGGGAATGGTGAAATGCCTGTGTGCCAATTTCTACCACAAGCTGTATGAGGAGTAGCCATGGAGGAAGCTGCGCTATGAAGGAGACTTCATCGTGAAAGGCAAGAAGCACAATCCTTCCAATACAGTAAAAGACATATGGAGATGCCAGAACTGTCTTAAGGAAAAGCACCAGCACTGTCTGCGCTATGACAAAGGCTTCCCCTGTTACTGCATGGTCAACAATCATCTACTGGCCCATAAATAAACGGAGGAGGTATTATATGGCTCCATTCAAAAAAGGTCAGATACAGGTGGAGTCATTCGAGACCTCCGACAAAGCCTGGAGAGCCCTTACCAAGAAATATGCAGAACTACTCAATACTCCTAGATACAAGGATGCAAAAGCAGCCGGATATACATTGGGAGTAATAAAGTCAAAAGGACTCTACTGGGTCGTGGTTAATCCACCTAGGTAGAAAGAAGCTCTCTTTCCTTATACAAGGATTGAGGGCTTCTTTTATTTCAGATACTACCTTATATTCAGGATACTATTTCGTTCCTTCGTCACGAAAATAGATACTATATAGATTTTATAGATACTGTACTACATAGGAGTCCCTAATCATAATCGGAAAACAGATACTACCCCTTATTTCAGATACTTACCTTGTACAGATCACCATTTCATAATCGGGAAACCAGGCAGGTACCCATTCTGCCCACTAACTTTTAAAGGTGGGGGTACGAATTCATTACATTCATTGGTCGAACTATGTCATATTATTACGCTGAGTAATGGCATTCACAACTTATTCACATCTATTTGATTCAAACACGGGTTATTAGGGGTAACATGAACAACAGGTGAACAGAATTATATACAGAGAGTAATAATTAGCCCTATGGATAACCATTTATAGCCCTTGAATGGCCATAATCAGGGGATACTAGGGTGAATTGGTTGACAAAGGGAGAGGGGTGTGTCCTGGTATTGGGTACCAGAGGGTTTGTCAATAGTTGGTGCTGTACTGTTTAGTCACATCACGCTGTGTTATTCGGACATAAGGTGTGGTTTGGTGTCTATGGGATATGTGCAGATGCATTGATCAGACCATCGCAGGTGAGAGTATGTGCCAGTAGTGGTCTAGTCCTCATAGGTACATTGGTCTAGTCATCTACGCACAGTGAAAATCGTCTGTACAGCCCTGTGAGAGGTGAGCTGGATAGAGAGGACGTTGAGTACCAAAGGATCATGTTAGAGGGGCCAAAGAATGGATTCATGGCCATACTTGTGAGTACTCTTGTCTCTCTATGTATCTATGGTGTATATCGCTACGCTCTCCTGCGCTTCGCTTGGCCCCGAAATTTCCTGAGGGGAGTGTGTTGGGTCACAGGTGTGCATCGGCATAACGGACATACAGGGATAGTATGGGCGCGTAGCCACTAGCTTTGGTATCGAGTTGGTAACATCCTGGGATGAGGCTTTGACACGCTTCCCTACGTAGACAAGTGTGTGTCTCGCAAGGCAGCGGGGCGAACGGGAGACAGGCTGTAGCGGCCGGTTGAACGGATCGCACGACCCGCTGAGAGTCGCCAACTGAATAGCTCGCCATTCCTCACCGAACGGGCAGGGGCCGGATTAGCGACCGGTCAGCCCTTAGTAGGTCCCCGTGGTGAGTGGAGATCAAATGCTTAGTTCGATGCAACTTCCCGCATATGATGCGCGTCATTGTGTGTGGGTTGTTGGACCTAGCTAGGGAGAGACCATGAGCAACAAAGCAGAGCGCAAGGCAATCGAGCGGCAGATCATCAACAATTACAAGGACATGAAGCTGATCCTCAAAGAGGCAGGCATGTCGCTTGACACCGACTGGAGTTACTGGCCGTTGGGTGCAAAGTGCGTTCACGCTGCCTATGCGGCACTGGGAATCGGTGTGGCATACAACCTGGGCATGGGTCAGTACAGCTATGACAGGTGCGAGCGTGTCATCAACGGACTCCAATACAGTACGGAGCTGATCTGATCATGATCCTTGTTGAACTGACCAGGGAACAGCGCAAGTTCATCGCAGAGGCCACTCAGACCCGTATGGATGCCATTCTGGCGAAGGACAGCAACGCATGGACCACAAGCGAGTATGCGGAGCTGGAAAGCCTTATGACGCAGTTGTATGTGGACTGCGCCGAATAGTACTGACCTAGACCCGAAACGCTCTGTATGGAGCGTCTAGCCCTAGTGGAGGGCTACTGACGATGGGTCGTCAGGGAACAGAGGAGACAGACCATGATCTACACCAGCAAGCACATCGGCGACAATGGCAGCAAGTCCAAGGTTCACGCGATGCCCGATGACAGTGTTGACGGGCACAAGGCGAAGTGCGGTCGCAAGGTGCAGTGGCTCAACAATGGTCTGTATGGCACTGACCATGAGATCACCTGTCTCCCCTGCATCAAGGTCATGGAGCGTGAGGAGCGTAAGGCGAACACTGACAAGTTCATCGCCGAGTCGGATGCCCGCTTGGCTGCTGCGGGTATTAGCACTGAGGGAGAGAACATGCGCATTGTCGGCATTCAGAACTACAGCGGTGAGAACGTGTTCACCTGTACCAACTGTGTTGCCAGTAGCTCATGGGCACGGGATGTGTTCATGGGTGAGGATGTCGTGTGCTGCACATGTGGTGAGATGCTCGGTTATGCGGCTGATTTCAGCGCCGCGATTCGGGAGGACAAGGGTCGCAAGCTTGTTGCTGAAGAGGACCGTTGGTACATGCTGGACAAGGCTCATGGAGAGGCACTGAAGATGAACAGTGATCTGTACATGCTGGCGCTGGCAGAGCGTCATGAGACCATCACGGACAACCGGCTTTACCACACTCCGCTGAATCGCTGGGAATACCACATTCGCGGCCTGTACGTCTCTCTGCAAGCCATTCCGGTTATCGACTGGGTTTGCTACAGGGTGACTAAGTCGGGCAATCCCAGTAAGTCATACGAGACATACGACCTTGTGGACGCCATTGCCACGTATGAGGCCATGATCGGTGAGCACATGCACTGGCTTGAGGTCGACAGGCTTGACCGTGAGTGGCACTACTCGCACTAGACAGACTTACCCCTTCCCTGCCTCTGAGCGGCGTTCTGAGCGCTTCTCAGGGGATGGGTGGGAGTATGTCCCAACTGTGTTGTTCGATCTTGTTAGGAGACAACTGTGTCCCTCTACACTGTCCGCTCGCGTGTCAGCCTCACTGGTAAGCCCATTCTGTCCAGCAAAATGGATGAGCAGGACCCTGCCAACATGCCCGTGCCGCTCGAATTCAAGAGTGCGATGGAAATGCTGCACTGGTCACTAGCTAATGGTGTATTCGGTCGTGAGTTCTACGCCAATCGCTCTCCCCGCACTCCTGAGGAGATCCGTCTCCGTGATGGAGGGGACGAATGGCGTGCCTATCGGGTAAGCGGTGACTGGCCTAAGTGGGAGCTGACCAACGAGAACTATGACGCCATGGTGAGTGCTGCCAAGCGTTACCGTGCGATCCTCCACTACTTCCGCGAGATTGAGCCTGAGTGGACGTACGTGGAAACCATTCACTACGCGGACAACAGCACCATGGTTTACGAGATCAATCGCAATGGACAGATGCGCTCGCACATGACTGTCTCTCCGCACGGTGACATCTGCTAGTAACAGAACTCTTTGGGCATTCTCAGACTCTCTGAGTGTGTCCATGGGGGATTGTTGCCCCGACCCTGTTTCAACGTCGCAGAGGAGCACACAGCCATGAACAACGCTGCCGCATTCCGCATGCTTGAGGGACGTCTCTCCGCACATGTCCAGCGGTTCAACGGCTATGACGTGAGCGCCAATGACTCCGATGAGCAGTATTTCCTTACCACGGAGAAACTGGCACTTGCCAAGGCTGCATTGGAGAGTGCCCCGGCATTCAAGGTCACGACGCTTGCCCGTTCGTTGGGTGATATCTACCGGACTGTCAAGCACAGCATGAGCGCTGCTGACCTCAAGCGCTGGAATGAGATCAATGAGACGTTGGAAGCTCTCTCGGACAAGTACGAGGGATAGCAGCGGAAACGTCAGCCAAGACAGCACAACAACACACAGCCGTCATGAAAGGACACCTCATGTCTGTCACCACGCTCGCTGCCGAGGAACTCACCGCCATGCTGTCCAGGATGACCTATTCCATGATCGGCAAGGGAAAGGCTATCCACCTGTCCAAGGCAGGAACCACCATGTGTGGCAAGTCTGTGGACCTGTACACAGTGAATCCGGCAGACTACCCCGCTTATGACATCTGCAAGCGGTGCATGGTCACTGCTGAGAAGAACTACCGCATGGAGCGCAAGATTTCCTACGGTGTCATGCGTGACCAGGAATTGGACCGTATGACCTACGGTGGAAAGCCTTTCACTAAGGCTGAAGAGAACGCTGCAATTGAGGACGCGATGCAGTATGCGGGAAGGACTACGAATGCAAATATCGCCATTCTCACCGCAGACGGATTCGTTGAGTGCACTCCCGAAATTCTGGAGAGCGCGCTGAATGGGCTTGTCACACCTAAGCGTGCCTGCGAGTGCTGCGGTACGGAGACAGAAGACTTCGGCGCTCCTGAGGTACTCATGTGTGAGCCGTGTGAGGAGCGCCACTGTGAGGCTGATGGACAGTGCTCCTCCGGTGATGCTGATTGGGACCCTGAGATTCAGGTGATGCGTCAGTTGTTCCCTGAGTATTCCGATGAGCAGATTCGGGAGATTCTCGACCGTCCCGAATTCTCTTACCCGAATGAGAACGACTATGAGGATGCAGATGCATTCGAGTCGGGAATTCGGAATGCGAATGACACAGCGCGGGAAGAGGGATTCGCTATCTCTTCCCCTGAGTGGCTGGACTGCTTTCAGCGTTCCTATGAGTCCATGCACATTGAGAATGAGGACCGACGCATCAATGCCGCATTTGAGGCAGAACAAGATGCCGAATTGACTGCACTTGACGCTGAGTACGACCGTCAGCAGCACAACCCCATGGATGAGCGGCACGAGGAATATCTTGTGACCTATCCCTACATGGTTGGGGAGAATCTCGTGTACGCGTGCTGTGAGTCCGAAATCGGTCCTGTCTGTGAGCATCTGCGTGATGTGTCTGAGGAGTGGCACGTATTCGCCATGGGTGAATGGCACTCCATGATGTACGAGGGTTACGCGCCGATCTGCATTCTCATTGACGGTATTTACCAGGATGTTGATTATCGTCATCACGCTGGCGATTGCAACAACATGTGTGTCCTGGGTGATGAGACTCCGATGGAAGACACCATGAATGCTCCCGAAATGGTGGAGGCGCGTCTGTCCATTGAGGTTGACGGAATCACGGTTGATCTCGGATTCCACACATTCGAGATTCCCCCGCTGTGTGAGAAGTCCATTGCGACTCTCTACGGAGAGAAGTATGGGGAATGGAAGCGTCCCGGCATCGTTGAGTGGGATGACGTGCTGACTGTCACAGAGCAGTACGCACTTTAGAACGCCCGTAACAGCCCCTCTGCCGCTTGTACAGGGTGGAGGGGTCCCGTTGGTCCAACCACACAGTTTGATCTTGTCAGAGAGGCATACAATGCAGTTCATCGTTACGGCACACCCTGAGGCATTCACTGATGTTGATGCCGCGCAGCAGTTCGCCGCGAATTTGGTCCGGGACACAGGAGAGACTCTCTATGTCCTTCCTGTCGGTAATCGGATGCCAGGTTTCAAGGTTGAGAACGTCGGAATCATGGTGACGTTGGAAGAGGGAGAGGAGACTGAGCAGACAGAGCAGGAATGGCAAAAGGAATTCGCCTCTGCTCTGGCAGTCGATATGAAGTTTGGTGGTGTGCCCAAGGCACGTGCTGTCAGGCTTTACCGTGATGCATTCCATTGCAGCCTTGCAGAGTCGCTTATGGCGATTGACATTGCAATCGGGGAACTGAATGCAGGAGAGGACATCTGATGGATGAACAGGACTATTGGGACAGCGTCCATGCCGAACAGGACGATAACGATTATTGGGGTGAGATGGACGCTGAAGCGGTATACGCAGAGGAAATGGAAATGCTGAATCGTCACGTTGCCAATTGCACAAAGGCAGAACGTGACGAATACTGCAAGATCTGCATGGAGTACTGACATGTGGAATATGTGTACATGTAGGTCTCGCCGAATTCGTGGGTGGCGAAGTGTCCGTTGCTCCTACTTGGCTGACCATGTCCAGAGAAGCAAGTGGCACTGCGACAACACAAATACTGGCTACATTTGGCTAGTGCGAAAGAGATAGAACAGATCTGTATGCCTTTAGGGGTGCTGTAGGGCTTTCTGAGAGCCTCGCAGCATCTCTATGGACAGACAGTCCAGCCATAGCCTGAAACAGCCTGAGAGGGGCCGTTGTGTTCGTTCTGATGTTCATCTCGTCATTCAGCTTGGCCAGTGCTTACTACATCGGCCGTAACCACGGAAGGCAGGGGAAATGAATCCAGTACTGGAGTCTGTCCTGTATTACCTGGGCGCATGTGCAGTGACAGCGATCCTGTGGATTATCGGTGTGGCTCTGATCAAGAGGAGCGGGAAATGAATGCGTGGATTTACGACGGATTCAAAGACCAGTATTTCTATGTGTGGGAGGGATTCACTGGCTACGTACGTGAGAACCCTGATCACACGTGGTCTGCCTGTGTGTGGTTGGGTGACGAGAAGATCAGCCTCAGCCATCCCAAAGAGTCCATGACAGAGGCCATGGTGTACGCTGGTGATGCCATGTGGGATTGGCAGAGCCAGTCTGAGAGGATGATGTCTCGGCTGTACGTCTGACCAGCAGAGTTGACCAGAAGATGAAAGTTTGGTAGTCTCTGGTATGTCGAAGCATTACCGTCGAAAAGCAGTTAAGTACTAAAAAACAAGATAGAGAGTTAGGGTTAAATGACTAAACCTTAACTCTCTATTTCTGTTTATCTTTTCTTTTAAATTAAGAGAAAAACTCTTAATTTAAATCAGAGGGTAAATAGGAGGAGAAAAGATGTATTCCTGTTACATTCATTACGATAGTGGAAGAACCTCTAAACTGACTGAAATTGACAAGTTGGATGTTGATAAGATTATCTACAGTAAAGAGAACACTCAAATCATCACACAGCATTCTCCCAATGGAGATATAACTGTTATTGATATGAGTAAGGTTTACCTGATTGAATTTCTCTGGGAGGAAAAGAAGTAGTGAAAAACTATAAGGTAAAGATTTATCTTAGTGATTTCTCTTTTACCATAACAGCAACCCTTAGTACAGAAGGAATAAGCCAACTACTTGATGCCATTTACAGTAACAGGACTAGTAAATGGAGAAAGAAGACAACCTTTACTGTTACATCCTCTGGTAGTGATCCCAGTTTTTCATTTCCTCTGGCAAATGTTTGTCTGATTGAGTTCTCTGAAGTTGTTGAAGGAGAGAAGTAATGAGTACTGAAATTCCTGAGATTCCGTCATTTCCTCTGGATTTGAACGAATTCGAGATAGCAACTCTGTTGGATGCTCTTATTGAGTATCGCAATAAGGTTGGTTATGAGGAAGAGAGCAAGTACAACTACCGGGTACTCAGGCTATACACTAAGGTTCGTAAGTTCCGTCGACTGACTCGTGAAATGGAAACTAATGAAAATGGGTGACATTCCTGTTCCTCTGGTTCTCACAAGGGATCAGATCAGGTTGATCCGTGGTGCTCTGTTTGTCATCAATGACTCCTGCTTTAATTGGACCGTTGATATTGTCAAGGACATTGCAGAGGTTGTTGAACTGATCGATCATGCCGAAGACAGGGCAACAATCAACAACGCCAAGTTGGTAAAGCCTACACTCTGGCAAGAGATCATTGACTCACTCGCTTAGCCCTACCGCTAGACCCTAAAGACCCTCTAGAACGGCTAGAAATGGCCTCTAGAGGGTCTTTGGCGTTACGGGTGGACTCCAGGACCAACTGAGGTCTGTGAGGCTCTCAGAGAGGCCGTAGAATCAGTTTGGTTCAGGACTTGACCTCCCTGCGGTCGGCAGGTAGTGTTCTGGTTGTAGGGAAGAACACGGCGGGACAGAGAGTCTAGTAACACTTTGTTCTAGTGGCTGCTTACCTTCTACAGGGACTGGCTAAATACCTCTCTGTAGCGGGTAAGGAACTACTAGTGGAGGAGTAGTAATGCAGATTGTCTATCGCAACAAGGTTGACCACGTCTCGCATGATGTGGTTGACTCTCAGGTATGGCACTGGGAAGAGGGTGGAGAGATCATCTCTGACGCTGTTGCTCAGACTATTGCGTCATGGTGGCACTATCCAAGCTCTCCGAACAGCACTGCACTCAGTACGATGGGTGCTGTGACTGTGGACATGCACATCAGGGATTTTGCTGATGTAGGTGAGTATCTGTCGGCAGGCGAAGCGGACGCTCTTGAACTTGACGCGCTTGAGGCATACATTGTCTCAAAGCAGGATGACGAGTAATTCGGTTGAATTTCCTATTAGGGATATCTTAGGAATTCCTAATAGGTTATTCGGTGAATTACCGACAAAGATATGAGGAGAATTATGTCTTACGAAAGTGCATCTGTCATTAGTGCTGCTGAGTATCTTGACGAGTACTGCGAATTCGGTAACTGGCGCGATAAGGTCAACCTCAAGACTCTGCGTATGTCTAGTATGACTGACTGCATTCTGGGCCAGGTTTACGGTGACTACAACGTGGCTGAGGCTGTTCTTAATCGGGCCTCTAGTGATGACGAGTGGGACAACGTTTCGGAGGCTTTCGAGTCTTTCCAGGATGCATGGATTGAGTATCTGAAGCCTTTCCAGAAGGATTACCTTGTCACGGGTTCTGAGTGGATTTATCAGAACATCAATGGACAGAATCCTGTTCGGCTGCATCACACTGTCATGCTTGGAACTGTTAATTATGTAGTGTTCTCGCATGTGGGCCAGGAAATGCAGATTAGGACTGAGGCTGCTTTCCGCAAGACTTTCAAGCCTAAGCCTGAGATTGTCTACGTTGAGGGACAGCTTTATATTGGTAAGGACAAGGCTGTGCTTATGTATGGTGCCAAGATTTACTATGGCAAGCCAGGATTCTACTACCTCAATGACACTCTCTACGGTAGTCTAGAGTACTTTGAGAAGGAGCATGGTCCTCTTAAGCCCATTGAGGCAGTGAAGAATGACGGTAAGCCTGTTATTGCCAAGATTGGTTAATTGCACCTGAGTTGTCATAGGAAATCACTTCGTTGTGCGGAGTGTGTTCCTATGATTTCTCTGGCCCAATTAATCAGGGAGAATAATGAGAATCAGCATGGAAATTCCCGATACCCTTGTTACTGTGGCAGATGTCACGAATCACAAGGGAAATCCTGAGAGCATCATTGCAGTACTGGGTATTCCTCTCCTGTATTTCAATGGTGCTGGAGAGCGTAAGTACAACGAGGCAAATCCTGAGTATGACTGGCGCAGGGATAACAGTGATTGGGAGGAGCACGTGAAGTATGTGCTTGCCCGAACCATCACAAAGCTTTTGTTGGCAGATGAGACTATAGCTGATAACTTTCAGCTTGAACCCGTATGCGGTCGGGAGATCAGCTACAATCCGTCGATTGAGTATGTTCGAGAGGACAACAACTGATGTACAAGTTCACTGCTCAGGACATGGATCAGCTTTGCTCCAATGGCGCGAATTGGGGAGAATGGGCACGCGTTCAGCAGGATGAGGATGGACGCTGGGATGTCATGGGAGAGACTGGTGAGGAAATCAACTACGATTTCAAGCACGCTCACTGGCTTGAGGACAATTGGGCGAATGTTGTGCTTGCCAAGATGTTTCTTGATCAGGAGGGTTACACCTATCAAGTTCTCTACGACAATGCAGACAACACTTCGGGGTGGTGGTTTGAGAGGCTGCACCACGTCTCAGAGCGCATCTCAGCCACTGCGGAGGGTCGGGTGGCACTCTTGGAGCTTGCAGAGATGCTGAGGCGTCAGAACACCGGTTACGTGATTCTGACGGACTTCTCTCGCATCCGTTGACAACGGACTAGGAACCAGCTAGGTTGAGGTTATGGAAGAGATCGCAGTACGTGAGTACAGGATTTGGCTTGAGACTGGTGACCTCATGGGTTGCGCCAGTATCTATAAGCGTCGTGCATGGTGGACTGTAGAACTTGATCCGTTCTTGCATACTGAGAAAGTCAGGACTAAGGGCTTCCGCAGTGAGTCCGAAGCTGATAGCTTTGCACAGGAAACAGCCGAGAGGTACATGGCTGAGGCTATCGAGTGGGAGCGTGAGCACTGCAAGGAAATGGACTGTGAAGATGACCATGACTATGCAGAGTCCTACAGTATTCAGATAGTTGAGAGCTAGAAAGCTTTACTGATTCAGGGCTTGAAATCCTTGGATCGGTATGGTTTCCTAGACACAGGAAACAGACCAGAGGGAGTTAAGATGACTGAGCTTGAAATGATGACGCGCGTTGCTGTTCACCCGCTTGTCGTTAAGTACCGTGGCATGGTTGATGCCTATCGGAAGCGCATGGTTGAGCAGTACGGTGAGGGTTTCGATGGAGAGTGGACTGACGTGCATACTCCGGACAACCGTGGATTCACTGTCATGACTGAGGCACAGCGTGCTGAGTACAACAGTCTCCATGAGCGCACTGCGCGTGTCCGCGCCTCTGTCCGTCGCACTCTGTTCCCCACTTCCTAATAACGTCTTAGAAAGGCATTCTCATGGATTTCACTACCTTTCCCCGATCTGACTCTGCCTACTCCGTTGTCATTAAGCGGGGAGAGCTTGAGTATGTGAGCTTCGGAAGTGTCTTCAATCTGACTAAGCGTGCGGCTGGACAGTTGACCCGTTCGCTTGCTAAGGTGGACACGCGGTACAAGAGCGCAAGGGTTCTCAAGAACACTACGGTTCGAAAGGCTGGTTTGCTCTAATGCGTGGCAAGTATCAGAGTGTAAAGAAGCGCAAGGCAAAGCTTTACCAGGGTCGGCAGCACGACTTTGACAAGGAGTATCGCCAGACCGGAAGGCGACGCTTCGTGGACCCTAAGTACGTTCACATGACGCACAGTGACTTGGAAAGTGTAGACCTTACTAGTTGACTTTTCTCCGACACAGGCTATAGGTTGGTCTGTGTCAGGGGATGGAACACCTAGTCAGAAGGAGCAAGGAATGTCCCACAAGTTTGAGAACGAGTTTGCTGAGGCTCTGTATGAGCGAAGCCTCAACGGTTTTCATGATGACAGTCTCGGTGACTGTGTCGACTTCGGTTGGTACGGTCTGTTCCTCAAGGACCACGCGATTCTCAGCGAGAACAACCACGGTTTTGTCACTGTCTCCCGCTTTGACAGTGCTGAGGCAACCGAGGACGCGTGGGATGAGCTGACCGGAGAGTATGAAGAGTTTGAGGATGAAGCGGAAGAGTCCTTTTATGAGGGTTACGGTCAGTATGATGATGACACTTACGACAATGACTCTGATCTGATGAATGAGTACTGAGAACTAGTGGCTTGACGCACAAAGTGCTCTAGTGGCTTGACAGGGTCAGCCTGCCTGTGTAGGTTGGTCCTATCAGGTTCCTAGCTAAGTAGGAGCCAAGACAGAGAGGCAAGACTATGGCTGCACGCAAGGCTGTTTCTGCTCCCACGCTTGACACTGACGTTCTGGTCAAGCTCTTTCAGATCGTTGAGTCCTTTGACTCGACTGAGGAGAATCCCACTGGCACGACTGAGATTGCAGAGGAGAATGGCACGACTCCGACTGACACGTTCAACCTGCTGGGTATGCTGGCAGATGCGGAATTGATTGACTCTGTTGGTCGTGGTCTGACTGCTGAGTGGTTCATCAGTGTCCCTGATGTCTCTACTGAGAATGCTGAGAGTGTGGCACGAGAGGCTCTGACCAACTTCACTCCTGAGACTCCGAAGCCTGCCACTAAGGCCATTCCTAAGCCTGAGAAGGCTATCGAGTCTGTGACTGGCCTTACTCGTGAGCAGGTGGCTGAGGAGGTCAAGACTGTTCAGGTCGAGATTCCTCAGAATGATGTGAACTTCCCTACTCTCATCAGTGAGCTTCGCAAGGTACGTGAGAATGCTACGAATGACCCGACTGGCTATGTTGTGCCCGATGAGGTTATTCTTCCGCCGCTTCCCAGTGGTGTGAATGAGAATACGTGGGATCTCGCCCACAATGCATTCAGCACCAATGCACGTGACACGTTTACTGCCCGACTGTTTTGGATGGAGCGGGCACGGGATCAGTTCGTTGCCTAGTCAGCTTTAATCGTCTACCGGAAACGGTAGGCGGTTATGGCCTACTAGTTGGAGGAAGTAAATGCGTTCTGGTGATGGTTTCGCTCTTGGTTTTCTCGCACTATTCCTTATCGTAATGACTGGTCTCATTTCTGGTGAGGTGACTCATGAGAATGACCAGCACACAGCATTCAAGCTGAAGTGTGGTCAGTCGAATGGAACAGTGACAGAGACTCGCAACACTGATTTCTGTTTCAATGGCAATGTCCTTCTGTTCAAGATGGACTACTGAGGAGAGAAATGCGTAAGTGGACTTTTGGTGACTGGGTAGTATTTGCAGGATTACCTTCGTTAGTAGCAGCCTTTATTGTCCTATGTGTGTATTCGGCTATCACGGATACACATGCATTGGATAAGCAGTATAAGCAGCAACAGAAGCAAGAGCAGCAGTTCGCCAATACCTTCTATCAGCAGTGTATGAAGGCACATGGTGTCTATGATGTTGGCAGCAATGGTTACATCTGCTTTGGGGACGGTTCGATTCTATTCCAGAGCGGTTTCTCACAGGATTTGAGTCCGAAGGGATAGAAATGATTAAAACGCTAGGTGTAAACTTTTGGGTGTACATTCTCATTGCGATTGCTGCCATAACAGGGATATCGAATGAGGCCCTAAATGTTATTACTACGAATGAGCAGTACTCAGTAATGCACAAGGCTTGTGACATGGTTCATGGAACAGTCATTGAGGACCATATGTGCGTGCTGAATGGTAAGCCAATCTTCGTCAACTGAAACAAAGAATCCCCTCATTACTCTTTAACCGGAGTTGTGAGGGGATTTCTGTGTGTCATGGTGGAAGCTCTGAGAGGCTGTGTATGGCTGTGGGATATCAGGGTCAGTCTCCTTGTCCAGTGAGGTGACGAGAGGCTGTGAGAGGTGCCTTCTAGCCCTTTCCTGCCCCATGGTTGAACTCATGGGTGTGTATGGCTATCGCTTGGATCTGCTTACGGGCAGTCTCCTTGCTCTGAGGATGCTTACTGAATGTCTTGTCGGTTCCCTTATGGGCCGCCTTGTATCCTCCGGAAACCTTACGAATTTCGTATGGCATTCGGACTATCCTTTCTGACAATTGGCTGTTGAACCCGTTGTAGGGCTCTGTGAGACGCTGTTAGAGGTCGGTTGGGGTGTTGTGTCCAACTGGCCACGAAAGGCACTCACAGACAGCGTTATGGCCACTGCTGCGACTATGGAGAGACCAGCGCTAGTGCATGTGCGCTTGTCCCAAATACGTTGAGGGGGCATTTAAATTCTCCTGTAAACGACAATAAGGCTACTCACCATTTTACTCTGGTGAGTAGCCTTACCGTTATATTGAGTTACAGGTACTCAGGAAGCTCATCAAAAGTGATGGTAACCTTATCTCCCTCAGTGTAAGTACGGTACCGGTTACTGTCGTCAAGAACATTGATTGCGCCCCACTGGTCAGGAGCATAAGCGTCGGACTCCGCAGTATAAGTTCCCTTGGAATCCTGCACAGTGTCACCCTTGCGAATATCAGTGGGAGACTGACCGGTATACGTGGAAAGCATTGTAAAACCTTTCGTAATGGAGACCAGCCACTCAGCCAGCCATACCTACCGCCCGATTTCTCGGGAGATAAGTAAAGCTATCTGAATACTAGCTGAACATGTACCATGTGCCATTGAGGTAGGTCACAGACATTCCCTCATTCGCCTGAATGTTGTCCAGCGTGGCATCCCAGTCAATCTGAAGAATGGAAGGAAGGGACTCCAGACGACGAAACTCAGACTGGCCGAAGTACTTACCCGGAACCTCTTCATACAGGTTGGTAAGTTCCATTATCTCAAAGTACTCTTGCGCAATCTCAGCCTTGCTGTCACCCTCATAGCGAATGGCGTCTTCCCAGTCACTGAGGTTCCTGAGCCCGTTTTCCTGAACAAAGGCCAGGATAGAACCTGTCTGGTGATCCTCTGCACAGAGAATTTCGAACAACTCCAGAGCATCATCAAACGTGACACTACCGGAAACAACCTCATGCTGCCAAAAGTCGTCATAGTGGACGACAATGGAGACAATTTCCCAACCTGCCCGCTCAGCAGTAGCAGAGATACCCTCAAGAACGAAGGTGGTATCGTGCTCCTCATACAGGTCAACAGAGTGAAAGATCGGACCGTCAAAGTCAGTCTTGCAAACAGTGACAGAAATGTGGTCGAAAGACATTTTCATTCTCCCTTTTGCTTCCCCTTTAGGAAGCTAACACCACTCTCCCACAGTGTGAAGAATGATGCAAGCCCACTACAGTGTTACTAGTCGGTCAGAACGAGAGTCGGGAAGTAGAAGATGGTATCGAATCCCATACTGTCAGTACTGACAGTGTCTGCAATCTCAGCGGCTGCCTGAGTGGTGTAGATAGGGTCATTCTCCTCATCCTGAACTCGCACAGCCTCATCAAAAGCCAGCAGGAACAGAGCAAACTGAGACAGACTACCGATCACTCCAGGACAACTCTTGCCGTACATTCCCCGACCGCTGTAGTCCTCACGAACATCCATGTAGGACTCTTCAGCAACCTCAAGAAACAACTGCCGGTCAATCTCGATCATTCTGTTTCCCTCTCGTTCGGTGCGATGAGTAGAACTCTAGTTGCTCCGACCGGAGCTGTCAAGTCTGCGGAAGTTGTCATCTCTTGATGTCTCTGCACACTGCCTACCATCAGGCTTTTTGTGCCAGTGCGGAGAGACGTTATGATTACCGCAGTACTGACATTCATCAAGTAGCGGCAAAGCCTTCTGGCCACCCCTGTATACATAGGCACTTGTCGGTGCACCATAACTGGACAGTCCAGAGCTTGCCCGCGAACCTCCAGAACGGGCCATGCTCTGATAACTTGTTCGCTTCGTATAATCCATGTCTGTATCTAAGCATGGACAGAGCACAGCGTCAAGCGGTACTTCTAAGGTGTGTACTTGGCTGTTGCACCTATACTGGCACCGAAGTTCATGACGTGCTTGGAAGGGGCTAGATAGGCGGTCTGACGTGTGCTGAATGCTGTTGCGTGGGTTGCTGCCTGTGCGGCTCCCGGAGTGCTTGCCAGAGCTGTCTGAAGCTTCGTAGTGGCGTCTGCTACACTGACGCAGGCAATGATCTGAGGATCGCCGTATTCCTGATGGGAGGCGTAGCCAGTAGTGGACTGCGCAGTAACGCGAGTGTTGTAGATCGTTAGAGTAGGCATGAATCTTCCTGTCGTTGAGGTTGACTTGTGCTTACTAGTGTACTAGAGTCTGTACCAGCAAGACGTCAGCGTGTCCCTCCGCTTCTGAGGTGACAAGATGTTGTAAACCAAGCCTGCAATTTTTTAGTTGTCCTATTTGTCTGAAATGAGAAAATGATGTATGACATTGTAATGTTCTCAGCAGTTATGGCAGCAGCGGACAGGTTCCGGGAAACTTATGGATATGTGGATTTTCTGGGCCTGTTCAAAGAAGATCAGCATGAGTCAATAACAGACATCCTGTATGAGTTTGGTTATGTGGAACATTACTGGACTACACGAATGGATTCTAACCATACGGGTAATCCCAGTATAAAATGGACAGACAGAATAAAAGAAAACTGAATAGAAAAAGCCAACCATTATCACTAAGATTCTGGTTGGCTTTTTCGTTATATTATGGGCTAATTTCCGATTAAGAGTTCGTCCCAATTAATGTTTCCGAGGTTCTGTCTTGCAACGAATACAGCTTCAAGAATCAGGTGAAGAGTATCGATCTCTTCTCCGCCGAGAATAATATCCACAATAGCGTCGTCATCCTCGTAGGATATCGATACAGTTTCCATATCTGCTGAGAGTGTGATTCCTGAATCAAAATCGGCTACCAGAGTATCACCAGTAGTAATCTGCTCAACCATGTCATCAAAGATATCTAGCACAGGAAACCTTCCCCGAAACATACCATGCAATCCGCATCCTCATACTTGTCCATTCCTGTTCCATAACAGCTCTGGCACTTCTGCCCCTCTTCTGTGTCGTACCAATCGGCAGACCAGTTGTCATAATCGCTGATGTCGTAGTCAAAGACTTTCTCTTCCTCGGACTCTTTACGTCGTGCGACTACTTCTCTAAGAATTTTGATACTCATAGTTACTACTCTTACCTGTCTTCCCAAACAACGGCGTCAATAACATTCTCGTCAAAACCTAGCTGCTTAGCCGCATCCTCTACAGGAACAGCCGCAGGAAGCTCACCAAAGGAGTACTTCGTCATATCCCCGAACAGCGCGTCAAGACTATTGGCCTTACCCTGCTGCTTGGCAGTGATAGTGAGGGAATAGCCTTCCTGTTCCAGATTGTGCTTCTTTTCTATAAGCTTTCCAAGTCTGTCGATTTCCCCGGAAAGAATAGGATCTGCACCCTGTCCTTCCATATCTTCTGCGATTTTCATAAAGAAAACACGCTGAGTCTGCATAGATACCAAGGAATTCATAAGAGCTTCCACTTGTTCCCTGGTCTCTATCTGAATAGGGATGTCATAGGCACAAGTACTGTTCTCTTCAAACATAGGACACTTGGAGGCAAGGAAGCAAGTATCGCAGACACGCATACTCTCACTGCGGATCTTTACCTTGGGGACAAGCACATCTTCCAGTTCACCAGTAACCTTATTTTTTATCTTGTCCGTGGAATAGTCGAAATCAAGCACTGGAATAACGAGTTTTCTAGAAGGATCTCTAGGTATAGTAGTTGGTGCTCTATTCGGCACCCTTTCTACGACACCACCAACATCGTCATAGTCATTTTCCGTAAACTCCTCATCGGAGGTTTGCATTGGTACAGTTACTCCTCTAGTGTTTTTGGCATTAATACTGTTAACCAGTTGTGACCAGGACCACAGAGACAGTCTCAGTAACTCTTTAGGGTCCTTGTTCTGAAGCTTGTCATGGTCGAATCCGGCAGCCAGAATAACTGACCGTTCCTTCTTCAGAGCCTGGTCTCTCATACTACTGGGATATCTCTTCAACTGCTTGTGGGACCAGACGATTGTATCACCATATTTTTGAGGAGTAATCCAAGAAGTGGATGATACAGACTCCCATTTTACTGTTTGCATAATATCAGGCTTGGTCATACTCAGTCCATGGAGACCTATTCCTGAGTTTGCCATACGGTTAAGGAGAGGGACGAGATCCCTCCCGTTGAGATCAGTTTGAAGAACTCCGACACGTCCAAAACGTTCTCCAAGTTCATGGAGACTATCCAGTCCTGTGTCTCCGTGCCAGATCGGTAATACTTTGTCGAATAACTGATCTCTCCAGCTATCCCTGTTCGACTCAATATATCCAGCACCGAGTTGATATGAGTCGAACTCTGAGAAGTATTCAATTCGATCGATATTTGAAGAAACCCACTGATAATACTGATTTCCGAGTGCTCTGACGTCATCGTTGCTGTATTTGCCTTCCTTGGCATTGTTAAGTGTCTGGCACCCTGAATCAACGAATATATTCAGGGTGCTGTCGAATTTTTTGTCAAGTTGCCAGAGATTTTTAACTCTCTGATGCATACCCATGAAATTAAGGGAGACATCTTTCACATTCATTTCCAGCATCAGATTACTATATGTCGGAAGGTGCAATCCCTGGTAGTACAGCTTCATTTACTGGCCTCTTGCTCTGTTTCTCATTTCCATAGCAGACTGCTCAAGCATTGATCCCATTGCCCCGATTCCTGATCCCTTTACGTTACGAGATCCTACAGTGAATTCATTGGGTCTGCCAGGTGTGCTGTTGGATGCCGTTAGATGGGGCAGAATGGCACTACTGGAGCCCGCAGGATGGCTGTGGGTAGGAAAGGGACTGTTGTCCTTTGTAGACGTGTCAGAGAACTGTAGAGAGCTTCTGGCAGGAGCAGTATGAACAGGTGCAGAAGGTGAATTCTCAATACGATTTACCTGAAATGGATTCGTAGACGGCTTAGGTGCAGATGTAGGCGTATTCGGTACTTCTGAAACAGAGGAGAACTTAGGTGATGCGTGTGTCTCAGAAGAACGGAACATATTAGCGGGTGGGGAAGTATGTGTCTCTGCACTACTGAATTGTGGTGAAAGATGCACATTAGGACTATTAGTAGGCATAGCCGGTGCAAATGGATGAGCACCAGAAGCCTGTGAAGTTCTAGGACCAGCAAAAGGAGTCTTTCCGGATGCCTGAGTTGTTCTGGTAGTAGGGGTTTCTCCAGCAGCTCTCGCCTGACGTCTTGCTCTACCTGCCGCAGCAGCATTCTCACCTAGTGGTCCAGTTCCAGGAGGAGCTGAGGACATGGTTCTAGGGAACTGAGTAGGCTGTCCTGGATTTGTCGGAGCATTCTGCTTTGCCTTTACTGCTCTTCTAGTCTGTGCCTGTAGCTTCTTGGCACCACCAGCGAATACATTGTGGCTGAACTGGGAACCGACAACGTGGATAGCATGAAGATTGGGAATAACGTTAACCATAGTTCTCCTTAGAAGATTTCTTTCAGTCTAGTGTCCGTTGCTCTTGCCTCTTGCTGTCTGACCTTTTCAGTCAGTAGTTCACTCCAAGGAGTTGGTTCACTAGAGAATCCTGGTCTGTGCTCAGGATGCATATATTGTGGATGGATGAACAGGAATGATGGAATTCCTGCCTTCAGCAGAGCAGCAGCAACCTCTGTATTGGACTCGAATACCAGAGTAAGAGGACCGTTCTTTCTCAGTCTGCCAATCTGGGCTAGTCTTCGGGAAGGAGTATCCTCAGGATCAGCTACATCCCAGTAGATTTCATTGACATGATCAGTGAGACTATTTGTGAGAAGCCAGTACTGTACCTTCTCCTTTGCCGCGCTGTCTATAATCAAGGATACTCTGTGGTCCTTGACAAGTGACTTGTATAGTAGAAGGCCAGGGATAATCAAAGACTGGTCATTCGGCTGTCTCAGTACTCCTTCCACTACTATGGCTACGTGGTTACTCCATGTCTCAGCCATTATTCTTCTTCCACTAGCATATAATTTAGCCTATATATAGGCAAATCATAGAAAATAATAATAATGTGAGAATTGCCCCCATGTGTATTAACCTCTTTTATTTCATGTACAGTTCCTTTTACTGGCCCATCTGTACCTTCCATCCAGATAGTATCTCCGACTGAAACATTAGCTTTTTCTCTTGCAGTTGCGGGTCTATAGTTCATATTATGCTCCATTTATTATCTCGTTAAGTGTTGTTATTAATCCATCTGCCTTGGATTTTTGCCACTGATAGTTATAGAAGTCGCTATAACCTCCACCATTGGACTGGAAAGCAGCCTTACGGCCAGTATGAATACTATCGTATAAGGACTGTGCCTCAGCCTTTATGTGGTTAACATGAGTCTGCGCGTTAATGTATCTAGGACTGTTAGGCATAGACATAGATCTATCGCTGTTAATAGAGTTGTATCTATCGGATAAAGTCTTGACCAGCAGTTTGTTATCGTTAGCCTGTCTCTCGAACTCCTCCGGAAAATTAGTCTCAGGAGTCTTAGGAGGCTTAGTGGTCCATTCATCAAGGGTTATATTATAAGCAGCATAAGGTCTTATGTTAGTTATACCGTTAGCTCTGTTATCAACCATAGGATTAAGGAAGAAGGTAACTTCATAAGCCTGGTAGGAATAATACTCATCGCTGAACTCTATATGAGAGGTCTTAGGCCATAAGCTTATTCTAAGGTCGTTATCTATACACTCAGCTATCTCTTCCCTTGACATATAAGAGTAGTTAGGATTAGATTCAAGGAACTTGTCGTAGTCTATCCCGAACAGGACATCAAGATCCCCGTTACCACGATCTGCGCTCCATTGATAAGAGATTCCAGAGCCAGCCAGCCATACCATAGTCCAAGACTCAGCATTATGGTAGTGATAATCAAGATAGTCCAGTAGAAGAAGGTTGAGGCGTGTGCGTACATCAGGCTTTAGGTGCTCTCCATCAAAGAGGTGTGGGTCAAGGGTCTGGGAAGGCTTGCTGAAATATCCGGATTGGCCCGGCGAAATATTTATCATAGTCGTATAGTATCCTAAAAACTAAAGGAAGGGAATCCCTGCTGCTTAAAGCATACTAGGGATTCCCTTCCTTATTGTATTACTTAGACCTTTGCAGGAACAGCCTTCAGAGCAGTTTCTACAGCGGCCACAATCTGTGCAACTACTGCTGGGTCCAGCTTGTCAAGAATAGACTTCAGCTCAGTCTGTAGAGAGTTGACTACGGACTGCATATTACCTGTTCCAGGGAGCGGCACAAAGCTGAATACCTTCTGTAGTAAGTAGAAGTCAGCAAAAGCTAATCCGTCGCGTACTGGCTGAGATGTCATTCCCTTGAGAACTCCATCAATAATGTCCTGCTTGTCCTGTGGGGTCACAATATCCTCCGGAGGTATGATAACGGGTGGTATAACAACTGGCGGGGTAACTACTGGTGCAAAAGACGCTACCCATGTCTTGAGTGCTGCTGCATTTGCGAAGTTACCGTAGTCCTTGTCAACTCCGCCTGCTCCATACTGGTGGAACTTCCATGCTGCCTTGATTCCTGGGGAACCAGCAGGTAGACCAGCAGTAGCAATCCACAGGAAGTCACCTGTGTGTCCTGTAGTGTCTACGTTGTACCAGTAATCAGTATTACAGTACATACCTACTGGATTGTGAGGAAGCTTTGTCTTGAGGTATCTCAGGAACTCTTCCTTGTATGCTAACTGCTCAGCCTTTGATACAGAAGTATTGTTGGCATCGTAGCCTTCCCAGTCAAGGACGACCATTTCACCTGGCTTAATCTTTGCCTGTGAAAGGAAGTAGTCTACCTCAGCATCAGCATTGTTGTGCATATGCGGATAGTGGTACTTTCCTAATACAGCTCCAGCAGATAATGCATCAGTAGCCTGTGATTCCCAGTAAGGATTTACATAGGACTCACCTTCAGTAATCTTAATAAAGACAAAAGCCATTCCTTTTGCAGCGGGCCAGGAGCCTTGATAGCTCGCCCAATCGACCCCATATATTCCCATGTGTCTCCTTAGTTGTTACGTAGCTTGGCCGGATCAATAACAGACATCAGCTTCTGATTCTCGGCAGCAGCTCTCATCTGCTGTGCCTGCTGATTCATGGCCATAACAGTATGGAATGCTGCCTGCTGTGCTGTACAACCACTCATCACTGCGGCACTTCCACCGAGGATGTCATCCAAAGTAGCGGCTCTCTCAGGGATAAGGTTGTGCTGGTCGAAATCATGTAGTGCCAGCCATTGTCCAGATGTGTCCTGTACTACTAGAAATGCGGTAGTAACAGACTTTCCTTCAGCTTCGTTCTGAGCCTGTAGTTCCTCAAAAGCCTTCTGCTGACGAAGTTCTTCCAGATCAATTGTCATTTATGTTCTCCGTATTAATTGTCTTGTTTATCTTGCGGTGCATGAGTATGTGACTTGCTGCCATTGGGTACGCCCAGATGAATGATGCTTCCAGATTTGCGAATACATTACTGGTCTGGTAGATAAGTATCCACAATACCACAGCAGCATAGGCTATGTCTATAACCATTCCGAATGGTGAGAAGTATTTCTTCATTACTTTCCTAGTTCATTTTTGACACTGATGTGGTACGGGCAATATTCACACGCGAAAACTCGCTTCACCTTCGTGTCATCGTATGTAGGAAGACCTGCCTTGTTTCTCTCACGAGAAGTGTTGGGCTTGATCTCCTTGGAAGAACTCAAGTAGTCATTGCACTTAGGCTGGGTATTTGACTTGTATGCAGGCTGGTTGTGTCTGTTCCAGCACTCCAGAGCATCCTGCTTGAACTGGTTCTGTACATCGTAGAATTCCTGGTCGAATCCAGTCTTGCCCATTCCCTCAAGAAGCTTTGCTCTAATACCCTTGTTGTATTCAGGGTCCTTCCAGTGACGAGTTGGAGCAAAGGCAAGTCCACACCACTCAAGAACGAATCTGTCCTCAAAAGAAGGGTGGCGACGAAGGTGTGTCTCTAATACATGCCCAATTCGTGGATCATTGTCTGCGTCATCCGGATCATAGTTAGGGATTTCGTCAATAGTCTGACACACATGGCAAAAAACAAGACCAGTCTTATTAACGTTCTTATCCTTGTAGGGATCAAACGTATCAGTCATATAGTTCTCCAGTTAGTAGTTCCTGTAACTTATTCATGGTAACAGAAAATAGCCCCCTAAGCCAACTGGCTCAAGAGGCTATCCCTATTGTATTACAGCTCGCCCTTTACGTGAGGAATACAGAGCATCTGACCGACATAGATAAGATTGGGATCTGTGATAACACGAGAATTTATGTTGTAAATCTGCTGCCAGGTAATCAGAGGACCATCAGCGCGGGCAATACTGGTAAGAGTATCTCCGGACTTCACAACATAAGGATCTTCCCAGTCAGTGCACTCGTAGTTGTTCTTGAAGGTAGTTGCCTTGTTGACAAGCTTAGGAGTGACAGACTTCTTAGACGGCTTGTACGGCTTTGTAACGGCCTGAGAATGCTTGTGGGTACTTGGAGTACTGTTGGAGCTGTAAGAGCGTCCAGACCCTGCCTGAGCCCCGCATACAGGCCAGTTTGAAAGGGACATGTGAGAAGCAACTGCGATCTGTTCGGATTCAGAGGCTAGATCGGCACGGGAAGCATACTGGCCACCACCTTCAGCAATCCAAGTAGACTCAGAGAACTGAAGGCCACCATAGTACCCATTGCCTGTATTGATATGCCAGTTACCACCGGACTCACACTGTGCAATCGCATTCCAGTTGATGGAAGATGCATGTGCGGAAGTTGGAGCGGCAACAGAAACAGTTGCGGCAGCGGCAATACCAAGAGCAATCTTACTGAACGTATTCATTAGTTAATTCTCCCGAAGTAGATGTCTGTTCCATTCCACCATGAGCCGTAGACAGGCTCAATTCTTACTCGCGCACCTGTATGAGGTGCAGCAATCATAAGGGAACGCCAAGCTCCCTGGTACCAGTGAACTCCGATGTAGATTCCGACATGGTATATGTCACGTGAACCATAACCGTAGAATACAAGGTCGCCTACACGTCGATTGTTGTAGGAAATCTTTTGGGACTGGTTGTACTGACTCTGTGCAGTGCGGGAGATGTTGTAATCCCCTGCATGGCGATAAGAATAGTACACAAGACCAGAACAGTCAAACTGGTAGGGTCCGGCAGCTCCATATCTGTACCAGTCACCTATCTTGGTGTGGGCTATGTTCATAGCTCTGACCTCAAGTGGAGCAGTACTTGCTGAGGCTGTTCCTGCAAGAGGCAGTAGAGCCAACAGAGCTGAGACGAGAAGTAACGCTGAACGCTTGGTAAGTTTGCCAGACATGAATAGTCCGATCGGTAGACAATAGGGACCGCCATTACAGACGAACAATTAATGTCCGGATTCTGTAACAACGGTCCCTAGACTAGCAGTGCTTCAGACGCTGTGTCAACTGCCGTACTGTGGTACCTGTACTACCAAGTCTCACCGAGTATAGAGGAATCTTCCAATCTCTCCAACTTATTAGGCTGTGACCATGGCTTTGGTGTGTAGGAATTCTGTCCTGGTACCTCAAGCATTCTAGGCTCTCCAATACCGTAGTACGGTAGGCTGAGAGCTTGTCTTGTGATGTAGGTTGACTCTGAATTCATAGGTGAGCCCTCGGAATCAGGGCGAATCTTCTTGTACTTACCATCTGTGGCCCCCTCTATAAGAGAGCCATTCATACTTCTTAGTTGAGGATATGCCATTATTGTGCCTTCTTAGGTCGACCGGCTGATTTCTTATTCAGGGTATTAGGTACCACAGGTGGCTTGTATGCCTTTGGTGCAGCTACCTTTTTTGGATTTGTAGGTGTGCCGACAGTTCTCTTGTCTGTGGACTTTCTTGTTGCTGCTACAGCTCTCTTTACGGGCATCTTCGCAGCAGTTTTCTTTTCTGCCATTATTTCTCCGATTATAGTTGAGCCAATGAAGGATAGCTGGAACCAGCATAGCCGCTCTCAGTACCTGAGAAGTCACCGAACTGGGCTGAGAAGGAGTCATCCACTACAAGAATGTCAGCTATTCCCGGTGGAGTTCTGTCATACCCGAATCTATTGGGTGTCTTACCTATATTCGGAATAGGAGGTCTTCTATTTGCTGCTTCCGCTGTAGCGTTGTCCAGTAGCTGCTGACTTACAAGTTGTTCCTGCATGGACTGGAAAGGACGAGTCCAGTTGTAGATGGTCTCGTTGTCCTGCTGACGCTTATCAGGGTTATAGTTGGTATTCTGTCTTTCCATAACTAAACTGACCTTCCTGATCCGGATGCTGACCAACCTGGGAGATTGACTGCTGCGTGGTACTGTCTTAGCTCTGGGCTTACGATTTTCATCTGAGGATCATGGGTAATATTCAGCTCTCTTGCCAATTCAGCAGCCTTCTCACTAGTAATGAACTTACCTCCATGAGCAAGACGTTCCAGAGGATTACCCTCTTGTGCGAATCTCTTCGTATCGCCGTGTAAGCGCTTCTCCAGCGTTGTGAACGGAGTCAGGTCGTCAGGCCAGAAGTAGTCCTGTGCGCCGATTCTAGAGCCCTTGTGGACCCCTCTGGTGTAGCTTCTGGCGTTGTTGCGGACTGTCTGAAGGAGCTTGTCCTGTCTGCGGTCAATAACAGAACCCAGATAACCGTCAGGATATTGTGCTTCAGGAGTCTTACCTGTAGCTGCGGAAATACGGGCATCCTGAATGGAGCGGAATCCTGAGATAGGGTATCCTCCACCTCCACCATACTGAGTAACAGAACCCTGCTGCCCTACTGGCGGATTGTACATTGTGTTGTTATTGCCTACATTAGGGTTCTGTGCCATTTAATCCTCCAGTGGGATTTCTAGCTTGAGAGCTATCTTTTCCAGCATTCTTTCTGACTTGAGATCAGCTTCCAGATCCAGTTCAAACTTCTCACGGTCCAGCTTCGCCTGTCTGTTCTGTGAGAACAGAATAATCGGCGCAGCATAGGAAGCCTGTAGTGAAAGCAGAAGAGTCATGAAGATAAACGGGTACTTGTCGAATTCCATGCTACTAGGAGCAAAGATATTCCACATGAACCATCCGACTATGAATACTGACATCCCACCGATGAACTTCAATGATCCGAAGAAGACAGCGAATCTGTCAGCATATGTATTTATCTTGCTATCAGTGGGATCAGTCATTAGCTGAGTGTTCTCCCATAAGTAGACTTTGCACGGAAGTTGTCTGTCCAGGAGCCACGGGAAGGCATCTGTAGAACATGCTTCTGTCCCTCAGTCGCACTAGCAGCATTTGCCTCGTACAGAGTAGCTGTTGGATGCAGGGAAGCACCCATTCTTTCATAGGAAGCTCCACGGTTCTTCTTGTCTCCTGTTCCAGGAATATCAGATCCGCCCTTACCACCTGTTCCACGTGGACGCTCTCTCCCACGTTCTGGTCTTCCGACCATCTTCAATTCTGCGGCAGAGGTTCCCATTGTTGGAAATGCCCCAGTGCTCGGTTCTGTTGATGTCATGTTATCTCCTAAGCGCCTCTGTTGTATGCAAGGCTTCTGTTTGCGGTATAAGTACTAGGGCTCTGTCCATTGATACTTCCTACAGAGGAAAGAACAGAGGATGGGGTATACCCACTAGGTGAAGAAGAAGTAGTTGTGGGATTGAAGTTCTGCTTTATATTATATGAGGAAGCGGCCCCTGTTATTCCCATTCCAGTAGCGAATTCCGCAGTTCTGGAAGAGTATCCGGAGCCGTTTCGATAGTCTGTTCCAGCCATGCGGAACTCCTAGTCTACGAGTATCTTAAATGTAAGTGCGCTGATCTCGAATCCGTCAGCCATGATGACAGTAGTGAAACCAGGTCGGCAGGACAGTACTCTTCCACGGGGACCCACATAGCTCTGCGCAATGGCAATAGCCTTCATGGACTGGTTTACTGCTGCGGCACCTACAGCGCGCAAAGTAATGTCCTTATTGTCGTAAACGTTATTGGCAATAGCAGCAGCCAGGTTAGCGGCAGATGAAGCAGACTTCACCTTAAGAAGAACGTCATTATTTTCTACCATGTTTTTCTCCAAGTTTTTATTACGATATGTATTTCTTTTGATTATACAGGGCAAAACAAAAGAGCCCACCTCCTATATTATAGGGGATGGGCTCTGTACTACGATTACTAGGAAGAATATAGCATATGGGCTAATCCATATGCGTCTGCAAGGTTGTTGTCGGTTATATCTGGGTCCCACTTCTGTACCGCTGCCACCATCTCATCCTTACTGGCTCTACCAGATCCGGTAACGTACTGCTTGAGAGTCGTTGGTGGTATTGATAGGGGCTCTGAGTGGAGGACCAATTGTGTCGTGAGCTTAACGATTCCTCCCAGTTCACCAAGCTTCTCGCGATTGAGTCTGGCTCCATAAGCGTATCCTTCCATAGCAACGGTTATTTCTGCGCCAGACGATTGGTGCATAGAAAAGAACATAAGCAGATCGTCATATATCTTTACCAGTCTCTCCGATTCTGACTTGTACTTGTTGAGAGGGTACTTCTTAAGGGTCTTCTGATGACAGTGACCTGTCTCGTCCAACACTACAAGCCCAAAACCTGAATACGACTGGTCAATGCCAATCATAAGGGCTTTGGGCTGTAATGGATTACTTTTGGGGGAACGGGATATCATTCTTGCGGATCTTCGCCATTTCTGCTGCTAGTTTTGCTAACTGTTCTGTTTCGGACTTCTTGTGCTTATTATATTCTCTTTTAGCTTCTGCTAATAGCTTATCGGATTCTTCACTCATACTATGGACCATTCTGTATTCACTCGCACACCATTTGTGGATGCCTCAAGCTTTTCCCGAACACCTGGCATGATAGGCCACTTGAATGGAACTCCTATAGGAGATGATCCACCAGAAGGGTTCCAGTTGTCCTCAATGAACTTCTGCACATCTGCTTTCTTTAGATGGACACTGTAACCATCTCGTCCCAGTGCCCTTCCTCTCTCTATTCTCTCCCACGTCTGTGCCCAGACTTCCTCTTGCACTACTGCCCCCAAATTCCCCTTACGGAGTCACAGATTCGATTGTATACCTCTGAGTCTACTACAGCCTGTCTCGGCTGTCCAATGCGTGATGCGCCTGAATTCCTCGTGTTGTAGAAACGGGAGAATTCAACAACATCATCACGATTTCTGTGTAGAGAAGTGGCGCTGCTTGCATTAAGAAGTAGCCAGTCCTGCTTCCAAATTCTTGCCATCAGTACTCCATGGGTTCGTGTTCACAACAAGTGCACCTACAAGGAATTCGGACACCCCGATTGCGGAATGCCTGAATAATCTCAGGATGGTCCATGAACAGCTCTACTGACTCGTCCTCTGTATCCCAGTCACCCTCCTGAAGTTCCCAGATCAGCTTCCCGGCAATCTGTGTAAGGGCGTCTCCTGTTACACCTACACGAATAGCTGTACTGATAACCTCATCAAAAATAGGATTAGCACTACTCCAGCCCATTACTTACCAGCCTTTCCTATAAGGAAATTCATTGCTGACTTCTCATTGTCGAATTCCGCGACAACCTCTGCCTTCTGATTGTAAACTACATGTTTACCACCAGGCTTGTGTATGATCTTCCACCCTTTGAGATAGTGCGTGTATCCATAATCCGGCATTACTTATTCCCCTTAGCCCAGAAATCCTTACAAATCTTGGAACAGTAAGGAAACCACTTAGTGACAACAGGGTTTCCACATAGACATATCATCGGCCGATTAGCTTTCCACAAGCCTTATTCGGGCACTGAACAGCTGTTCCTGCCTTGGTTCCACAACTGGCACACCTTTTCGGCAGGATCTTAATAAAACTCATTCCCATATCTCCTCTACATATAGTTTCTTTCGGACAGCCATGTCCACAGTCATTTTCGTACCTCGGTTTCCCGCTCCGTGTAGAAAGAAGGCTAGCACCAGATCCGGCATCTCGTCAACCATGGCTTGGTTCCTGATCGCGTAGTCCTTAGGGTAAAGCTCTGTACGCCCATCTGAGGGCCTAGGAGGGAAGGCACGTACATTCCATCCAGCACCATGCCCGTAGGCCGCACAATAGGCATCCACGCCCCCTACAGGGCACTCTCCGTGCAGCAGCTCAACCTTTAAACCTGCATCTCTGAATTTATCCAGATAAAAGAAAATAGCCTGCATCTTTGATGCAGGCCAGTCTCTAGATCCGGTTATTAGGATCTTCACTTCTTTTTCTTATGCCTTCCCTTGACAGGAATAATCTTTCCACCCATACCATCAATAGTACGAATGTTTATCTCCAACTGTATCTCTTCATCAGTAGGAATTCGACCCAGTCGCTGAGTAAGTTCCTTTACTACTTCTTCTCTGTCAGTTGTCATGCTGCCTCTTTATTTCAATGGCCGCATGGTGGGGACAAAGGACCATACCCTTCTGCCTTGTCTTTGGATTGACAGCATAAGATATGAACTCAAGGTCGGTACCAGTGTTCTTACATCTAGGGTACTCACAGGCTTCGGTACCCTTATTGTCTCTTGCACGTCGTCCAGCCATTACCAGACCTCCAAGACCATAAAGGTTTCTTGACCCGTCTCCTTGAGGTACTCCAGTTCTTCTGTATCATCTTCTCCTATACAGGCAAGCTCTCCATCGATATTCTCGTACATGGTCTGAATAGCTGCACCATGTGCGTAATGAAGATCATTTACTTCGTCATCAGGAGAGATGGTTACCAGAGTTTCAGGAGAGAGCTTTGATAGGATTTCCATAAGTTCTGCAACAGTCATCATTTCTACCAATTCACCTCTACAAGGTACCTTCCAGCAGGAATCTTT